CGCAGAACGATGGGTTAACGGTGAGGCAACCGCCGAGGAGTGCAAGCGTGCTGCCGCCGCGGCCATCGAAGCTGCCAACGCCTACTACGCCTACGCCCCCGCTGACCCCGCCGCCTACTACGTCGAGGCCTACGCTGCCAATGCCGCCCATGACGTCGCCTTCGCCGCCTACACAGCCCACAAAGTCTACGCCGCCGACGACTTCTTCCCCGACACCTACGCCGACGCTGCCAGCACCGCTGCCAAGGCTGCCTATGCCTATGCCTACGCCGACGTCCATGCCGACTACGCCTATGCCGTATCCAACGATGCCAACGCATACGCCACCGCCTACATCACCGCTTTAAATCGTGCGCGAGACTCCGAACTCAACCGTCTCTGTGGTGTGATTGCAGAGGATTTGTTCACAGGGCGTGCCGCAGAAATTCTAAAGGTCTAAAAGACTAATACGGGTTGACTGTCGGAGAACTCCTGGTTAGATGAAGGGTGTCTTCAGGAGAGAAAGGAGAGAACAAAGATGAACACCACCGGTAACATTTGTGATTGGGCCAAGGGACAGACGGATGCGTCCATGGTGCTTCGATCGATCACAAAGGATTCTCCCCGGCTGGGGATGCTTCTTGCATGCCGAGTGGCACGCGAGGCCCTTCGGTTCGTTCCTGAGGGCAATCAGCGTCCCCTCCAGGCTATCGAGGCCGCAGAACGTTTGGTGCGAGGAGAGGCAACCGAGGAGGATCGCGATCTCGTGTCGGTTTCCTACGCCGACTATTCAGCGGCCACCAAGTCCGCATTCTACGCCGCATTCGTCATCTACAGCGCTGCCCTGGTCGGCGCCGCCGACGCCGACGCCGCCTCTTCAACCGCCATTGCCGTTGCCCACGCCTACGCCGACGCCACCACCGACAAAGACACCGACGCCGACGCTTGGGAAATCGCCCGAGACTCCGAACTCAACCGTCTCTGTGGTGTAATTGCGGAGGATTTGTTCACGGGCCGGACCGCAGAAATTCTAAAGGTCTAAAAGACCAATACGGGTTGACTGTCGGAGAACTCCTGGTTAGATGAAGGTTGTCTTCAAGAGAAGAAGAAAAGGAGAAAGAAAACATGAACATCATCGCCAATGTGATCTCCACACACCCATCGGAAGAACAGAGAATGTAGACCAAATTTTGACACCCCTCAGGCGGCCTTCGGGCGCCTGGTAGCCAAGGCAATTGGCGGCGTGGCGTTCCCCCGGCGACGGCTACGACGTCGTGGGATCGTGCCGGGTGCGAGTGTTTGACACCACGTACTAAACATCTTACCATTCACAACAGAAAGGAACCACGATGAAGACGACGAAGAAGACCGCACCGCCGACGACGAAGATCACGACGAACCCAACGCACCCTCGCCCTCGCCCTCGGCCGTTCTGGACGGCCAGCGATTGCTGGCCCAACTGGGCTGAAGCCATGGACGAACTTGGTGTCCGCGCGGACACCACTGATGCTGAGCTTCGTCTGTTTGCTGAGCGTGAGGCGCCGCGAGCAGCGGCGTCGCTCGGCGTGGTGACGGATACTGAACAGTTTTACGAGGCATTCGTGGCCTACCGCGACGAGCTCCTTGAGGTGGACGAGGACTGAACTACTTCTGTCCCGCGAGGGCGGGGTGTAGGGCGCCGTCGAGGGTGCTGAGCCGATCGCCTGTGTTCAGAAAGGACATGCAGACGAAAGATGATTATAACAATTGCCGATGCTATTGACGCGCTGCCGCCGGAACAGCAAACCAAGTGGGCCAGGCTCCAGCGCGGTGTGAGAGACCCGTTCGACACAATCTCGGAGTGGACACCAGAGATCAGGCGTGCGGTCACCCACGCTTGGGCTGACTTAGCGCGCTCGCGAAGCGACGCGCGCGAGGTGCTCCTAACTATCACAGCGTGGTCGTCTCAACTTGGAGTGCTTCTTACGTGTCGTGTGGCACGTGAGGCCCTTATTTTCGTTCCCGAGGACGAGAAGCGGCCACTCCAGGCCATTGAAACAGCAGAGCGCTGGCTTCTCGGCGAGGCAACGGTGGAGGAGTGCAAGCTCGCCGCCAAGAAGGCCTTCGACGCTGCCGACTTCGATGACTCCACCAATCGCGCCGCTTTTTACGCTGCCTTCGCCGCCTCCCACGCAGCCGAAGCTGGCGCCTCCGTCATCGCAGCCTTGGTTACCCCCGCAGCCACCGACGCCATCGCCGATGCTGCTGCCTACGCTGCCGCCGCCCGCGCCGCCGCCACCGCCGACGAAGACGCTTGGAAGGACGTTCACAGCAAAGAACTCCACCGCCTCTGCGGTGTGATCGCGGAGGATTTGTTCTCAGGCCACACCGCCCAATGGATCTATAGTTCGGGGACGCTAGCGTCACGGGCGCTGGGCACAGTCGTGGGAGGCAGCACCAAACGCCCGCGTTCGAGAAGAAAGGGGAGAAAGTAGAAGCACAATGATCAAGTGTGATTGCAGAATACCTGACCGCAGAGTTGCTGCGGTAGAGTAGTAGTGTGTAAGCATTTCTTTGTCGAACACAATTGACGGACCGTACAGGACGAGATATAGATCACAAGATCTAGGGTGTTCCATGCACCTGTGGAAAAGGAGAGGCACTATGAACACCGACACAGACAACGTTGAGAATGTTCCCCAGTCCCAACCCCCACGTCGACGTGGGCGTCCCAAGGGGTCAAAGAACAAGCCCAAGGTGGCGCCCAACCCTGGGCCTCGGCCAATCTTGAATGCTGAGGGGTTCCCCAATCTCCCGGAAGGTAAGATTTGGGGACGCCCGGTGGGCAAAAAGAATTCAGGGCCTCGAAAGACTGGTACTGAACAAGAAACCCTGTCGTCAGATGCAATAGAAATACCTGTTGTTGATGAAGCCTGGTTGTCTTTTGTAGAGTGAAGTGTGCTAGAATCCAAGATATGGAATCCAAGGAAGAAGCACAGCTTTATGAAGAGATGAACAGGCTTCGAGAGAAAAATCGTCAGAAACTACTCGAAAGTCTAACGAAACCGATAAGACCGCCAAAGCCCATTCTTCCCGTGATGGAACCTTTATGGTTCCGGCGACCTTTAGCAATTTCGACAGCTATAACTGTCGTAGTTGCTTTCATTGTGGGGATTATTTTGTACACTCGATGATCGCATGAGGCTTTGCGATTACGGCATTGTCTGTTCTCAGGTAGCCACAATAGGTAGGTCAAGATGTTTCGACTTCTAGTCGTTTTGGTGGCTGTAGGAATAGCCATCTATAAAACATTGTATGTTCACGATAAGGCCTTGGAAGTTACACCATCCCAGAGAACTGAGAAGCCCATTGGGGATTTTATTACGGCTATAGTTGCCATGCAATTCCCACTTTCCTCAAAGTAAGGCCCTTACAGGGGAAGAATGTTTATGTTGCGAAATATAGACTGGAATTACTTGAACTAAGAGAATTATCATAAATCGTTCAAATTTAGTTCTTTGTAATGTTAGGGTTTTCTTGTTCAGCCTAGAAGAGTGAGTTGCTCGGTTGGGCATAACCGGAATTTTATTGCCAGATGGGGACAATCAAATGAATGACGGCAGCAATAAAGGGGGGAACAATAGCCCAAGGAGGTTTGTGGGGCTACATTCGCACAGCACCTACAGCACGTTTGATGCTATTGGACGGCCACAGGACCATATTGATTTTGCGCGGAAAAACGGGATGGATGCTTTGGCTTTAACGGACCATGGCAACATGAACGGTTTTTCACATCAGCATTTGTATGCTGAGAAACTAAGGAAAGACGGTATTAATTTCAAAGCCATCTACGGGGTGGAAGCCTATTTTGTTCCATCCCTTTCGAAGTGGAGGGAACTTTACGAGGCCCAGCGGGGGTCTGGAACCGCTGTGGCTAATAACAAGGGGAAAGAGTCTACTCCTGGGTCTTTGGAAGCGATTGGCAATGAATTGGCCAAGACAGAGGAGGAACTACAGGAGATTTCGGAGATCAAGGCTGAGGAAGCGGCCTTAGAGGATGATTCTGGCGGTACGATTGTAGAGAACGAGGAAGAGAGCAAGGGGACGAGGGCAAAGTTTCGGAATCCGTTGTATCAACGGAACCATCTTGTTCTTTTGGCAAAGAATGATGCTGGACTGAAGTCTTTGTTTCGAATTGTTTCGGATTCTGCGGCTGACGGGTTTTACCGTTATCCTAGAGTGGACTTGGACATGCTAAAGAAGCATTCCAACGGTAACATTATTGCTTTGTCGGCTTGCATTGCGGGTTATCCGGCAAAGATTGTATTTGATCATCAGAAGGAACCGGATCACAACCTGTGGGTTCCGAACGATGACAACCTAGAAGAGATCCAAGCCGAGCTTGCCTTGGCGATTGCAGAATTCCAGGAAGTTCTTGGCAAGGAGAACTACTACCTGGAGATCCAGTTCAACAGGTTGGGGGCTCAGCACCTTGTGAACCAGCATCTCATTGAGGCTTCAAAGCGTACTGGCTGTCCACTGGTGGTGACGTGTGACGCTCACTATTCAGATCCTTCTCACTGGCGGGAACGAGAAATCTACAAGATGATGGGCATGCTGCAGTTCTTGAAGCCAGAAGAAGGACGGAAGCCTCTTCCAGAGAAAGTTGAAGAACTGAAGTGTGAACTGTACCCCAAAAATGCTGAACAGGTTTGGGCCAGTTACAAGAATTACTGCCATGAGTATGGGTTCTATGACGATCAAGTCATCATGGAAGCTATTGAACGTACTCACGATATTGCACACCAGCAGATTGCGAGCAATATCCAACCAGATCGCCGGGTGAAGCTTCCGTCAATTGAGAAGATCATTGCCCAGGAGGAAATTGAGAAGCTTCGAGCCCAACTTCCCGAGTCTGAGGCAAATGACGAAGACATGGTGGCCTTCAAGGAGATCAAGAAACTAGCAATTGAAGGGTTAAAGTTCCGCAGACTCCATACGAAGCAAACCTACATTGACCGTTTGAAGTATGAACTTGAGGTCATCAAGGGACTGAAGTTTGCCAAGTATTTTTTGACCTATTATCATATAATGCGGGTTTGCAGTAAGCAAATGCTTATCGGAAATGCCCGTGGTTGTTTCCTTCCAGGGACCAGAGTGAAGATGGCTAACGGAATGATGGTTCCGATTGAATCCGTACAAATTGGAGATAAAGTGATAGATGCGTATGGCAACGTGCAGAATGTAGAGAACACTCTGACCTACGATTGCAACGAGGATGTAATTGAACTGGTGTTTGATGACGGTAAGGTTATCCGTTGTACCAAGGACCACAAGTTCTTAACCACGAATCGTGGATGGGTTCCGGCACAGGAACTAACAGAAGAAGATGATGTAAAGGACGTTGCACAGGCAATAGCGGAAGAGGCCGAGAAGAGGTGTGCAGCGCGTGAAGAACTACTGCGCCAGTTGGGGTTTGAGGAACTCACAGTTGAACAGTGTAAAAAAAACCTCGCCCTTAACATTGCGTTGCGCGAGTGGCCAAAGGAGGATTGACAGCCTTCATGCTAGGGTTAGGATGTTTTCTCCTATAAACTTTTACAAACAGTAAAGGAAGAGTGGTAAGTTCATGGCACGATTGGTAAAAAAGTCAGTGTTCCCATATAAGGGGAAGGTTCATGACCTGACCGTCTCCGAGTCTCACACTTATAGTGTCGAAGGGAAGGGCGTTCATAACTCGGCTGGGGGTTCTCTCCTGGCTTATGTTTTGAACATTACTCAAATGGACCCTATCAAACATGATCTCTTATTTGAACGGTTCTTGACTCGGAAGAAAAAGGTCTTCCCGGACATTGACTCTGATTTTGCTGATCGGGATAAGGCTGTTCATCTTCTTCAGGATTTCTTTGGAGAGGAAAATGTCATTCCTGTTAGTAACTTTGCTGCCTTGAAGCCCTTGTCTCTCATCAAGGACTTGTGCAAGCTCTACAATGTGCCCTTTGAGGTGGTGAACAGGTACACCACGACCATGATCCCCGAGGTTATGGCTGTGAAGAAGGCCGAAGCGGGTTTTGATGCCGCCCAGTACGAACTGACCTTTGAAGACCTTGCTGAGCATTCGGCTTCTTTCCAAGAATTCGCGAAGAATGTGGCCTCCAAGTTCCCCGGATTCCAGGACACCTTGGACGTGTTGTGGAAACAACAGCGAAATGTTGGAAGACATGCTGGTGGTGTGATTATCACCAACAACCCCCGAGAGGCTATGCCTCTCATCAAGGCCAAAGGCGGGCTCCAAACCCCTTGGCCAGAAGGGATTGCTGCCCGTCACCTAGAGGATTTTGGGCTTCTAAAGTTTGATGTTTTGGGACTTGGAACTTTGCGGATGTTCGAGGAAACAATTCGTCGAATTCTTCAGAAGCAGGGGAAGAAGTATGTCTCACAAGCAGACATCAACCAGTGGTTCTATCAGAACCTACATCCAGACAACAATAGCTTGGACGACCTAAAGGTCTATAAGCATGTTTATTGGGAAGGCCGATATGCAGGCATATTCCAGTTTGCAAAGGAGAATGTCCAACGGTTTATGAAGGAAATGCGGCCGACTTCTATTTTGGATATTGCCATTGCAACCTCTATCTTCCGTCCTGGTCCCATGGGGCTGGGGGCACATAACATTTACCTTGAGAACAGGAAGAACCCAAACAAAGTCCGTTACCTACATCCTGTCCTTAAGGAAGTCCTAGGCTACACAGGTGGGCTCTTGATTTTCCAAGAACAGCTCCAACTCATCGTCAACAAGCTTTCGGGTATGCACCTGGACGACACGGACAGCATCAGAAAGGCCTTCACGAAGAAGGACAAGGCCAACGCTGAGAGGCAAAAGAAGGACATTGAGGAACTCGGTAAGAAGTTTGTCCAGGACTCCATGGTTCATTCTGGAATTTCCCAGAGTGATGCCGAAGAGGTCTGGAAGGATTTCGAGAAGTGGACAGCTTACGGATTCAACAAATCCCTGCTATCTTCAACACTCGTGCAGACTTACACGAAAGAAGGCGAATTTGTGGCCACGAAACAGATTGAAGAAGTTGTAACAGGGGAGTATCTTCGTTCCAGGGATGAAGTTACGAAACAGGAAGTGTTCGTAGAGGTTAAGGCTCGCCACGATCATGGTGTCCTTGAATTGTTTGAATTCGCCTTGGATAATGGGACTGTGGTTACTTGCACGATGGATCATAAGTTTCGAGTTGCAGACGGCAGGATGTTGCCGGTATGGATGATCCTGGAACAGGGGTTGGATATCGTGGTTGATGCAACTTCAGAGGATTCCAAAGTGTCTCAATCAGCTACGTCAAGAGATTGAGGCGCATCTTCGAGCGCCTAATTCTTGTTTTGTTCAAATGGGGCTGGATGTATCATCAGGATACGGAATACCAGCTTTCAAAGCGACGATGAGGTTATTGAGTAATGGTTAAAATCGTATCTTTTAAGCCGGTCGGGAAGCATCAAGCCTATGATCTAGAGGTGGATCATCCAGATCACCAATTTTATCTAGCAAATGGAGCACTTACCTCTAATAGCCACGCCATGGCTTATGCCATCACGTCCTATCAGTGTGCATGGTTCCAGACTTATTATCCAGATGAGTGGATTGCTTCCTATTTGGACTTTGCTACGGTCGGGAAGGGCAAGAGTGCTTCTGGTGAGGATCCGAAGTCTGTGGCTTTGATGGAGGCTCGTTCTCTTGGCTACAAGGTGGGGAAGCCAGACATCAACCACTCGGAAGATAACTTCTCCATGAATTCAGAACGTGTCTTGATCCCCTCTTTCTCGGCGATTAAGGGGGTGGGGAAGGCGGCTCTGTACGAGATCAAGAGGTACAGGCCATACACTCAGCCAAGGGATCTTATTGTCAATCCAGACGGATCCTGGAGGCACAGCAAGTTCAACAAACGAACGTTTGCAAATCTGATCAAGGCAGAAGCCTTTGAAAGCATGGGACTGGTAGGTCCAGGGAAGACCTTTGCGAACTACAAGCAGATGTATACAGTTTTCATTGACAACTACGATAAACTGAAGAAAATTTCCGCACGAAAAAAGAACAATGATGTGGTTGCCGAATTGGAGGCAATTGTCAAGAATGTAGTGGCAACTGAACCCGAGGATTGGACCACGGACGAGAAGATTGTTCACTCAAAGGAACTGACTGGTCAGATTGATATGTCCTTGGTGGTAACACCCAAGATAATGGACTATTTTGCCCGCAACAAGGTTGAGTCCATTGATTCTTTTGCGGACGAGGGCAGGTTTTACTGGGCTATCATTGACAAATGCACGGTGGATACCAGTTCAACCGGCAAGCAATTTCTTCGAGTGACTTTTCATGGCGAGTCGGGAACAAAACGGCCATGCAAGGTTTGGTCTTTCAACGAGGAGACCGATTTGGTGTATGAAAAGAATGACATCATCGTCGGCAAATTCAAGAAAGACCAATTTGGTCTAAAAACCTTTCCCTCTTCCATTCAGGTTGTTGAAACGAAGGCTAGCGAGTAAAATGATTTCCACATTTTCCCTTTCGTGCTATCTTTAGGGTATGAAGGTACGTACAGGGTTTATTCCGACTGAAGTTGTTTACACTTACGCTGGTCCTGAAAAGGTCTATCAAGCCTGGGAGGGGGTTATAGAGTCAGAACACGAGCGCATTTACACTGTGGTTGTGCCTGCCATCTGTTGTGACACAGACAATAAAAAAGCAATCGCAATGGCTAAGTCATGGGCCAATGAACGTTGCTATGATTGGGATCCCAAATCCAAATCTAATGTACAAATAGCTCAGGTAGGTCAGACGACAAAGGAAAACAAGCCATTCTCCGGTCTTCGGGTTGTTAATGTAGATTTCCGAGGCTATAACAAGCCTGTCTACAGGGTAGTCACCCCTGATGGATTTTGCTTTGATATTCAAACAGATGTGTTCCTAGACACAATGAAAACAGAAGGTATTTTGCCGGGGGGACTTCTGGGTGGGAAATACCTTTGGGCCGTGGTGGAATCTGAAATGAAGCTTATCCGCAAGGGTTCAGACCTTTACACAGCCTTGCTGGAAGCCAGTTCGCGTTCCATCCTCTCTACCATCCCTTTAAAGAAATTCAAGGTTGGCACGGTTTATGAGACAAAATCCGGCGACCGTGGGTTATTTTTGGGGTTTGTAGACACTTGGAAATACGAACTTACATGGTCAAATGGAAAGAATACACGTTATAACCGTAATTTGAACAAATTCTGGAAAGCACTTGCCAAAATCTGGCTTCAGCGGCCTACGGTCACTCGTTCCTTCTTGAAGAGATACACGCTCTGGCTCATGATGCCTGTCAACATGTATATCAAGGAGAAGGAAGACCCAACTCAAAAACTTCTGGATGAAGTTATGGCCGATAAAACCCTCTCTTGTAGAATCGAATTGAACAAGAATCATGTAATGGTGAAGAAGGTAAAGGAGGGAATTGTTGTTCCGTCCAATGTGATTCAGGAAATCCGGGACAAGGCGGAAGTCACCTTTGGGATCAATCAAGCGAAAAGAAAGTTTCTTATCGCCAACAAAATCGACGGGTGGCGAGACGAATGGCTTAAGGACGAAGAAGAAGCGGCCAACGCCATGCAAATGGCGTTTCTACGCCCAACCGGGGAACCGGATCCAGTTCTGACCAACGCAGACTTGTTGAACCTACATTCCAAGTTAGGTCAAACCATAACAGCTCCCTGAATTTTCTAGTTTCCTTAGTGGAATTCTTTCCCTTCCACTGTTGGCCCTTTCGGGGGTGATCCTATTTAGGGTTATGAACAAGCAGGAAACAATTACAGAGGAACGTTTAAAGGAAGTGGCGAAGAAAGCCATTCAGGAGTCTCTACGAAAGGCAGGTGTTTCTGCAAGAACGATCAAACCGACTTTTGCTGAAAAAGCCATAGAGGCGGGGCGGAAAGTCATAAAGGAGGCATTTGTGGCGCTTCCGAAGACTTTTATTTTGAAAACCCAGTGGCTTTCGGGAAAAACAAAGACTGCTCACGAGAAGCTCTACAAGAACTATATTGACAATTTCAATGTTGCCTCTGCGAAGCTGGATACGGTGAGCCGTCAGGATGTGACAGGGCTTCGGCACCTGAAGAGAGACGAGGCTATGAACCTCAACTCTGTGAAGCTGCACGAACTGTACTTTGGGAACATCTCAGACCAACACAGTCAAATCCACAGAGATTCTCTGCCGTTTATGCGTCTTAGTCGGGACTGGGGAACATTTGAGAACTGGCAGTTCGATTTCCGGGCTGTTGCAGAAGCAGCAGGACAGGGCTGGGCCGTTCTGTACTATGAACCTTTTAATGATCGGTATGCTCACGCTATGATTGGCGGGCATACAAAGGGAGTCCCTCTTGGCGGTATTCCTATCCTGGTTCTTGACATGCACGAACATGCCTATTTTATCGACTTCCAGACTGAGAAGACTTCCTACATTAACGCAATGATGCGGGAGATCAACTGGTCTGTGGTGGAAGCTAGGATGGTCATTGCGGAAAGAGCCCAGATCAAGGACTTGTATTTGATTCGGCCCTTTGTGGACGACATTCCTACCAAGATGCTTGACAAAGCAGTCAATGTTCCTCCTATTGGGAAAGAACAAGTTTATCCTGGTGGTGTCGAACAAATACCGGTTCCTGGATCTGCTATGCAGATGCAGGTTGGTGTCCAGCAGAACAAGGTGTAACAATGAAGAGAAAGAAGACTTTGAGGCAAGTATCTCAAATGCTTTTGGAGGATGGGGCACCTATTGATCCAACGGACCCGCAACCTTTGCCGTTGGAGACACAAAATATCTCTCTAGACATGAAGGTAGACAACTACCTCATGAAATACGAAAAGGAATCCCTTCCAACTCAACAGAGTTATGCCGTTCCGGGCACAGACCTTGGGATGGCCATGGAGTTCAAGAAAGTGGCACTTCGTCTTCTTCAAGAAGCAGAAGGAGATGAACTGGCAACAGCGGGTACAGGTGCTGATCCTGTTCTTGGAGGTGCTGATGCTGGAAGTGCTGATGCTGGAGATGCTGTTCCAGCCGGTGGGGTGAGGCCTCAACCTCCAACGGTAGAAAATCCAAGATTTAACATCAGAAACTTTGCTCAGTCTGTGGCAAGACTCGTATTGAACTATGAAGGCCTCTTGGACCCTCGGACTACGATTTTGAATAGGGCCAGAGCTTACGTGGAAAAGAACTACGATGCAGGGATTGCCCGACAGATGATGGAGATCTTGGAGACACAGTTCCAACTCTCGCCAAGGGAGACGCAAGAGAACGGCGGAATTGTGGCACCGCCTGCGGCAGGTGCTTGGACTGGAATTGGGGGTGCTGGATAACGTGAAAGAGACAGAGGAAAGGAAAAGCATTCATGTGAGTCTTAACCAGTTCACATGGGTTGAGATGCGGCGAATTCTGTGGAAACACGGTCTTTCCTCCCAGATATTTTTCTCGTACCTTACAAAGCTGTTGGTCACAGGAGATAAGCGGCTACACGATTTATTGTTGGAAGCGAAAGCGGCCCAAGGGCAGTGTGATACTCCCAGCATTGTTCATACAGATGAAGATAGTCTATACAGTCTGATTGAACAGATGAGGGGAACGAAAAAACAGTAATAAACAGAAGGTGTACAATGGCAAATCATTTCAAGGGAATTGTAGGCCAATTTATTAGGAGTGCTGTTACGTTCATACAGCATGTCAGAAAGGAACTCCGCACTGTCCACCATCCATCGACTTTGATCACTGGCCAATCCAATCCTGAACTGATCCAGGCTGTAACCGAAGAACTAAAGCGCCAGAATGCCTTTATGATTCTTGGCAAGCTCCAAGACCTTGAGAAAGCCGTGTACCACCTTGCTTCAAGGCAAAAAGAATTTGCTGAACGACAGGAAATGCTGGAACAGCATGTCGTTGCTATCCATACAACCGTGGAAGAAATGCTCCATGGCATGGAAATAGTCATCGAGCAAGCCGAAGAATCCGACATGGAAGCCTGGGACTCCAAGAAAGGAACGCCAACTCTAAACTAAGGGGTTGTTGTTAACCCGGTGCTTTGCAATCCACGCTTTTTAGGGCAGGGAAAGATTAACCAGTCTTCAGGTTGTGATGGAAGTCAAGAGAAATGCCAATGTGGTTTACCAAACTTCGGAACTGGTTCAAAATAGCTGCAACATGGCTTAAGGGAAATTGGGGCCTCCTTCTTCTCCTTGCAGGGATGGTTTATACCATAATCCAGGCCAAGAACAAGTCTGCCTTGTATGATCAATTGTTGAAGGAATTTCGGAACCAGCAAGAACAGAATCGGAAAGACTTGGAAGAATTGAGAAAGATTCAACAGGAACAAATACAGAGACAAAGGGAGATTGATCAAAAATACCAAGAGGTAATCGCTAAGATTGAGAAAGACTACCGGGAACATATCCAGGCTTTGACTGCGCAAAAAGAAAGAGATCTTAGGGACATCATAGCGCGAAACCGTGATGATCCGGCTGCTATGGCCTCTGAAATCAACAGCCTCTTTGGCATACCCCTTTACGCTGTTCTATAGCGGTTTCCACCATCTTCTGGCCGCCAAACCAGACATCCCCGACAGGAGTTCCGCAGTTATGTTCCTAAAACGTGTCATTTCTTCGTTCATGTCTTTTGTCATGTGCTTTCATGTGGCATGTTCCTCCACACCTCAACGATCCACTTTTGCAAATACAAATCCAGGCTCTGGAACGTTATCCCCTGTACCTGTAACCCTCCAGGGGCTTCCAGACGCCTCTACAGTCGGCGAAGACACTTCGGATGCTGTACAGCCTCTCTCCTCTGTCCCTGGATCTAACGGTGAGGCTATTGTGCCTCTCAATCGTGGATCTGAGGCTCCCTTCAATGGCGTTCTTTTCAATGGACCTGCTGTTGCCAGGGTGGCTGTTGAATTTAGGGCCCTGCAACAACGTTGCACCCTTGACCGAGAACGAGATTTGTCTTTGTTTCGAGCCAGGTACAATGCCGACATCGCTTCTTTCCAGCTTGCCCTAAACACTCAGCTTCGTACCGACCAAGTGTTCTTGAACAGCCGAGATGCTGATATTGCTCGGCTTAATCGACTGCTTGAAGGTTACCAGCGTCAATCCAACAGTCCTCACGTCCTTGAGGGCCTGGTCTGGGCTGGTGGTGGCTTGATCATAGGTGCTCTGATTGTAGGAGGGATTGCAATTTCTATGCCTCCACGGCCATAAGGGGAAATAACGTTGAAGTGATACTTACCCGTGAAGGAAGTATCACCATGGCACTTTGGATAAAAAACACTTCAGGCAAGCCTTCTGCGAGCCTGACATTTGCGGTCATAGGGTTTTCCGTTGTAACCCTTTGGCTTTTGATTTCTATTGTGGCTAAGCTAGGTCATGTCGAGATTCGGCCATTTTCCAGTTCTGAAGCAATGGCTTACCTTACTCCTCTTCTAGCTTTGTATTTTGGACGTCGTTGGACTGACGGAAAATCGACCCTTGACAATGACCCCAATTCGGCTACAGTTGCATCTGCACAGGCAACTGTTGCAGGAACAGAAGGGGTTTCGACTTCGGAACCTCCATCGGCATCTTAATAAGACACTGGAAGGCATAAACTCCTTCCAGGAAGGAACTTTTATGTCTCTCACTGGACCATCTTGGAAAGCAGTTATCAAGAAGTATGGGCTCAACAATCGGGATCTAGAGGAGTTGGGTTCTTGGGTTCTAGTCCATTATTTTGGCGAAGGGCACCAAGGTAAATCATGGTTTCAACCTGGTCTAACGCCGGAGAAAGCCCTTCAGCATCTTGCGGATTCACCGCATAGTCCTATTACTCCTGACCAGCTTTGTGATCTCTGGAGGACGCTTCCTTCATTGAAAGCAAAGCTTGGGCGGGAAGATGCGGACAATGAACTGGAAGCTGTAAACAGGTACGTCAAACAGTCCTGCAAAGGCATTGCCACGGCCACACCCTTTAGAGGGTCCAAGCTTTCTGAAGTCTCGGACTTTTTCGGAGATATTACCCCAACCATGGTCAACAAGATCTTCATTGGGGCTGTTCAGAAAGTTAAAGAATTGACAAGGGGTCTATCTCCTGAAGAGATGGAAGATGATGACCTGAAAGCTCTGATGGATCGAATTGACATTGCGAGGGAAGAAGCGGCTGAAAGGTTCGCTGCCGCATTGAAGGCTTCCAAGGGAGATATGGAAGTCTTCTTGGAGATGCTGTTGGCAGAAAGACAAGTCTCCAAGGTTGACCTTAGGCGGGTTTCTTCAGACGAACTGAACGTCATAAAGGAAATGAGCTTGAAACTGGAACCGCTAGAGATTGAAAAGATTCTATTGACTGACATTGAGGAAGACGACAACTTTTTCTTGCTATTCCAAAATGCTGTATCGAGGAGACTGTTTCCGACCAAGGCAGGCCGCCCTAGGAAACAACAGGAACACCATGAGGACAATCCAGAAGGTGATTCAGAGTAATCGGGAACTGTCTTGGAAGCATTATAATTCTTCACAATTGCCCAGATACTTACTTTGTCCGATGGACAAAGACAACCAAGAACCTTTTGAGATTGAAGGCTGGCAAAAGTTAACCGGATGTGCTTGGAAAAAGTCCTTTCAGTTCAAATCTCCTGAAGATGCCGAAGGGTTTACCTTTGAATTGTTGGAGATAAGGCACCCGAAAACAGTGTGTCTCTGCATTTACGAGGACAGGCATTCTCACACTGTAGAAGTTTCTATCTATTGTCATTTGGGGGGGGGGGAAAGACGTAGCAATACTCGTTAGGAATATTGAAGCATCCTACGAGAAATACAGTCATGCCGATGAACCAAGATAACACCCCAATCCTTCGAGAGATGTCCGCCCGTGGTGCAACTTTGCTTCTTAGCAAAGGGGCCGAAACATTCGACCCGGACTCAATGGTGGAGGAGGCAGTTCCAAATGACGTGGCTCCCGTCAAGTCCCTTCCGCAACCATCAATTCTATCTTTGAAGATACAGCCAACTTCTTCTCCCGAACCCTTTGAAGTAGCCGGGCTACTTCAGCGAATCAACAGTGACCAAGGAGTGCTTTGGTTCGCTTTTGCCTGCCTCACGCCCATCGCTATTGAACTCTCTCACCTTGCTTTCCTCCAGGAACCTTCCTCCTTGCTGGAAACAAAGATAAAAACAGGGGAAAGTGAAGAACAATCCTGGGAGGGGGTAGAAAGGATGGTCTTGAAGTCTGTTTCTGTTTCTGACTTTGTGGGATCAACCGCTACGGTCACACTTCAATTCGTAAAATCAGCAGAACAAACGGCGTGATCGCTATTTACCCTCAGCGCCATGAACGAACACAAGAAAGAATTCCTTGATACCGAACTTGATTTCTTCAAGTACATGGATGAAATCGTGAAGTGGGAAGCAAAGAGGCAAAAGCTGCAAGAAGCTTTGAAGAAGGCAGAAGTTACCCCAAATAAAGAATATTACCTTCGCTATGGTCGGTCTCCCTATGACCGTTTTTGGATTGGACCGCAAAGGTACCGTTGAAGCCTGCAATCGTAATAAACACAGAAGAACCATGAAAAATCGCAAATTCTACCTTGAATTCCTGTTGCGCGAAGCGGTGAGGATCCTGAGGGAACAGGATCCTGCAGGCCTGGGTTCCGCTGTGCCTCCTTCGCCTGTACCACCAGCACCAGCCACCAATGCTACGCCTCCAACCGGACCACAAGCAACAGATGGAAGTCAGCTAAAACCATTTGACGTTGACCAGATGATTGAAAGGCTGAACATCATTCGAGGTGGCAGGTCTTTTGCGGATCCAGAAGTCTACGGACAGCTCACGACCTATTTCAAAGGATTGAACGATGCTGATAAAGCCGCCATTGACCGTTTTCTCCAGTCGATCAATAGGATTGTGGTCCAGGTTGACAACGTTCAAGGTACAAGCATGGGAGGCGGTGCCCAGCCGCCCATGAATCAAGGGACACCTCCTGTTGCCGCTGCAACCGCGCCAGCGATAGGTGTTCAAGCAGTTCCAGGGGCTCCAGGGGTTCCAGGAACACCAGGAGGCTTCTAATGGCTAAGAAGGGCATCCCAGCCAACTTCTTTGAGACTGTTATTCGGGAAGCCGTAAAAGAGGTTGCTACTCTGAATGAGAACATCCGGGAGGGTGTGAAGTTCAAATTTAGCGGCAAGGAATTGGAGTTTGGCAGTCCAGAACATGTGAAGGTTCTCAAGGCCTTGCTTCGTGGGATGCAAGCTCTCAGAGACTGTTACAACCCTGGTTCGGCTAACCGCCACGTTTATTCCTTGGCCTGCTTCAAACTCAAGAAACTTATTGCCAAGCACGACCGGTAAACCTTCTATGTTTTAACAGTCTTGATTTTTCACTTGCTGGGATTTATGTTTGTTTCCGAAAGGAATTCGGCCTATGGAACCAGCAAACAACGTGGAGATTAATCGTAAGGTCTTTAGGGATCTTCGTGCTCATTAAATTGTCTTCATTCAGTACGGTCCTTTTCGGGGTCTGGCTACAATTGTCCAGGTCCAACCCAAAGTTGGAAAGGGTGGTGGGACTTCACTGTTGCTTCGCTTCAAGGGACAATCGAAGCACCAGGTTCTCTCCTGGAGAGATGAAAACCTCCAGGTGATCAAACCGTTGTCATTGGAAGAGGTTGAAGCGTTCCTTCTGGAGGAGTTGGCGTGATAATCTGAAAATGATTGACAGCTTTCCTTGGGGGACGTATCTATCAGTTCACAAGGGAGTGCCATGAAGATCAAGATCAACAAAGAAATGCCACGGCGACGTTCGATCCCGGCTATCTCGCTGCGGAACTTCCACTGCACCAAGTTCCACCACAAGACCGAGAAGCGTGGTGGCACGGCCAATGAAATGGCCGAGTACATGAACGAATACATGGACGATTGCCTGGATTCCCATGATAACTTCCACCAGGAGTACGTCTGTGTGTGAAAGGGGCAAATCAGGGCGCAAGAAGAGTGTCTTGGAACCCTTCTCGAATCGTTCACTTCCAGATACCGCCTGTGCTTATTACGAAAAGGAGAACCAGTTGGTTCTCTTCTTTCCTATCACCTGTGTATCCTATCAAGTAAACATTGAAGAGATTCCACCGGGCTGGAACGAATTCGGCGAAATCATTCAGAAAGTCATCAAGGTCTGTAAAGACCTTGATCGCTTGAATGGAGAACGTTCTGGTTCCTACCATGCTTCTGTTCCCCTCACCAAAAAGGACTGGGAGTGGGTTCTAACTTTTTCCCACCATCAAAAGACAAAAACTGCTTGACGGTTTTTAGAACAGAAGTTAGCTTCATTACCCGTAAGGAGGAACAAAGAATATGACCGCCAAGGCCTACGATAACACAAAGCACTACAACGTTACCGTCACTGCGATCGTTAACAGGAACAAGACTCTTGCCGAAGATTTGTTTCAGACCGAGGTGGCCGTGACCAGCCCCAAGACTGGGAGGGTACTCCGAGGGGTCCGAATTGATTACCTCAATTCGGATAACATCTACCAGTTTGAGAATCGAGGCCCTGTCTCAGGGATTGAGACTCTCTCGAAGATTCTGAAGGGTTTCGAGACGGCTACCCGCAAGACTGGTGTTACCATGTACCACGATGAACTGACGGCGGTCTGCAAGCTCACCGCTCATGACCTCCGCTGCATTCAGCTTGCCTGGAGCGGTTGGCAAGATCGGCAGCGGGATTACGCCGACTAACCGTTCAGAGAACAAAGAGGGGGAAGAAGGGTTGAGATAATATCAAAACCCTTCTTGACGTTTAATGTGCCATGGTTAGAATGATCCTCAGGAAAGGAGAATGATATCATGATTTCCTTCATCAAATTTCTAATCAACTTGATCTACTACGTCACCGTTGGAACGGCCGGGGTCATCTTCTTTATACTCGTGTTGATCCAAATCCTTGGAGCCCTTCAATGGGCTGGCAAAATCTAAAATTAGGGAACCCTTCACAGGGTTCCAACCTGTTTCTCTGCAAAACTGGGTGTACGGTACCGCCGAACCAAAGTGCCAAACAACGGTGGGGGATCATGTTGGCTAGCCTGTCTGCAAAGGCCCTCTGAAGGCGTCTAGAGGGCATGAAGTTCAAAGATAGGGTTCTCCCTCGTTCCCACCCTTGAAGACGTCTCCATGGCCCTTTTACGTGCCTTCAGGAGGCATCGGAAGATGGTTCTAGGAAGACATTGGGTTCATGGGTTGGACCGAAGAGGAATACGAAGAAGTTGAACGGGGAAATCATGAAGGAACTCCAGAAGATCCAATGAACTCATACCGGAAAACTGGCCTCGTGGTGGTCAATCTCAACCACTGGCATGGCCCTGAGTGCATGTGCGAAACCTGTTCCACCCTGGAACACCCTTTCCACCCTTTAGACTACCGTCCTTTGATTCTGGCCGAAGCTAAACGAAGGAAATGCAAAAGAAAGTCTTGCAAGAGGCATGGGTGTGATTGTTCCTCTACCGGCAACGACGATGGTTGAGAATAAGAGGAAGGTAGGAAGATAATTTGCTTGTATTTCAGAGCACTTATCCCGGCTGGTGGAACACTACCAAGAAAGGGGGGGGGAAGAGAGAGAAAAAAGGTTAAGAGTTAAGGTTAAGTTTAAGAGTTAAAGACATAAGAGATAAGAGATATAAAATTTAAAATATAAGGTATAAGAAAGAAGAGGGAGAGAAAAGGGGGTAAAAGAGAGGGAGAGAAACAGAGAGTGTTTCCTTTCTGTGTTGGATAGGACTAATTGACAGGGGAAAGAGGTGGCGGCGGAGAAGAAGAAGAAAAAGAGGGGCGGATAAGAGAATACTTAGGGTAGCATGGCAAACACAAAAGAAGTTCTCTTTGGACCGGTGATTGATGAACAGAAGGATTACTGGCAGCGAAACCAGCTAACCCAGAGGGATGCTGTTTTGCTTGACAGGCACTTTGAAGCTCGAACCCACGGGCAGAATTTGCAAGCCAACAGCATGTCAGCTTACGCGATTCCAAAGAGTCAAAAGGTAGTTCTCAGGGAAAGTAGAGTCGGGGGAATTCCGATTATGGAGGGCGGGGCTCAAGAATGGGATAAAGCTTACATCCTAGCTCAAGCCAAGCTGGCCGCTCAAGGCGGGAATATAGCCATTCCAGATCCGTGGAATGGGAGGACTCCAGGATCTACAACAGTGGAAGTGGATGTCGGAAGGTTTCTCCAACAGCGGATGGTTTCTCAAGCTGCTGTTCCACCAATTCCAAACCAGGGGGCAATGCCTGGGCCCATGATGGCAACCGGACAACAGCATCAACAAGCTCCAACCGTATGCACTCTCCAGGAAGGTCACACCTTCTTCCAACCATTGAAGATTGAGGGCTTTGGAACCACACAACCAATGGCCAAAACCGGAGGAGTGATCAGAGGGGTTCAAGGTCGTCAGTTCCAGGTAGAGGGTCAAGTCACAGTGTATATCGTTGATGGCCTCCAAACGGTCGATCTATCGAAGATGGAACCTGGAAGGTACCGTACCCTATACCGAGTCTCTTCTCCCCTTCTTGGTACCTTCTTGGTCCCGCAAGAGGCAATCCAGGAGATGGGTGGAGGCGTGGGTGGTGGGAGACAGTTGTTGATTGATTCAGGACAAGGGCATCGGTTGGAAAAAATGAGGCAACAGCAACGTTCTGGGTTGAATATGTCTTCACAGCCGCCTTTGCAGAGGACAATGACATCTTCCCGTCCGGCAAACCCGCAAGAAATACTTCAACAGCAATCTCGTGAATTGCTACGACGGCGGGGGCTTTTGAAGGGCTAGACGTTTCCGACGATGATCTTGGTATGATCGACACCACCGATATTGCGGGTGTACCAACCAGCGACGCCCAAGTTGTCTCCCTCGGGGTTATGAGCGCCATGCCAAGTGATCTCTTTGTCACCGAGCAATTCTCGGACTTTCTTTTCGTTCTCGATTGGTTTGAGGCCGAGCTTTTTGATGGTGATGTTTGCCATTGCACCGGAAACTTCGCTCCAGTTCCCTGGGGTTGAGTAGAAGTCCTTGAACATTTTCATCAGATAGGCTTTGGCTTTTGGTCCACCATCGGTAGCAGTGGCACCACCTTTGAGACCTCCCGTGGTAGCACTTTTACTGTTCAATCGAGCAACATCTGGTTCAGGGTCATCATCAACATCAGCCAGTTGCCAAACAGGGTATTCCCTTGCGATATCCGCTGGAGTTTTGATCTTGGCGTGGCCTCCAATTTTCGCATAACTTTTCTGGATCATGTCAAAGACGTCACCAGCGACATCCTGCCCAATTTTACTGTTTCCATCAACGGTAACGGTTTGGTTTTTGACACCGAGTTTGGAGAACTCGTCTTCGACCAGAAAGTTAATGAACTCAAGGAGAGAACGTGAAGTTTTCATACAGGTAAATAAGGGGGATTGACTCTTCCGCTTAACTTGCTACAATCAAGGTATGGGCATTGAGATTTACGGTTATCTTTTAGAACCAGCAGAAGCGGAAGAACTTCGTGAGAAAGGGTTCCCCATCAAGCCTGATGGGTATAACGGGTTCTATCTCGGCTTTCTGCTGAATGCTTTCGATGAAAATGAACTTATTTACGCCGGGTCACTGGATGATACCCCACCGTCATTACCTCCAGGGGTAAAAGAGGCAGTGGACAGAGAAGTTCATGAAGCAGGTCTTCTCTTGAAGAAGACCTTGAAACCCGGATACTGTCTGTTGTTATAGACCTATTTAGGTCTGTTATGACCAGACAGCTTATTCCGAAGGCCTACATCAAGTTCATCGCCACAGAAGTGTTTAAGGAAGTCTATCAGAGGCTAGGCGAAGCAACACCGCCGCCTCCTCCGCAAGCAGTTCAGGGGAGAGGCAGTGGAACAAAGACTCCTCTTCCACAAGGGCATGAAAGCTATCTTCAGACCCCTTTATCTCATAACTGGGAGACAGGACAGCTTGAGGCTGACTCTCAGAAGCTTTTGCGGGCTTTTGCCGATAAGCTAAGCAAAAGAGGAATCAATGTTAACTCCCTGAAGAAGCTTGGAGTTGGCACCATGGGAGTCGCCTATGACATGGGCGACAAGGTGTTGAAAATTACCAAGGATGTAAGGGAGGCAAAAACATCTTCGATTGTTGCTGGGAAGACAATCCCCAACATTGTTCAAGTTTATGATATTTGGAAATTTCCCGGGGTTGATTGGTATGGTCTTATCATTGAGAAGTTGACTCCTCTTTCCAAGGAGGAGGAACAACAACTTACCCAAGCTGTCATCAACACCAGGTTTCCGATGCTGCTACATCAAGCAGGGGATGATTGGAACAAGGCGATGCAATTGCTTGCTCAACAAAGCATGCAAAGACTTGTGCAACAAGCGTACCAGCAGTTCCCTGCTGCCAATCCATCAGTTGGTGGCCAAGGAATGAACGACCCGCAAGTTCAACAGTTTGTTAGGACAGGTGCCACGAAGACTATTCAGGATTTTGACAAGATTACCAAGGAATACAAGATGCGTTCCCTGTTCAAAAGCCTGAAGGCTCTTGGCGTTCAGTACTACGATTTTCATGGTGGCAACTACGGCCGAAGGGCCGATGGAACCCTGGTGCTTTTTGACCTTGGAAGGTCTATATCAAAAGGTACAATGCCAGCTGAACTTGATGAACGCCTGAAGCTTCTGGAAATGACATTCGGACCAGCAAGAAAGATACGAGTGCTTTGGTAAGCTGGACTGGACTTATTGAAGAACCTGTCCTGCAATGAATTCAGGGGAAATTAAGGTGATTTCCTCGCCTTCCAAGCACAAGTACTGAATATCCTTGAACCAGGCCATTAGAGTTTTTTCCTCTAGTTCTTGGCCGGGGGCGAGCTTGGTTTGCAACTCCTGGACGTATTTGATTTTATCCTCTCGTGTGGCTTGACGGATAACCATGGCAATGGTTGGGGGATCTTCCAGGTTATCAGGGTCAAACGTATAGATCAGGTGACCGTTCTGGGGGACATAGTTCGGATCCTTCTTAATCTTCTGGGCAAATTCTTTTTCTTTCATTTTCGATACTTGTACTTTGAGAGGATGTATTAGAGGAAACATGTTTGTTCCTTGGTCACTTCCGGTTTACAAGTTCTTTCCAACGAGCTTCGATGATCTTGGCAAAAGTTACATCGTGGATTCCGTAGTTCCCGATGGAGAAGCCATCGTTCATTTCAACGAGAAAAGTTCCTTTCTTGTCCTTCATCACACCCACATCCAGTGCAAACCCGGCAGGTGCTTTCTTACCAAGAGCTGACAGCATCTTGCGGATAGTACTGTAATCTGGCCTTAGGTTGTACATTTTCTTATAAGTCCATCCAGTAGGCAACGGGAAATTGTCGTAATGGCATACCCGGACAATCTTCCCATGGAGTATGTAAACCCGCCACTCCTTGATCCACTTTACCGGTTCCTGACACAAAACCTTATAGTTTCTTGGCAGTTCGCGGGTGAAAGATCTCTCCTTGTTGGAGTTAAAGATATGTCCTTCAAACCCCTTTTGAATCAAAAGGGGTTTGATAAATACCCTTTCTTTCTTCTTTCGGACAGTTCCCATGGTGCTTCCCCAAATTTCCCGTCCCGCAAAGGGCTTTAGAACGTCTGGAATATCTATGTTCTCAGGCTGAGGAACACCTAAGAGTTCCAGGGCCTTCCTAACGGAGTAAATTGAACCTCGGACCGGGCGTGTCTTTGCCAACGGCAACTCTTCAATTTTATCCGATTGAAAAGCTTGCACATTATAACCGAGCCGGTCGAACCCGTTAGCAGCAGAAGCACAACTGGCACTCCACCAACCGGTGTACCGCACATTCAACTTTTGGACAAAGGCTGTTCGACGCATTATTTTCCTTCTTGGAAGGAGTATAATGCCGATAAGAAGACAGTCAAGTTAGAACGATGCAAAGCCTTATTTGCCCAGGCAGCAAGGAAAGTCTATTTAGTGAAGAACACAGGGTTAAGACATGTCAACAACCTTCCCGACAACACTCGATACCTTCTTGAATCCGGGGGCAACCACAAAATTAGATGCCACTGGTTCAGACCCTCGTCTTCGGCACTCTACTCAACACGATAACATCAATGACTCCATGGCCGCTGTTCAGGCCAAGGTTGGCGTAAACTTTTCTTCAGTCAACACTTCTCTTGACTATATTGTTACCCTTCTCCTGATGACACAGACGGAACACGGACAGGGTGTCAGAAGAGATATCATTGGACAGCCTTTCCCGACCAATATCATTTGGTACGCCAACATCGGAGCTACTGTAAAGCTGGTAGAGAAGAAATACACTTACGATTCCAAAAAGAATATCATCAAAGTGGAGCTTTTCCTTTATGATGGTTCTCCTTCTAATATTGTGAAAAGAAAAATCACTGACACCAAGACTCTGAACGGACCTTTTGAGGTATCGAGGACCAGAACGATTACATAAAGTGGTAAATGTATTGCATGCAAAATACTTAATACAACAGGAATAACTCATGTCTTACGAAAGCCCATCGTCCATTCTTTATGATGTCAATGGTATTCAAATGGCCGTTACGGGCGGTATTGCTGTGCCCGTAAGCACGTCTGCTCTTCTATTTGCCGGTATGACCACAACAGGTACGGCTTCGTACTTGAAGACCGAACCAGATGGAACCCTTCATATTACTGGATCCTTTACCACCATTCTAGGAGGAGTGACGACTGTAACAGGGACAGTAGCACTCCAGGGGCTTACAAATGTTTCAGGCGCTCTGCCTGTTTTTATATCCGCTTCGAACACACTGACGGTTACTGGTACTATTTCGATCGGCAACCAACCAACCGTCAACCAGGGCAACTCTGGTTCAATTGGTCAGTCTTGGTACATGAGTTTGACTGACGGAACCAAGGTTCTTGGAACAGGTTCCACAGCTCCAGTGTTTGTTGAGAATGCAGTCCACACTGGAAGCTTTATTACAGCAATTCCAGCGACTACCTCCGTGGTCGCTCTGATCCCTTCTGCTTCACAGACACGTCGTGGAGTGACAATCTACAACAATACGAACAAGCCCATGGCAGTGCTCTATGGTTCTGGAACTGTGAATGCAACCAACAACTTTTCGATTAAAGTAGCAGCCGGTGGTTACCTGGAAGTTCCAAAGAATTTCACTGGCCCAATCTACGCAATCTGGACTTCCAACACAACTGGAAATGCCCTTGTAACTGAGTTCTATCCATAGACCCTATAAAACCTCCCCCGTTGTGTTCCTTCATTCTCAACACCCATGCCAATGAGTTCAAAGAACGGGGGAAGGCACATGTCTCTTCTTTGCTAATGGAGTTACATGTTGCCGTGTTGACTTCCACGCCGTTCTAAACAGCGTGGATTGTCGCGCACCGGGTCATGGAAGGATCCACCATGGAAGAGAGGGATAAGCGGGAAGAGAAGCAGAAATATCCATAAGGTGTGGACGTTGTTGGAAGCAACTCGGCCATAACAACGGGTTTGAAAAGAACTAAGTGGTACAGGCAACGGTCACAAACCTAATTACCTATGTTCTTTCTGTTTCTTTAACCTGGAGTTCAACGTGCCCATATCGGACCAGACCCCAAACGTCATCCTTATAGACAGTTCCGAGAATCTTATGGAGGTCTCGGGTGGTGTTGCCGTTCCCGCAGGAACGAAAGGCATTCTAATTGCAGGGTTACAGAACGATGGAACGGCTAGTTTTATATCCCTAGATTCCTTTGGTTCCCTCAGGGTTACAGGATCGCTTACTGTGCCCAACACGATAACCATCACGGGGTCCGTGGGAGTTGCCAACTTCCCTGCAACACAGTCTGTGACAGGAACCGTTGGAATCACGGGTATCCCAACGGTAACGGGTTCGATCACTGTACCCAATACGGTAACCGTCACGGGGTCTGTGGGCATCTCAGGGACTTCTACGGTGACGGGTTCGGTTTCGGTGTTGAACACTGTGAATGTGGCCTTCACGGACCCGGCAGAGGGGATTACAGGATCGGCACCACCATCCAGGGCAATCTTCATTGGAGGTTACGATGCTGGTTCCGTGGTGATGAGGGCTCTTTCGGTTGATGCAAATGGCAAATTGAATGTTAATGCCACGGTTGCTGGTTCACCGAATGTTTCCGGGACAAGTTCAACGGCTCCTTCTACGGCTTCTCTCGAAGGTGCTGTTGATGGTTCCGGAATTCTTCGACCACTTCTTTCAGATAACTCTGGAAGGCAAATTGTCCAGGTTTTCAACACTGCCTCCATTGTCGGTTCTGTATCAATATCTGGGATCCCAACGATTACAGGGTCTATCACTGTCCCCAACACGGTAACAGTAACGGGTTCTGTTGGCATTGCTGACTCTACTTTTGATGCCTCTCCAGGAGGAACAATCCCTTCAAGGATTGCGATTGTCGGAGGAGTGAGTGGCAGCACAGCTCTATCAGTTAGAACAAACAACTCCGGTTCTTTGGTGATTAGCCAGCAAGAGGAGAAAACCTTTGTTGTTCGAGCGATAAACACGGTTATTGGCTTCAACAAGTCAATGCTGTCCCTGTTGAATGGAAGTCTATCTTCCTTCCTTCAACTGAAAGAGGTATACATCATCAACGTCCGAACCACGGCCATAACCGGGATTATTTCAACATTTGAACTCTTCAGGATTACAGGACATAGTGCGGGCACACTTTTGACTCCTTTACCCTATGATACAGCCGATTCTTTGGACGTTGGTGTGACAGCAAGAACGGGTGCTACGATAGCAGGCGAAAACGTTTCTCTGGCTCGTTGGCTCTGGAGTAGCGATGAGTGGGTAGTTGGTGGACCTGCGGATTTGGAAGGCCGCGACCATGCTTTCCAGAACAGCTTTCCTATATGGCTTGCTCAACGAACTCCAGGCACCAAGGCAATTTTGCTTAGGCCAGGACAGGGAATACACCTGAAACACACCGTGAACTCTACGGCAGGCACGTTTGACATTGTGTTTGTATTTACCCAATTCTAAAAGATATCATGAATCTTCATGGTTGCTGAGGGACCAATACCCCTCATAGTTAGGGGTATGTGCCTTCCCACAAACAATACCTTTATGCCACCGGCAGGAATCAACCAGAAGAAGCGGATTGAAGGAAGAATTAAAAATCAACCACCTTTTAGTTCCACCTTCAAGCTTGCTGCAGTGAAAACTGCAAAAGGGAAGCGTGCGTCAACCGGACTTTGGTTTGGTTGTGAAGAAACGCTAAAGAATACTTTGGGGTAAACCCTGATGAGTACCATCACGTATGACGAACCAGGGGTCATCTATGATGACTCATGTTATCTGTATGATGGTCACAACATCTGTAAGTTTCCCTTCATTGAACAGCGTCCAGCTTACTGGTTAGGCAGGAGAACGAGAGAGGAAGAAGAAAAACACCGGAAAAGAAACTTCCTATCCGTTTTTGTTCAAGCACAGCCCATTTCAGTTAATGGATATGACCTTGACCACACCGTCAAAGAGATTCGCTTCGCCGCTGAAGACGATGAAACCATCATCCAAGCAAAACCAACCCAGAACACCGTAGTAGATGACCCTTATGAGGTTCGTTCCATCCCCCTCGCTACGGCACTTATTGGCTGCAAGATTGACTCCGAAGGTGTGATTGAAGGGGATACTCTCCCAGAAATAGAAGGAACCTTACTGGATTCTTACGAAGAGGAATACCGGGTAATTGGCAGTCTATTTGGAAAGGATGATTTGCTTATGGAAGCCATGGTCCTAACTGGGAGCTTAGGGGAACTTCGTTTGGTTGCAACAAAGAACAAGGGTTCCGCGATATTTACGATGGAACCATTGGTGACCAATGACAGAACAGACAAAGATCCCGAAGATGAGAGTTAAGCTCGGAGAACAGAACGATCTGAAATTTATGCTCTCTATCAAGGGTTCAACTTCAGACCCAACAACCGTCCAACCTACTCTCCGGTTTGTGATTACGGATGCGAAAACGGGAATATCTGTAGGCTTTCCTATGAAACAACTTGAAGGTGATATCGTTGGTGTTATCATTCCTGATCTGCAAGGTTTGTTTCAGGAAGGAGTTGACTACACCGGACAGCTTGAAGTTATTGTTGGGAGCCGGTGGTTCAATCCTGTAACCGTTGGTCTCGTTTTTGAAAGAGAAGTCAAGGTTGAAGCTGTTCCAATTCTAACGAAAGGAACGAAAGTTTCCGTGGAAGACCTTCAGGAAGCGGTTGGTGCAGAGGACGAGTTTTCCTCGATTATCAAACCAACTTCCAAACCGAATCCCGTAGTGAACGAAAGGGAACTGCTTGATGTTCTCTTCACGGACAAGAAAGAAACAAAGATTCAGTCTGCACCCCAATCGCAACCAGCACGGAAACGGTCAATACTAAATCCAAGGCTTGCCAAGCTGAAGAAGAACCTGAAAACTCTGATTTCAGAGGCCTGGTGTGAGTTGGAGTGATTGAAACAATGCAACCGGGGTAGAACTCATATTCAGAAATGACCTGAAATGACACTGTTGTTCATGATCAATTATTCTGAGATAAGATGAACCCGTTTACCCTTTCACACATACAACCTGTCGGAGTGTATGACAATGTTCTTGTAAGCTGCTGGAGTCTCATCAATAACATCTTCGTCCTTACGATACTCAATGTCTTCTGTTGCCATCTTGTGTTCCTCCACCGCGAACAGTTTCTTGGCGGCCGTCCTGGACATCGTACGCCCTGTTCTATGAAAACAAGAGTCAAAGGTGTCTGGATTCCCAAGGCCACGAACAATAAAGCCCTTGTTTCCCATTGAACCCGGAATGATCCCCATCAAACCCTTGGCAGCCCTTACCGCACCCTTGCTTTTAGATTATACTTATCAAAAGGTATTTTGTCCTGGGAATTGTCAAAACATGAATCCGGGATTGAAGAAGATGTTGTTTTACTTTGGTATTTCTTTTGGAGTAGCAGGATTATTTGTTTTGACGGCGAGCCTGGTATTTCGTAGACCAAACCACCATAATCCTGCAAAATGGGGCACTGTCCACATTCATCTTGCGGATGGTCCAGGTGGGTTCTCTCGCCTCCAGACGGAACAAGTTCGATTGATCCTTCCAGAACTTAACAGGCTTGGACCAACCTTTGTCCTAGGAGGAAACGGTGAGAACTCTATTAGAGTGGTCAATGCGGTCCAGACAACCGGTAGAACTGGAGACTGTCGTATCAACGGAACTGCACGGTATATGACAAATGAATTGACCGGCGAGTCACATATTGAGATTGACCCGAGATGTACGCATGGCAATTTGGAGTTCAGGACCGCCTTGATGCATGAGGTTGGCCATGCTCTTGGGATGCAACATATTTGCCGGATCGACGAGGAAAGGGACGATTGCAGCCCTGTCGGAAGAGGGTTGGCCGTGATGAATCCCAACCTCGTCTATAGAGAGGATCAAGCTACCGCAGGTCTAATTCCAACTTTTGAGATTCAACCCCTGGACATTCAGGAGTTTGAACGTGTAGCAAGGCCTGGACAAAGGATCATCAACCCTATTCAGGTTGATGCCGGGCTTTAGAGGACTTGAAAGGTTTGGATTAGACCAGAATGACGATGACTGTAGAGTTCGATAGTGTTCTCTGGGGTCATTTCTTGCCCATCCGGGACAAGCCAGAGATGAAGCTGTCCACGTTTCCCCTTTTCAATTCGAGAATTTGCAACTCGAAAGATCCCGTTAAGGTAGGGTTCTGGTGAAGTGATTTGAAGGCGAACATTGTTTTCTTTGTTCAATGCCGTCTTAACGGTTGTCTTGAAGTTGACAGACATTTCATCATTCACAGGACAGGAGGGAAGTTCCTGCCATTCTTTCTTGACTCCGTAGAAATTTCCATCCACGGAAATGTTCAGGATATCAAGATGTTTCGGTGTGCCAATGGTGATCACCGTGATGACGGTTCCGTCATCATGCTTTAGGGTGGCAATCCTGGAGCCCCCCTTCCCACGGCCCTTCCTGGACTCCAAAACAGTATACTTTTCAGGGGCCGGACGACCCCTCAATTGGACTTCAATGATTTGGTTCTTGTTCAGGCTGGTCAAAACATCACAAAGCGTCTTCTTATCCATGGTTTTCTTGTGTCCGGGTTCTTACAACCCCGGCCTTTCTTCAGTGGGAATATAGCACAATTGAAAGAACTTTGAACTGAATTGTGGTTGGCCTTTCTTAGTCTTCATCCCTGCAGTACTCGGACCCCACCATCAGTAAAATCATGGTGAACACAAGAACAACTGCTTTAAGCATTGTCTTCTCCTTCCTCCTTCTCCCTCATAAACTCTAGGTTGAGGATATTGACGTGGTAAATGGAATCCTGATTGATCTTCCCGTTTGAATCATCGGGTGAGACCACCAGAAATCGCAGCATGGTTTTAGGCTCTGCGATTCCGACCACCATCCCAATGGTACCTACAGCGAGTTTGCATGGTTCCAGGTTTTCGTTACCTGAACCTTGATTCCAGGCAGCCTCTCGAACCACGTCAATATATTTCCCTTCATGCCCCGTAATTTGCTTTACAACACAAAGCTTCTTGACCGCCTTCTTGACCAACGGTTCCATGATCGAAGCAAACATGGGAGTTGTCGGAACAATCAGGTTCTTCTTCTTATTTGACTTCTCTTGGCCAGACATTTCACGAACTCCTTAGAGAGTGATACTCGGCTTTACTTCGACAGTACAGAAAACAACTTGTGGAACCTTCTTGAAGTATTCCTCATTTTCCACCAAAGAGAAATACCCCAGGCCATCGTCAATTGCCAGAACTCCTGTGAACTCCACTGGAAGATCTCTTACCTTCTTAACCACCTGCAGTGACTTCAGGAATGTCTCTGGTAAACCATCCGGGTTTAGGGTCATTACCCCAGCAATATCTCCGTTAGGATCAACCGCCCATATTTGTTCTGAATCCCCAACCTGTTCGCAAAGTGCTTTTAGCAAAGCACGGGTTCTCCCCATCCCGGCTACACTCATAAACAGGGTATGCCCCTCATTATCTGTAATTACTTCAACAGGTTCCACAATATCCATGATAGGAAAATAATCCAATTCAAATCATTGTCAATCCTGAATTGGAAGAGGCTGATTCGTCCTCTCTGAAATCCTGGTCATCAACCGAACCACATTCCGGGGATAGTGGGCCAGCCTTCTAGGGATTCGGCAGAGCCCCGAACGAAACCTAGAAATGGCCCCCAACCACGTCCCGCAGACCCTATAAGACGCTTGGAGTGCTTGTGCGGCCTGCACAGGTGTCCCAGCCCTGTGCCGTTGAAAACGGCTAATAGGAGCCCCCCAGTTGCCTCCTTCGCCCGCATCGCAACCAAGGTGTGTCTCTGCAAATCCGACCGAAAGCAGAACCAAAGGGGGAACCCCGTAAGCCTTTTCGCCTCGTTCAAGAACCGAGGCTATCTGAACTTGATTCCTTTCAATACAGGCACGATTATTGCCAGACATATAAGGATATAAGTTCAAAAGAGTAAACACGATAAATTGGTAAACAGTCATGAACGCCTAACTTGGGCCAGATATCGCAAGGTGTATTGGAGTCGCCCACAAGTATTCAGAACGGCGACTTCGTTTCAACCCTAACCAGGATATACTTTGCTTCAACCCCCTTTCGCTTATCCCCCCACACTTACTTCAGTTCGCAGCTTTCTTCGACATCGCAATTCTAGCAAGCTGTTTTGCATACTTCTGGAGTCGGGGGCCATACACGCCCAACGCCTTCTCGCGGGTCAAGTGCCTCCCCTCCAGGAGGAACTTGGCGACGAAGCTCATTCGGCGTGCATCCGCCGAGGTGAACCCGCTATTGTTGTGGTGGCTGGTTGCTTCGGCAACCTGTTCATCCGAGGTCTGGCATTCATAGAGCACCAGGATCGCCCGTTCAACCCATGTGGGGCTGGTAAGAAGGTTAGCCCTGATTTTCGTGGTAAGGTTCTCAAGTTCGACGGCTTCGGGGCTCTTGGTTCGGCTCATGTTTCGTTTTCCTTTCTGATCAAGAAGATAAACATAACTCAAAACATGACAAGGGGGGTCGAGAAATTATTTCTCGGCCGCACGCCTAAACAACCTTGATTGCGCCCGATTCTTCAATCTTCTTCTGGCTCTGGCTTCCACTCCCAAGATGGGAGGCCTTCCGGGTTATACCTAATCAGGTTCTTGGCAACCTTCATGTATTTCCAGGCTTTATCAAGGTCACCCTTCCTGCCGTGATCAAGTTCCGCCGCGAGTAGCCGGAACAAAGCTGTTGTCATCAGAGCATCCTGAGGGTTGGAAATGCCGCAGCCCCCACGGACAATCTCTTGGACCAGTCTGTGCTTTTCCCTAGCCTTGTAGGATGCGGCAAGTTCATTCGCCTCCTCAAGTTCCTTTTGCTTCTTCACCACGTCCATCCTCCTTGGGGCTTTGGACGGGGAAAAGAGAAAATTCAGGTTCATAGGAGTCGTCGTTTTCCTCTACTTCCACCTGGTCCAAAGGTGGATTGAGGGGAATTTGAACTAGTAATAACTTCTTAAGCCGATCTACGTTGGTTTCCAGAACTTCTAGCTTTCTCTTTTCTTCTTCCAGTGGAAGACCGAGTTCTCGAAGAGTTCGAGTAGCATCCCTTTTGAATTTCTGGATGTAGTCCTCAACCCCTTCCGGGGTCAAATATCCTTTCTTGGACATTCACTCTAGCCTTCCTTCCAGGAAACCAGCTTCATTGCATGGAACATTCTAATTTCGCTCAGAGTTCCACGCAAGGGGTTCCATCGTGTTGAGGGCAAAGTTCATTTGCCCCCCTAATTTATCATCCCACGAATCGGAGGTTGAGGTTGTTCTCAGGGACCGCCCCGAGGGCGATCATCCAGAGCTGGTTTCGGTACCTGTGGGCAATTTTGCACGCCATTTCAATTTCTTCGACCGTCAAATCCTCACCGTTGATGAACTTCGTTGCAAGGGCCGTGCCCGCTGTGACCTCCCGCTTCGAGAAGCCAAATCGGTTCTTGTGGCTGGTGCCCTTTCGGGCACGCTCATCGGCGGTCTGGCGCTTGTAGACCTCGACAAGTCCAAGCAGGGCTGCGCGGGCATCGGACAACACTGCCATTCCAACGTCCTCTGCCGTGAAGTAACCGCTGAGACCAAGGGCCGTCCTGAAGGTGTTGTTGTTGTTCATTGCCGTTTCCCTTTCCGAAGAACAACCTAGCCACGGTTTGTTTATCCGCAAGGGAGTTTATTTGATTTTGTATTCTGGAAGAAAAGGTGCTGAACTCGTCCTTTAGTACAGATACTCGATCTTCAACGGGTGGGTTCTAACTACCTAAGAAATCATGGCAAAATGGAACGAACCGCCAGAACCTATCCCACCTTGGCTAGACCCGGCCAACGAGGTAACTGAAGCTACAGACAGTAAGCCAATATGCTGGAAAACCATGCTCCTCCCGGAACTGAAATCGGCCTTTGTGATCGCTTGCTACACTGGCCTTCGCAGCCTTGGCTTGTCACCATGGCAAGCCCTCGAAATCCTTGGAAATGCTGTTGTCGAAACTGGATGGGGCAAATTCTTCCGAGCTTGGAATCTTGGCGGTTGGAAAATCCACAAGGCCGATGCCAAGGCGCTTAAAGCCAAGGGGCAGAAAATCCTTTGGTGGAGAGCCCCTGGCAACAAAGCCCCTGGAGCAACCTTGAAGGATTTCAAAGGTGGTGACCCTCCTTGGTGTTACTACCGAGGCTTTGAATCAATGGAAGCCTTCTTTGCCGAGTGGCTTTCAAAATTTGTGCCAAAACCTGGGTCTACAACTGCGAGCAGGTATAGGAAGACGGGAGAGGCATTTTGGGCTGGGAAAAGTGATTGGTTCAGAGAACTCTGCCTTGCTGGCTACAAGGGTGCCAACACACAAAAGGCCCCGGATGCTTCAGTAAGCACTCACCGCCAGATAACAGAGGTTGCTTTGGTTTTCCTATGTCAAAAGGCTCTTGGTGTCAACGCTGATGGCCTTTGGGGCCCAAAGAGCTCAGCGGCTTGCAGGAAGGCCGAGAAAGGTCACGAGTTGGCCGAGACAGGCAAACCCTCACTCAAGCTCCTTGAAGCCCTTCCTTGGCCTTATAGAACCTCCTAGATGCCTCGTCAAAAACCACCCAGGAGTGTAAGTCCTACCACTTGCGGCAGTTCCAGTACCTTGCGTTTGTCTTCGGGCCTGGATTGTCACAATTGTGACGGGCTCGAATGTTCTTTCTTCTTTTAGGGTCGGCCTTCCTGATCCGCATGTTGGGGTCACCGAAGTTTACTTTCCTGACATTTCCTGTTTTGGGGTCTTTCACGTAAACCTTGAACTTCTTTACGTCTCCCCGCATCGGTCATGAACTTCTCTTGTTCTCTTAGAAATATCAAAATAGCTTATTATAGGCGGGCCAGAAGCTACGCCACAACAAATGCTTAGTACATTATCATTGTTTCCGACGAAGGACACGTACATTCTTGCCCCTCTTTGACTCAGCCAGGGCGGTAGCTATCTGTGAAGCGGCTGCCTTGACGTTTTCTAGGTCGTGCTGTGCGTTTTGATCGCCAGCCACCTTCTGAAGAGCCTGATCCACCGTCTTTACGACGGCTTCAATGCTCTTCTTCACGTTCTGGATAGCCTCCTTCTTTTCTCCCGCTTGGTAGGCTGTTTTTATAGCGCCAACGGCACCCTGAGCAACTCCTCTGACAGCTTGCCCTGCCTTCTGTGCAGTTCCACTAACAGCTTGCCCTGCCTTCTGAACGGCGCCAATGGCCGCTTGAGCCCCCTTGGCAAGGCCTTGCCCGGCAGTTCCAAACACGTTCTTCAGACCGCCAAGTAGCTCTTGAAGTTCCTCTTCATTAAGTTGAGCAACTTCATCTCTGACAGTTTCCAAAATCATCCTCTCCAGTTGTTCCTTCGTTACCCGCATTTCGGACTCCACTGGAGTGTAAGTATGCTTAATCATTTATAATGCCGCTAGGGTGCCCCCGGTCGGACTCGAACCGACACTTTGCCGCTTTTGAGACGGCCGCCTCTGCCGTTGGGCTACAAGGGCAATTTTGTAGTTCTGGTGGTTGTTTTCTAAGTATACCTTTGTTCTCACCTCCTACTATGCTATGCAAGGGGCAAACTCGAAACAAAAACGTCAAAATTGACGCTGGCATTATTCTCTTTAGCAGCCGCCGCCTTCTTCTTGGGCTTGCGCACCCTCGCGCACAGCTGCCGAGTTACAGGGTGGACGTAGAATTCGATTTTTCTGTTGTACCGTGAATTTCCCACCACCAGGTTTCTGGGAAACCCACCATACACGTCATACCCGTACACATGCCCATCTGGGCCGATGTAGGTGTTCGTGCAAACACCCCACTTGAGGTGTTTTACAACATCTATATGTAAGGTGCTGTGCGAAGAAAGGTTTGCCCGGATCTCCGAGTATACCTTATCCCAGCTTTGACCGACACGAGATCGGAGGAACCGCCAGAGAGGATTCAAATTCTCACTCTTCACCTTACGGTCGGCTTTCCGACCAACCGGTCGGATCTTCTCCCAATTGCAGGGTTCGTCCTCATCGTAACGACCCTTCTTGGTTCCGTATCCCTTCTTGCGTGGTCGTTCGACGATAACCTTGAACATGTCCTTCCTCATTGAAACCTCCTTTCGTTTTCTTGTTTGGCCACAAGGGCCGTGTTCACTGCTTAGGCATTTAACCCGCCCATGCGATCAACGCAACCCCATTTCGACTTAAGCCTTCAAAAAAATGTAGCCGGTTCTCTTCAGTATTGAAACCGGCTGGAAGTTCTAGGAAAACACGAAAGTCCTCACCCTAAGCGAATATTGAGTAGGCTTTGAAGAGGAAGAGGAAGGAACATACTTGGTGGACTTGACAAGAATTGAACTCGTATTCCCCGGGTGCAACCCAGGCGTAATCCCTTTATACTACAGGCTCATATTTGACATGTTCCCCGCTTCAACGGCGGTATTTGATGCGATGCGGGTCAAGAGTAAAACCCCTTCGACAATCCGTTGTTCGCCCCTCTTAGACTGTTCCGTAAGGGAATCCATAGACCTTTCTATTTATCTAGGTTCTTTCAGGCTTCCAGAGCCTTCTGTAGGGATTTACGAACCTAAAGAATTATGGCTAAAAGACTTCTTTCAGCCTGGCATGAAATCGTTGTGTTTCTCAATGGCAAACTCGTCGAGGACTAAACCAAGAACAGAACCCACGCCATTGTCAAAGTAGACAAGAACCCCTCGTGGGGTCTTGGCCGAGAACTTGCCAATCGTCCCCCTTTTGGCGATCATATGCCCCGGAGGTTCGTAGTAGATACCGCCATACGGGCTACCATCGAGACGTTGGTAGACGTCTCGTATCAGTCTAACAGCATCACCCTTCTTGATGCCGTTCCAGTGATTCTTGATATCTTTGAGATCCATCTTGTAATCTTGATCTAGTTGCAATTTCTTGGCTACGGTTCAAACGATTAGACAGTTTTAGTGATGGTGGACCATCCGGGAGTCGAACCCGGGTCCACGAATCAATTAGAAACAGCTTCCTACGTGACCTTCCCTGCTATTTCTACTCCTTTGGGACGCTTGCAGGTCTGCTTCCCTCGGAGGTTCTCGTAGTATCTTGGTTACACTACCACGAGCACCTCATGTAACCTTGTCCGATTGTTTCATCCTGCCCTTTGGTCCGAACAGAACCGCCGGAGGATGGATGGTAGACTAAGCTGCCATCTGGAAGGCATTATCGCCGTTTATGTTGTCCCGCTTCTTTAAGGCAGTGCAGAACTTCTGCCGTCACGCTACCGTTTCCTCTCTTTCCGTGTCGAAACCATGTATGGCCCTTATGCATTTACGTATGCAACCAATCTCTTTTATTTTGACGTCCTCTCCAGCCTGAAGGCTGGAGATTCCTACACCCCTAAGGTTGTCAGTAGCCTCTGCGAGAATCGAACTCGCCTTTGCTTGCTTGTAATGCAAGTGTTCTCCACCAGAGAACGAAGAGGCTAGGCGCTGTGCAGCATATCCACAGCTTGGGCCATGCGCCTTTCGGTGGCCTTTCGCTGGAGCGTTCTAGCCATCGTCCATCGGATGGATCACCCAGGCTTTCTTTAGGACCGTAGATTTACCTCTACGGGCGCCTGGAACCGATTTCAGCCTACTGGCATCACTCCAACTCCATCTCCCGGCCGATCTTTACGGGGAAAGCCTAGAATCCGGGAACATCATCAATCGTGGAGGTTATTCACTCTTTACCCGCAGCACCCTTTGACTGCGGCGAGAAAGAAACATTGAATCCGAGGTTTCTTGGAGGCTATCTCCTTTCGACGCTCTTGAATCTAATTCAGCTTTTGGGGATGTCAACCACAGAGTTCCAGAAACTTGCTTCGATCCAAAACATTCTTTTAGGCCCGCTGGGGCGACATAGAGTGGATAGAAGGACTCGAACTCTCACCGCCTCCCTGGACGGGAGGCATCATACCCTTAGACCATACCTGCGAAAGTCTTATTCATAGACCATACCTGCGAAAGTCTTATTCACATGTCCTCGTCTTCGTCGCCTTCTTTAAGAAGGGTTTCATCTTCCTCGTCTTCGTTGTAAGGACTATCATCATATTCCAAATCATAATCGGATGACTCAGAGTTCCTAAGCTGAATTTCTTCCAGGAAAGCTTCAAAATCATCACGGTCCATCAGGGTTACTGTGGCATACTGTTTTTCCTCATTGCCACCATCGCAAGCCAGGATAAACTGTTGAGCATCGGAACAAATAATCCGATAAAATTGACGGATGTTCCTCCCATCCCCGTTAATATCCAATTCTTGCAAGTAAATCCTTTTGATCTTCTTCCCGATCAATTCAGTCAGTTCATGCTTTGTTATCCCCCAGGAATTTCCCATTGTTTTCTACCGCTGGCCATAGGTATATCTATGGCCTTCTTCGTCCTGAAAAAATGAGAACTGACATCCTTTTACCCTGGCATATCTTGGTTCGCTAGCCTCTCCGGGGAGACTCGAACTCCCATTTTTCTGTTTAGAAGACAGATGCCTTATCCAGTTAGACTACGGAGAGAGAAGGTATGGTTGCATATAATACTACCATCACCTCAACAAGGCATATAGTAGACCCACCGGGGTTCGAACCCGGAACCTCCCGGTTATAAGCCGGGTGCTCTAACCAGTTGAGCTATAGGTCCATTTAGACTTATTGCACCTGCAAACAGGTATGTCAAGTTCGATTATAGTTCGAAACTTTCGATACAGGGCTTGAATACCACAAGTTTTCTCCTCCTCTTTCAAAGGAAATTATGTTGTCTTGGTGGCTATTCGCCATAACCGAGCGCTGGAACAACAGCTTCCTCCACCATCCTAAGACCACTTCCGCATCCTCCTAGGGGTGTTCCTGAACTGGCCTGCCGTTCTCAGTCCGCCATTTTCTGCTTTGTTCAACAAAACAGAAATGAGCTAGGAGTTTGGATTCCGAACGCCAGATTTTCCCCCCTCGCTTTACCCAAGGATAATAGAGACCAGTACCGCCACAAGAGTATAGTTCCGTGCCTTTTTTCGAATCATCCAGAAAACGTTAGGGTCTTCCTGGATAGCTTGCTTCTTTGTTTTCTTTGACATCTTGTTAGGATCCTAACACACCCCAAGGGTCAATTCAACATTTATCTTCTCTACCCTCTTATCTCTATCCGACTCAACATCAACCCACTGTAGCCCTTTGCGAAGAATAGCCCTAGAACACTCCTTAAGGCCCTAGAAGGGCGGCAATTGAGCTCAATGGGTTCAGGGTCGTCCCATTCTTAGTCGGCCGCTTAGAAGGTTCCTAGCGCTTTAGAAGCGGGTAGAGGGACTCGAACCCTCACCTTCTGGTTGGAAGCCAGATATGCTACCATTAAACACCATACCCGCGATAATTTCTAAGGAACAAAACGGATTGCCAAAGAACATCAAAGGACTACAGAAGTTTCTTTGTTGCTTGGAACTGACGAGAGGATTCGAACCTCCACCATCCGCCTTACGAGAGCGGTGCAATACCGTTTTGCTACGTCAACAAAATGGTCCCTTACGGGGACCAGTCGGGTTGAAGTTCACAACCATCAGTTTGGGGTGGAAAACCCTTTCAATGTCTTCTTAAGACAGAATACAAGCGATTGTTGCTTTTGTAGCAAAAAACAAACTTTTCTTTATCTATCCCCCCTTTGGATTCAAAGGGGGAATTTACACCCCTTTGAACTTAGGAATCACTTCTTGCCTTTGGAAGCTGGGACGGAAGGGATTTGAGAACCGTTGGCGCTCTCGCCCGTGGCCGTACGAACCATCAGATCCTCAATGTATTTGTGGGCCTTGAACAGATTTTTGCTGTTCACTTGGAGGGCACCCCAGATGACCATCCGTGGTTCGGCCGGGATGTCTTCCATGAACAGGCCAAGCTGCTTCGCCTGGGCATCGGTGAGAACCTCCGACTTGAAGAAGGACTTGAGCTTGTCGGCAATCTCCATGTATTTGGGAGTTGTTGCCGACGACCCGAGACGGGCCTTTGCCTTCGGCCAATCCGAGAGGATCTCCTTGATGGAGATCTGACGATCGTAGTTCTTGGCGAAATCCGTGAACTTAATCGCGGCCTCGATGCCAACCATTGAGGCCACCATCACATAGAAGAGAGGATCCGTTGGATTATCGATGAGGTTGGTTCGCTGGAGCTGCTGGTCCAATTTGAACCAAGCTCGCCGATCGGGGTACTTCTTGTTGTTCTCGTACACCTTCTTGGAATTGCTTTGCGCCTCAGGGTCAAACTCAAGGTGCTCCCGGTTCTGACGGATGAAATCCACAGTCATCGGGTGGCACTTACCTGGGAGAGAAGCATATTCGAGCCACTCTTCCACAGAAGGCTTCAGTTCGACTGTCGCTGCTCTTGACACCTCAGCAGGGTCACACTGTTGTACGTTGTACAGGTCGCCGACATTCTCGGCAACGATCACCCGAGTCTCCGGGTGCAGCTTGTAACCGTAGAATGCACGGCTGTCCATAAGTTGGAAGACAGCCTGCTTGACGCCCTCCAGAGCTCGATTGCGCTCATCCAAGAAAAGGACAACCGGACGCTCCGTGGCGTCGATCAGCCAATCGCAGGGCTTGAACTGGGTGCTTTTCCGTTCAGAACCCAGGTCAGGCATCCCCGTCAGGTCACCCTCGGTGAGCTGGGAGAGTCGTCGTTCCACCACTGGAAGCCCCTGTTCGTATGTCCAGTTATACCTTCGGCAGTTTCCTTCGTCCTTGTAAAAGTCCGACCGCATCGCGGCGGCCGCTTGGTAGGTTCCCTCGGACTTTCCCACAGCGTGCCGTCCACGGATGCAGACGGAAATCTCCGGGCCAAAAGCTGTAAGAAGCCTTTGCAAACTCTTCATTTCAACCTGAACTGCCGGTGCAAGTGCTGCCATCTCAATTCTCCTTTGGTGTTTGTTTTAGTCGTAAAACAGTCAACTGAACCGCAAGGGTGAGAATCGAACTCACAGATTGCCCTGTCAAGGGCTTTTGGCCTCCGGTTCTGGCTTCGGGGCCCTTCCCGACCAAGCGGTGAGGTCATCATATCCAAGCGAAGAATGCCGTCAACCCGGTTCGTTCATTTTTTCCCTCTGTTGACATCCTTGGGAAGGAGATTACCCTGCCAGAAGGTAGGACATTCCAGCAAGTTCAACCGTTCCTGGAGTTCAAAGAAATGGCCAACAAAAGAGAAACAACAGAAACAACCAACATCGAAGACCGGTTCTGGGGGCAACCTCACTACGATGGGGAGACATTCGATGCTCGGGAGTTCGAGCATGACTTTCTTCAGGTCTACATGCACGAACCCTTTCTGGGTGGGGTGTCTCTAGGAATTTCCAAGGGGCCAGATCCAAATTGTTCAACAGCTTACGTTGGTGTCAACAAAGACACCAACGAGCTTTTCATGGGATACAACCCTTACTTCTTCCGTTCTTTGCGACCGACCGAACGGGAGGGAGTGATCATCCATGAACTGTACCACGTCGTCCTCCAGCACCTCTTCGAGAGGAACGTGACGGACGAGAGATACGGAATGGCCTGGAACATTAGCACTGACCTGGCCATCAACTCAATCATTGTTCAGTCCGGCGGACGAGTCCTTCCAAACTTTGCTCTGATCCCTGGGAAGATTCCATCAAAGGTGAGGGACCAGAAAGTCGCGGAATTCATCAAGAATTCGAAGCCGATGCTTGCATCAGAATTCTACTTTGAAGGGATCAAGCAACTCCTGGACGAAATGGAGAAAAATGGTGGAACTGGTGACGGTCTTGGGACTCTGGACGACCATGGTGGCTGGGGAAACCTGCCTGAAAGCATCAAAGACCAAATCAAGGATAAAGTCCGTGGGATCATCGCGAATGCCGTAAACCGAGCAGACTCCAGGAATTCCTGGGGTACAGTTCCCGCTTCAATGCAGGCCGAAATCCGTAAAGCCCTCCAGCACGAAGTTGACTGGAGGTCCATCCTTAGGATGTTTTTTGGAACGGCCCGCAGCATGCAGCGTATCAGCACCATCAAAAAGGTGAGCAAAAAAGCCCCGGGTCTCCTCCCGGGGGTAAAGCGTGGCACAATCGCTCGATTTGCAGCGTTTGTTGACCAATCTGGTTCAATGTCCGATCAAGATGTGGCGTTGGCCTTCGCAGAGGTCGAGAAAGCCTCAAAAGAGACTGAAATCGACGTGTTCAATTTCGACACGTCGATTGACGAGAACAGTCACAAGGTCTGGAAACGAGGCAAGACTTTCCCTTGGAGACGAACTCGTTGTGGTGGCACTGACTTCAATGCCGTTGCAAGTTTTGTAAACTCTCCAAAGAACCGTGGGCGATGGTCTGGAGTGATTATCCTCACAGACGGATACGCTCCAATCATGGGCCATGTAAATGGTGCCAAAGTCTTGTGGGTTATCACCCCCACAGGTTCAGCAGATGTAACACGTCCTGGCGATCTGCTTGTCCAACTCCGAAAGGAAGCCAAGAACGTCAAACAGACACTCTCTTACTAGGTCACAGCGAAGCCCCGCCGTTTAGGGGGAGGAAGAATAGGAACCCGCCGAAGCGGTTCAATACCGTTTCAACGCTGGCCTTTAGGCCGGGGTGGAAGTCAATAAAGAACAAAGCGTAGTCCCCGAGTGTTCCTATCAATTCCCCCTGTTGTCCTTTGCTTCATTCCTTCCTTGCGCCATTCTTGATCTTAACACAAAACCATAGAACTCTTGTTGAAACAACAGAATAAAGCCCCTCCCCCCTCCTCCCCCCGGGGGAAAGACTATCATCCGTTCCAGTGAAAAGTTCTTAAAGATGATAGCCAAAATTCTCCCCTTAGGAACAAGGGCTACAGGGAATTTACCCCAACTCACTCATGGAAACCTCCAGAAGCCCTTACAGAGCCCGGAAGCAGGCTGGAGATAGGAAGATACTGGGGGCCTTCAAAACCTCCCTTTCTGGGGCTTCTTTTAGTGAGTGAAGAGATGGCTTACGCAGTTTAAAATGAATTCAAGTACAGGTTCTCTGACAGAACCCACTCTTAGAAAGTTCTATGTGGTGCATGTTGTTTGACTCGTAGAATCGATCATGATTGAGGTTCAGGGGTTCCAAGATAATTGAGATCAAGCAAAGAAGGAAGGCTTATCTATTTGCCCGAATACAGACTAGCACTGTTATATTGAATTCAGAGGTTCCAGTTCAGTTCTTGTCTTCCACAGGTTGTGACTCGCCAACTGGAAGAGTTTATTTTCTTTTAAGGGTAGGCATAGCAAAGTGTGGAAGGTTTCAATAAATTTCTCTCACTTTCTTTCTTTCTTTCTTTTATTTTTCCCCATGGGTGAAGGGGGATGCAAGAATCATTCCAGGTTGATAACAATTTCTTCTTTGCTCGCCCGCAATTTACTGGCGTGTTCTCGTATGAACCAAACGGTTCATAAAAGCATTTCAAGTTCAACAGGATCAGTGTACTTTGTTTTCACACGATCAATCCAGGCTTGGGACTTGATTTTGAACATGTGTGGAGGATAGCCTTTCTTCAGCGGAGCTCCCTTGCATACCACACCTTCAAATGTCATCCCTGGGAGAGTACCGTTCCTAACTCTTTCTTCCAGTTCTTTGGTTACGCTCCCGACGTACAGAAGGGAAGGAGTCGGTACCTTCCCGGAAAAGGCTTTAACAAACTCCTTCGGACTCATGAAGCCTTTCTTGAACAAGGCTACATCAAACAGGGTAACTTGAAACCCTTCCTCGTCCCAATTGTGGACACCTGCAAAGGAAGAAGGACCATAGAATTCAAAGTAACAGGTCGCTTCTTCGACCCGCATATCCCTGAGGATTGAACCGATCTGATCCTCTTGGGCCTGCATCAGTGGGATAGATTTGGCACCAAGAGGACTGGAAATGTCTACGAGCTGTGTCCTCGAACCAAATTTCCAAAATCCTTTCTTTGGCGTCCATTCCGCTCGCATATTGCTTCCGTCTAATTTGTCGAAAACATGGTAGGAACCTGCTGATGAAATTTCTCTGCTGATGGAAGGGTATTGTTTCATTTCTTTTGCCACCAAGATGCTAGCTCTGAAGCAGGGGTATCACAACGAATGAAACCCTCGGGAGGGTTCAGAAATATCTCTTCTTTATCAGTCCATTTGTGTGTCCTTAACTTCAGGACACTCTTCCCCCCACACCGTTCACAGCGAATCGAACCTGAAGTATCAGAAACAAAATGCAAAACTTGCATAACGTTTTCCAGCATAGCTACACTCCCAAATTCAGTCAACTGCAAATTCCCTGATGTAGCAAGCACAAGCTGAAACCATGGATTGATGCAATTCTTAAATTACTAAATCCCCCCTCTTCAGGAGCGTGTCCCCCTCTTCAGTATCCCCCCTCGCTGCAATCGTCGCACAGAGGGTCACCGTACCCACGGCACCCAGGATACCCGCACGGAGCGTTGTTTCGCCAGTTCCTCTTGGAGGAGGAACCAAATCGGCGGAAAGTGGAAGTTCCTGAGTACGAGTAACGGGACTTGGGCGCGCTCGGAGCGTTGGCCACAAGCTTCCGGGCCTCCTCAGCCCGGTCGTTAGGAACCCACCAGCCCTTCAGGCCGGGATCCCACTTGGCCCCGAGGGCCCGAAGAGACTCACGAACAGGGTATGTATTGCCGGTGATCAGCGTTTTGTTCATCTCGTCGTCTCCTTCTGAGGGCACTATAACCCCCCTCTCGATTGCGTCAAGTCGAACACTCATATTTTTGTCCTTCCAAATTATTTTATGCAATCCCCGTACTTTTGGTACGGACCAAAATTGGGTTATAAGCCCCCAGTCTCTTTTGCATAATTCGGACGGCTTCCGGGTTGCTATCAATCAAAATTGCTTCCCTGTTGTTCTTGAGGGCAGCCTCCCCTGTTGTCCCCGACCCGGCAAAGCAGTCCAAAATAAGATCCCCATGGCTACTGTGGACCTTTACAATCCTCTCTAGGAGAACTAACGGTTTCTGGCTAGGATATCCCGTTCTTTCCTTTCCTTGAGTCGGGACAATCGTCTGCCACCAGACATCCGTTGGCACCTTCCCCCTGGCAGCCTTGGCAGGCCCTACCAAGCCAGGAGCCATGTAGGGGATACGATCTATCTCAGTGTAATTAAAGACATACCTATTCGGATCCTTTGTATACCAAAGGATCGTATTGTGCTTACAAGGCCATTTTGTCTTTGACCTACCCCCATAGTCGTAGCTCCAGATGATTTCGTTCTGGAAATTCTCACGGCCAAATATCTTGTCCAAGAGCACCTTCACATAATGGACTTCTCGATAATCTAGGTGAACAAACAAAGAACCGTCATCCTTTAAAATACGCTTGATTTCTTCCAGTTTAGGCTTGATCCAATTTTCAAAATCCTCAAAGGAATCCCTGTAGGAACCACGGTGCGAAGCCTGAACCTTCCCGGTGTTAAAGGGAGGATCAGTATAGATCAATCTAACGGTCTCCGAAGGGATGGAAGGGAGAACCAATGCGTTATCTTCCTGGTAAATCGTCAGTTTCATTTGACATCCACCCCGGCCTAAATGGCCGGTATTGCCGCGCACAGGGTCAAGAACCTTGTTCTCTTCAAATGGCAACTACTTCCCCATTTTGCGGAGTGTGGCCCCAATAAGAACCTGATAAGGCCCCTGGAACGCCACCGAAATGTGATAACGAGGATTTGCGGGATTATGAGTAAAGTTGGCACTCAAAATGCCAATAAACCTCACGATCCCAACTCTTTCCCCATCCTTTTCCGCCAAAAGCTGTTCCCCTGGGAACAGCTGCGGACTTTGAACGCTGAAATGCCCCTGCACAAGAACGCCGTTCCGAAACGGGATAGAGTTTTCTATCTGAAACATGCTGTCCTCCTCCCTATCATTCGGAAAAATAAGAGAAATGCCTTAGAACTTACTCAGGATGGTTTAGAGGCGAATGGCGGATAACCCGAAATGGTTCTCACGCAATCTTCTTTCAGGTCTCTTGCCCCGTGATCAACCTCCTAGACTGTTTGAGAAGAACAATCCAGGTGTACATCTCTCCAGAGTTTCCTGGATCTTGATGATCGGCATCCCGCACAGAGCTGCATCACGCCGGAAAAGAACACCAAGATTCTGTTCTTCCACCACCACCGACTTCTTCTCGATGAAGACGGCCAATTCTCCACCCCCTTCATTATCGTAGAAACCACCGATAACCTTTACACGCTTGTTCAATTGCATTTGTTTCGCTCCTTGCCTTTGTTATCTCTTGTAATAGTCCTTCTAGCACACTCCCCCGCATACCTTTACCTTATTCTTGCCGGGCAATCTCAGAAACCCCATAAAAGGGACGGCAAGGCGCAAAAGACACCTGATCGTGCTCTTGTTCATCCCGATCGCAAAGTTCCCTGGAGGACGAACAGTTAAGCTTTCGCTGCATGGTTCTCCAGCACCAGACCTTCGGTTGTACTGTTCGCCTTGATACATCCGGCACAGTATACATACATCCGTTCAGAAAGATGTTAACGAAAATCACATAAAAGGTAAACAGATGATTCATGGTGAATGAACGTTATAACCTTAGCCTCAGATGTTTTGTTTAGTACCATGCCTGAAACATGGAACAACTCCTACCCCCTTATCAGTGTCTCTTCCGTCGTTTCTTTTCAGGTTTCTGGTTGCCAAATCAAAGTGTTGTTTCCTCCTTTCTTTACCCCTTTTAGGTTCTTTAAACTCCACCGGTATAGACAAACATACATCCAGGCTTCCTTCCCATTTGCCAGCTTCACAAGCTCTCGATTGTAAAAGCGTCCATTGTTCTCCAGGATATCTAGCTTTTCCAACACCTTGTTCGTTACCTCGTACAGTTCTCCCTGGATGCCGTACCTTTCCCCTCCCCGTTGAACTTTGTATACCGCCGGGAAAGAACCCAAACTCTCCATTCGAAATTCCCTGGAAAGAGTTCGTGTTTCCCCCAGAAACGTAGCACCTGAAAGGTAACTGTGGTTCCACAGTCCCCTCTTCAAACTCCCATAGACAAAAACCAAATGCTTTCCATCGTTTCCCATTTCACCTCTTCTCCATGGTTTGATCCCACCCTCACACCACCATTATAACAGACTTCCCACGTTGTAAAGGGGGAAATCATCCTGGGAGAAAACAACAAAGAATCTCACCAGAAATACAGAAAAGAAAAGAACTCCCCAATGAAAGAACCATAATCAAAAAGAGGCAAACGTCAATGGTTGAAAAAGAGAAAAAACATGGGACAGAGAAAAAATGGAAACAGGAAATCCGTGAACTGCTGCAAGAACTGGTAGGCGGCGGTAGAACAGTCAAGAATACTTCCATAAGCCCTTCCTTAAAGGGTGGAACAGACACTCAAGCGAAACTGTATGACTTGGAAGGGCAAAATTTTAAAGATTTTAAGGTCGGGGAGTTAGTAGAACTAATCCCAACCGCCCAGAACCATTCTCTCTACCCTTATCTCCCAGTGGTTAACAATTCGCTAATTGCCGCTAGCCGCAAAGAAATGTTCAGATTGAACCAAATAAGGAAAGGGCTGGTGGTAAAGAAACTCCAGGTGGACTCAAGGGAATTTTATAAAGAACATATCAACTGGCAAACCAACTGGCAAATCGATACCCCCAAAACAAACATCATCCACGGACAATCACAATTGCTCCAAATCCTCCTGGGCGAAGAGGGAATAATAGTGGAAATATGGAGCCCCTCCTGTGACCCTTGGAAAAGCTTCATCGTAAAGAAAATCATAGCTCCAGAAACATCAAACCCCTCCTAACCCCCTCTTTTACTTCTATCTCCTATCCCCTCTTTTCTCCTTTATATCTTAACTCTTAACCTTAACTCTTAACCTTAACTCTTAAGATTAAGAGTTAACTCCCCTTTCTCTCCCCCTTTTTTCCTCCTTCTTGGTAGTGTTCCACCATGCCGGGATAAGTGTTCAGAAATACAAGAAAACCTTTTTCTTCCCCTGTTTTTCCTCCCCCACCCTCCTTCTTTTCTCTTTTCTCTACTCCCCTTTTTTTCCCGCCCATTGGTTATCTTCCATCATTTTCCGCTTGCCCATTTCCAAAACAACTAGGGGTGAAAGAAGGTCTTCTTACGGCTTGGGAACAACTTCAGGGAAGACGCCACTGCCACCACCCTCCCAAGATGCCCTCTCCAAGAGCCTAGAAGGGGGTTTCTAGGCGTTTTGTCCTTGAGGAAGGCCCTTGGTATGTTCCAGCCCGGCAAGGGCTCTAAAAGGGCTCCTGGATGATTTCTTGGGGGATACAGGTTCAACCTGGAGGCTTACCAAAGCAAGAAAAAATGGGGATTGCAAAAGCTGGGGGGTTGTTACCTTTATTCCAATGTCTGCTAAGGTCAGTCGCGGGGTTTTGAAAAGAGGCAAAAAATTGAATTTGCGTGAAGAACGGAGGCAACGGAAAGCCAACAGACTCCAAACCGGGAAACTTTACACATTCCTTGGGGCAACCGATATAGCTCCCATTTTTTCAGGCCCAAGCCCCCTCAGTCGAATAATCGGTAGAGTTACAACTTATTCTATCGTGATGTTTGTCGAGGCTACCCCCTGGTCCTCCTACCAAAGCCTTTGCATGATGGTCAAGGTCATCCACGGTGAGTTGATCGGCTATCTTGCTTGCTACTATGACCCTGAACAGCCTTTCCAAGCGCATAAGTTCTTTAAAGTGTCACCCCCCCCCAACCCCTAAACCATCTTGTTTGCCCTTTCCTCGCTCTATAACGTCCAGGAGAGGCCTTCTATCCGCCGGATGGGGGAATACCCTTCCCGGCACCCAAGAATCCGCTGGAGAGGCTAATAGACGCTTCGTCGATCTAACGCCCAAATTTTGGTTGGCGAGAACAAAGACGGATATGATGAAGGTGAAGAACATGCGAGAGAACCGCATGGAACTGAAGATCAACGAACTACGAACGGGAGAACTTTACCAGTTCCTTGGAGAAAACATTTTGTTCCACATTTATTCGGCCCCAGACCCCTTCAGTCGGATCATTGGTTACGTTTCGAGTCCTTCGATTGCGATGTTTATAGAGGCTGTTCCCTGGAGTTCCGACCTAGGCCATTGCATGATGGTCAAGGTCATCTGCGGTGAATTGATTGGTTATCTTACTTGCTGTTGTGAGATCAAACGCCATTACTACTATGGTATCCAAAACCCCTTCCAAGCGCATAAGTTCTTTAAAGTTGACAACCATTAGAACCCAAAACATGCGTTATGGCGTTCAGGAGTGGCTTTCTACCCCCTGGGGGTGGGGGGTAGGGTAACACCCTTGCCAACACCCGAACCTTGGTTAGCGTGAGTGCCACAAGCTTGACGTTGTGGAGTTCTGATGATGAAGAAAAACATGCAAGAGAAACGCATGGAACTGAAGATCAACAACAAGCTGCAAAGAGGCAAGCTCTATATGCTTGTCCCCAGGGGATACTATCCGTTTAACCTTCTTGCGAAAGCGAGCCCCCGCAGTGAGACCATCGGTTACGTTTCGGGCAATTCGATCGTGATGTTTGTCAAAGCCGTCCACTGGCGGAACTTGTACAGTAAGGATGATAAATGCATGATGGCGAAAGTCCTCCACGGGGAAACGATCGGTTACCTTGCTTACCACTATAGTTCCAAACGTCCTTTCCAAGCGGACAAGTTCTTCATACGGGTCGACATTTAGAGTCTAAACCATGCGCTATAGCACCCTGGAGAAGCTTTCTGTCCCCCCAGATAGGGTAACACCCTCGCCAACACCCGTACTTTGGTTAGTGTGAACGCTACAAGCTCGATGTTGTGGAACTTTGATGAAGGAGAAAAACATGCAAGAGAAACACATGGAACTGAAGATCGAAGAACTACGAACGGGGGAACTTTACATGTTCATTGGGGCAACCGATATAACCCCCATTTTTTCAGGGCCAAGCCCCCTCAGTCGAATAATCGACAACATTAACGGCCATTCCCACGTGATCTTTATCGAGGCTACTCCTTGGTCCTCCCGCCAAAACCATTGCATGATGGTCAAGGTCATCTACGGGGAACTGATCGGTTATCTTGCTTGCTACTATGGCCCCGAACAGCCTTTCCAAGCGCATAAGTTCTTCAGGAAAGACAACCATTAGAACCTATTCCATCTTGTTTTGCCCTTTCCTCACGCTATAGCGCACAGAAGCGGCTTTCTACCCCCTGGGGGTGGGTGGTAGGGCAACACCCTTGCCAACATCCGAACCTTGATTGGTGTGAACGAGGCACCATTGTTCAAACTCGATGTTGTGAAGTTCTAAAATGGATATGATGATAAAGAAGAAGAACTTACAAGAAGAACGAAGGAAGCGTCGAACCAACAATCTGCAAAGGGGCAAGCTTTATATCTTCCACGGGGAGAGCTATTTGTCAGAGCTTTATGCGGAACCAAGCCCTCTCAGTCGAATAATCGGTAGAGTTACAACTTATTCTATCGTGATGTTTGTCGAGGCTACTCCCTGGTTGAACCCGAAAGGTGGGGGTAACTATGACCGGATGATGGTCAAGGTCATCCACGGGGAAACGATCGGTTATCTTGGTTTTCATTATAGCCGCAAGGAGGAGACCTTCCAAGCGCATAAGTTCTTTATGCATGTCAATCTGTAGAGAACATTCCACCCCCATTTTATTTACCTTGTTATAACTACTTCTATCCACCTAGCATAGCACAATCCCCTGTGTTCAAGCCGACTTCCAAGGAAATTAATGTTGATTATGTAAAAATTCAGGCTACCCACATCGAACTATTACTTAAGAAATAAAACATGAAAGCAAAAACACTCCAGGACGTATTTCACCTTTGGGAAGCCTCAGATAATGAAGGCGGAAAGCTTAAATTGGGGAATGCGGGCCCAACAGGAAAGGGGGTTGTAAACTACAACCGGCCACTGACGGTTCTGCGAAAACAGGACCGGGTGAATAGCCTAATTTCCGGCCAGAATACTCAGGGAAAGAAGGCAAAGTTTATCCCTGGGAATGATAAGAAGCAGAATAAAAATAATCAGCAAATCCAGCAACTAAAGGATAGACTTCTCAAGCTCAAAGCGGAACTAACCTCCCTTGAAAATATCGAAGAGGGCTTGATCACTCCCGACTTTGGAACTTCAGTCCTGGGAAGATCCCTCTTTACAGGCGCTGTTCTGCCACCCCCTAACGGGTACGGGCCAAACTTCGAACCAGCACCACCCGCCCCAGAAGAACTTCCTCCAGGTTACCAAAAGAACACCCTTCCAGACCCAATCGTTCCAGAAGAAGAGGACTTTGGATTCCAACACCAAGATGTTGCTGGCACAATTCTTGCCCCGAAGCAATGGATCCCAAGGGAATCAGTTGCTAGAACGGCATTGGGAACATCATTCCGAACAGCAAAACAACGGCGGAAATTGATTTAGCTGTTAGCATTCAGCATCTTTAAGAATTCAGTCTCACTAATGCAGGGCACCCCATAACTCTTTGCTATCTCGATTCTGTCACTCCACCTCTGGTACCCAACCACAAGGTAGTTGAGACGCCTAGTGACATTCACGGCAAAAATTCCACCATGTAGCTCCACCAAAACCTTATAAAAACTTCGATCGTTAATCAGCGCACCCGTGAAACACACCCTTTTCCCTTTCAGTTTCCCAGACGGTTTTGCCACCGCATATCCGCGCCTGTCTACCGCCCAAATCTGGTCTCTGTGAATGATGTAAATCGTATGATAGCACCCCATTTCGATGCACAATACAAGTGTCCCGGCCTGGATGTCACACCTGTCCCTCCCTTCCACAATATACTGTTGTTCTTCCTCGCTTTTCCTCGTCGAGTAAGCCGTATTTAATTTCTTTGCTAGCAAAATCTTGCCTTTCATGTCACTTCCTCTTTGCAGAAGAGTCCTCCTTGCACTGCCGTGTGTTATCCACTCCTGATTACCTACCCGGCCCGAAGACCGTCGCTCAGGGTGACATGGAACCGCCCCGAGCCTTTTCGGCGGGTTCGGGGGCCGTCGTGTTCTATAGCAACATAGCGCATCGATCCGATTGCAATTCTTCGCCAATCACACCACAGAGGCGGTGGAGTTCAGTGTCTCGCACGCGCCGCCAAGCGGCGGCATCCTCGGCGGCGGCCGCGTAGGCGGCCGCATATGCGGCCCCCTCGGCCGCATATGCGGCGGCGGCAGCCACCTCATCGGCCCCCTCGGCTGCATATGCGGCGGCGGCAGCCACCTCATCGGCCCCCTCGGCTGCATATGCGGCGGCGGCAGTGTCAGCAACGGCTGTGGCAAGTCGCGCGCCGTCAGCGGCGGACTTGCACTCCTCCACCGTCGCCTCGCCGAACACCCAGCGCTCGGCGGCCTCGATTGCCCGGAGGGGCCGCTGCTCGTCCCTGGGGACGTGGGGAAGGGCCTCTCGCGCCACCTTGCAAGCAAGAAACACCGCCAACCGGGGAGACTGTTTTGCGATGGCCTTGAGGGCCATCGCCGCATTCGTCTGTTCCCGAACCCAATCGCTGTTGACGCTCATGACTGTTCTCCTTTCCCCTCCCTGGGACACCCTTTATCTAACCAGGGATCCCTGGTTGTCAACCCACTTCCCTCACGCCGTTTGCACCATCGCTTTGGCGGGTTTCTGGGCTCGGTACCGGGCCAACGGCAAAACCCAAACACAAAATACAAAATTGGCGGCGAGTCCCTGACGACAAGTCCTTGACGACTTTGAAAACGTGCTTATTGTGCTGCCTGCAAGAAAGGACAGGTGGAACATGAATACCAACGTTCTGACCGAAGCAGAACTCCAAGTTCTCTTGACGGGTTACACCGGATTTGCTACCGTCACAACGGTTACCACCCCCAAGCTCAACAAGCGGCACCGTGTAACCAACCCCCCCTGCCCTTATACCACGGTCGTCCGAACCACAGTCCGCTTGGGGCTCGTGGGAGCTTCCTACGAGAATGCAGTAAACAATCGCCGTGAAGCCGAAGGGCACCCCCAGGCTGGGGAGTTCAGGGCCGAAGCCCTCTGGAATGGTGCAGGCGAACACCTTAACAATTCCCTCTCTCGTCACAAGGGCACAGGTAAGGTCTACCTCGTGTTCTACACACTCAAAAATTCCATTCTGTCCGACGTGTGGACAGTTGACGGCCAAGATCTTGTTGACATTTGATATTTCGGTTATTGAACCATACCTTCCTCCAGTGTCCAACGGTAGCAAGCGCCAGGAGTGCGAAAATCCGGTGCCTTGGCGCACTATCGCCCTGGAGAACATCTTCACCATCACCTTCAAGGGTGAAATCTTCAAGGTAACTCACTAAAACTCCAACTCATTAAAACCCCCTTTCCTGGAAAGGGCAATAAATGAGAATTATCAAAATGGACATCGGGGAAATCCCCCAACCTGGGAAGTTCTATCTTTGCAAGAACCACCCTCTTGAGGTATACAAAACCCTAGAGGAACTCCTCCTTGACGAGGATGAAGACTACTATGACAGAGAACCCCTTCCAAAGCCTTGTGCTTCCATCCCTAAGGGAACCTCGTTCATGTTCGCTGGAGTAGCCCATGAACAAAAAATCTCAGGCCAAATCAAAAGGGTCTGGTTCTACGTTGTCCACTCCGAAATGACGGGAATTGTCTACAATGGGCAAATCCCATTCCATCAGTTCCTCCTTCGAGTCGAACCCGAAACCGGCCTCGAACTATAGGAACACCTCAACTCAATGGAAATCATCACTTCCAACCTCGAAATCCTTCGCTTCCTCTGTCAGGCCCTAAGCCAATGGGGAATGTTGATTTCCTTCAACGAAATCAACACCGAGGAACTCTTTCAGGCCGCCCCTTTCTTGCAACAAAAACAATTTCAAGAAGCGGTTATGTGTGGCCGCGCCTTCATTTTCTCCTCCTCCAAAGAGGAGATCTATGTCCTCTATAACCAAATTGATTCAAATCCCGAAACCCCCGTCCAAATCTATGCCTGCATTTCCTCCCCCCAGGGCGAAATCCAAACAGAAAATACCTAAACACTTGAACAGTACCTTTACCCCTGTCTCCATTTGTTCTCAAATCTCAAATCCCCCTTGACCTGGGATACAGGTTCCTTATCTTGAGACTCGAACGGAGGTAACGAATGAACAAAGCGAACAATACAAAAATCTGGCGGAGCGTTGGTTCTTCTGTTGAGGCACAGCTCGCCACCCGTGACGGTGAGACTTACTACCATCGCCGTCGGGTCCGTGACCCGTTCTACGGCTGGAAGTGGACCGCCTGGCAGGTGACCAATATCCGGCCCAACCTCACCTCCAACGGGCTTGACGACGCCCTTTGGGGCGAAACCCAGTCAGGCTGGATCCCCGACTTCACAAACGCCAAAGTTCGGCTTCCGAAGACTCTCCCCGAAAGCTGAATGGAAGAAAGAGGGAACTCTTCCCCTTTCGTTCAAGAACATCACCTATCTCCCCTTACCCTCCCCCCCTCAGCCCCCCGGGGGGGGAGTCGTCATCTATTTTCAATAATTGCGGCCAAGCCATAAATTTATCCCACATGCCCCGGTGGGCAGGTACACCCCCATTTCCACCCCCTCAGAAAACATTCTCCCCTCTTGACTTCCTATTCGAACCGGTTAGATTGTTGATCGCTGAAAGGGAACGATCAACATGGGCAACAGCACCGACCTCAAGTTCTTCTCCGCAACAGCCATCGCACGCTTTGCCCTTGGTCGGCAAATGGTTCAGGTCGGGCAAAATGTTCATGTTGCTCGATGGAACGATGTTTTCGTTGTCGCCCTCAGCGACAACGACTTCACCATCATGACACTCGACCAAGCCAAAGTCAGAGTCAAGACTCTCCGAAACTCCCAAGGCCTCCCAATTCCCTCTCGCCGTCCCCTCCGCATCACCGGAACCGAGCCCGCTTTCTCTTGGAGGGTCGAGGCCGGTTTCACTTGCCCCGACGGTTGCTGCGGGGACGATGCCCCCGTATTCAAGAAAATCTGCGGCAGAAAAGATGAAGCCCTCGCCATCGCTTCCACCCTCCAAAATGGCGATTTCAAAGGCCCGACCGCCTTCGTCCAAATCAAGGGCCCCGCCTTCTTCCAGAAGCACTGGAACCCCCCAACCTCCTCCTAACCAATACAACCCAATAAAGGGGGGCGTTCAAAACGCCCCCATTTTCTCTATCCCCTATTCCCCCCCGTTCGCCCCCTCCCTCTTCCACTTTCCCCTCCGTCCCCTCTCACTCTCACACACCCACCCTCCCCCAACCTTTCTTGTTTCTAAAATAAATAATTATTCCATTTCTTAAGGGCATTTCTCAAACATATGCAAATCTCATGCCAACCCCCCCAATGGTTAAAGGTTTTGCCGCCCGGTCTTAACCACAGCCTCAGCTATGAAAAAAAATCATAGCCCCAAAATCAGCGAGGTAGTTCGCACCCCCGGACAGTGGTTTCGATCCCGGCCCGGAGGCGGGCCTCCAGGGCCCTTTAGGGGCTTGACGGTCCCCCCCCCGCTGGTTAGCTTGAGAGTGTATCCTCCCCCCGTGAGAGGGCTGGATACCAGCCCCCCCAAAAAACAGCGGGGGCTTGACGGTCCCCCCCCCGCTGTTTAGAATCCCCCTCGAAGAAAGAAAGAAAGGAAGGAAAAATGAAGTTGGTCAATCTCACCCCCCACTCGATTGCCCTCCACCTCCCCACTGGGGAGGTGCTTACCCTCCCAAGCTCGGGTGTCGCACGAGTGGCGACGCTCCCCCGGGAGGAGCAGTCGTTCCCGGGACTGCCCGTCCCGGTCCTCTCGGCCCCTGTCTGGGGCCAGGTTGAGGGCCTCCCCTCCCCGGTGGAGGGGATGATTTACCTCGTCTCGGGGGTGGTCCTTGAGGCGCTCCGGGGATCGGGACGGGGCGATGTTTTCGCCCCAGCGACAGGCCCCGGAGACGGGGCCATCCGTGACGCACAAGGCCGGGTGGCCGGGGTCACCCGGCTGATCGCCTGCGGTTGATCCCCCCCTGTCGGGGGCTTGACGGTCCCCCCCCGCTGGGTTAGATTCCCCCTCGAAGAAAGGAAGAAAGAGGATGAACAATCGGAAGTTCGGGGTCGAAATCGAGTTCAAGGGGGCGCAGGCGGCCGCTGTCGCCGCGACCCTCAAACAATTCGACCTCGACTGCGAGGTCGAGAGCTATAACCACAAATCCCGGCACCACTGGAAAGTGGTGCCTGATTCCTCTGTTGATGGGGGGTACGAGCTGGTCTCCCCGCCGATCCGTGGGGAGGAGGGCTTTACGGCCCTCCTCAAGGCCCTTGTTGCCCTCCGGGCGGTTGGAGCCCGCCCGGACGAACAGTGTGGCCTCCACGTGCATGTGGACGCGGAGGACCTCAATGGTCCTACACTTGCACACTTGGTCGGGCGCTACGCCCGACATGAAATCGAACTCGACCAGTTGATGACGCCGTCGCGGCGGCAATCTTGCAATCGATTTTGCAAGAGCCTCATCTCCTTGGAGGAGACATTTTGCCGTACCGCCCCTACAGATTCCGCCGCAGCGATCGCGCGCCGCATGCCCGAGCGATACTATAAACTTAATTTGCTCGCTTACGAGCGTCACGGAACCGTGGAGTACCGCCACCACCACGGTACGATCGAACCCGAGCAGATTTTGCCCTGGGTTCGATTTTGTCTCAACTTTGTTGAGACTAGCCGAGTCCAGGTCACCCGGACGGTCGCGCCCGTCCAGGGGTACCGCAAAAATGCAGCGGAACTTAAATACGCTTTGCTCGCTCGTCTCCTCGACGAGCGAGCAAAGCTCGGTCGACCGGTTTCGGTTGGCGAAATCGCCAACGCCGTCGGGTGTGCGCTGAGCGCCGTCCCGGTGCTGATTTCCGATTTCCGCCGCCGGTACCCGGCGGCTACCCTCACCACCCTGAGGGGTAAGGGCTATATGCGAAATACGTACCAGCCCCTTGCCGAACTCACAGGCCTTCCAGAGCCGGTAGTTAGCTATGATGCGATTTACCCTGAGGACCAGGGACCGTTCGCGGGGCTGTCCACTGACGATCGTCAGTATTTCCGCGCCCGCATCGCCGCTGCGCTCCCCGACTGACGGGGGACTAGTGGAGGGGACAACCCCCCTACTACTGGGGGATCACCTAGTAGGAGGGATTGACAGGGGGTAAGCGGGGGATTAAAGAGGGGATTTTACCCTCTTTATAGGGGATTAGAGTGGGGGAAGGGGTGGGGATTAGGGGACGATTTAGGGGCGGGGGCATAACCCCTTCATTGACGCCCGCCAGCGAAATTTGTCCTCGGACCCAGTTGACGCCCGGCGTACCGTGATTAAAAGGTAGACGTCCAAGAAAGGAAGAAAGGAAGAACGATGAACCACATTACCAATTTTGGTCCTGACTGGGCCCTGGGCCAGTCGGATGCGGGGATGGCCTTGAGGGCCATCGTGGCCCAAAGCCCCCGTCTGGGGGCACAAATCGCGTGCAGCCTTGCACGCGAGCTTCTGCCCCTCGTCCCCGGGGACGAGCAGCGGCCCCTCCGGGCAATCGAGGCCGCCGAGAGCTTGCTCGGCGGTGGCGAGACCCCCTACGGTGGTATGCTCGCCGCTAACGCGGCGGCCGCAATCGCTTACGGGTTTTGCCGCCGGGCGAAGGATCGGCGGCGCACCGCGCTCTTGGCGGCCGGACAAGCCGCCTATGCCGCTGCGGCGGCCTCGGCGCTCGCCTACGAGGTTGTCAGCGGCGAGCTTGCGGCCGATGAGGTCGGCCGCAAGATCTATGCCGACCAGGCGGCCAGGAGCGCCGAGAACCTGATCGATCGTATTGTGGCCGCACGGGCCGCGACAGCCGTGCGCCGGTACGACGATGCGGATTGTTCCGGTTCTGCGGCCCTGGCCTTCCGTCGCGCCGAGCACCGCCGTCTGTGCGGTGTGATCGCAGAGGCCCTGTGATCTGTGATCAGGCGCACCGGGTTGACGCCCGGTGTACCATGATTAAAAGGCAGATGTCCTATAAAGGAAGGAAGAAAGGAAGGAATAAAGATGTACCACATTACCAATTTTGGTCCTGACTGTGTCCTGGGCCAGTCGGATGCGGGGATGGTGCTTCGATCGATCACAAAGAAGTCTCCCCGATTGGGGTTGGTCCTATCATGCAAGGTGGCGCGAGAGGCCCTTCGCTTCGTGCCCGAGGGTGATGCTCGGCCCCTCCAGGCTATCGAGGCCGCCGAACGTTTGGTGCGAGGAGAGGCGACGGTGGAGGAGTGCAAGTCCGCCGCTGACGAGGCCAACGTTGCCGCAGACGCCTACGCTGCGGCCGCCGCAGCGGCCGTCGACGTTGCTGCAAACGCTTGCGGCGACGGCGCATACGCCACCTTTGCGGCCGTCGACACCGCCTACGCGGCGGCCTACGCGGCCGCCGCCGGTTATACCAACGCCTGGCGGATCGCGCGCGACGCCGAGCACCGCCGTCTGTGCGGTGTGATCGCAGAGGCCCTGCGCGAGGCGGGGCTCTGAGGGCCAGGGGGGGGGGATAACTGTCAAGCCCCCGTTTAGGGGGGCGGATTTCTCTTGACATTTTATTTTGTCCCCCCCCATTGACAAGGGGGGATAGCTGTTTATACTGGGGGCTAACAGTAGGGGGGATTATTTGCCCATGGGGGGGGTAGGGGGGCCCTACCAGCTCCCCCAGGCCCGCCAACATGTGTGGGGGGTCCGGCACGAGATTTGCAGGGCAGACCCCTATGCAGGGGGAAGAAAATTTTGGGAAAATTTTGGGGGATTTGGGCAAACGTGGGTTAGGGGGAGGGTATTGTTGGGGATTGGGGAAGATAAGGGGAGGTAGACTAGAAAAGCAGGCAGGGGGAAGATGAAGGGTATGTGTGTGTGGTGGGTGGGGGGATGTTTTTAGAAGAGGGGGTTACCTTCCATGTAAGCGAGGACTTTACGGATTTCGGCGGGGGTGGCATCGGTTTTAATGCTATTAGCTCTCCAGGAGATGACTTGGATATTGGAGGGGGTATAGCCTTTAGAGTTATCGATGCGATCAAGGGAAGGGGAATTGGGGTGTCTACCGGGGGTAGAGGAGGAGATAGAGAGGGGGATACCGAGGACGGGGCAAGTTTGGGGGATACGGATATCATCTGGGGTAATGGTGAACTCGATTCCTTTTTTGGCGGCCCGATATTTGGCATTTTTCCACATATGATAGGTGTAGTTTTGCATTCGTCTTATTTTCTGTTTTTGGGAGATGCAGGGTTTACAGTTATTGTTTTGTGGTTTGAACATAGAGATAGGGAGTTCCATTTTGCAGGAGGCACAGATTTTGGATTGGCCGAGGAGGGATTGGTTTTCTTCAAATTCGAGGATATAGCGGGCTTGCCGGGTGATTTTCATGCATTTGATGCATTTAGATTTGAGGCGAGGGTAGAAGGCGGAAGGGTCTTCTATGCCGCAGAAATTGCATTTATGGGGTTTGGGTGGAGGGGCCATGGTGGGGGTAGGTAACCAGAGTGTGGTTATGGTAGAAGGGGCAAAGAATGGCCAAGAATGGTGTATTTATTTTATGAAGGGTAGAAATTGATGGTTCATCCAATACCGGTTGGGACATTGGTGAGGGTTGAAACTGTTTTGATGAATAAAGGAGGGCGATGGGAAGCGGCTGGGCATAGGAGGCCGGAACAGGTTTATTGGCCGAGGGGGCTAGCTAGTTTGGACTTAATGACTTTGGTACCAGCACATGACGGGGGGGAGGAACTATACGGTATGGTATTAGAACACATGGACGCTTCGACTTTAGGGAACTTTTGCATGGAGGATAATGGGGGTCAAGAGTGTTACTTGATCTACCGGGTTTTGCTTGTTGCGGATGCACCTATTCTTTGGTTTCCATGGAATCGAGTGAGTTCTGTTTTGGACATTCCGCAAGATAAAAGGTAGAAATAGAGGATGATGGCGACCCTTAAGCTACCTCGAACACTTGGCAAGATGACGACTTCGGTTCAGAAGACATTCCGCAGGACACCAGAGGGATTTTACCTGGAGGTGGACATGCATTTCATTCAATTCCTGAATGAAGACGGTTCTCTTCGGAGTCAGAAGTTAGATTATGAACGGCATTTGGATCTATGGAGGGTTGCCCGGGATGGGGAACGATCGATTTATGGGGAGGTTATGTGGGTGGTTCCAGAGTACGAGAAGCCGGTACGGTTGATTTGCATTAAGAAGAGATAGGGAACGGTCCTGTTATGGGTATTTCAGAGAAGAGAAGAGGGGGTTGGTTACGTTTTGAAGGTAAAAGTGTATTATTTGCCCGGCATGTTTTGGGTATATGAATCACTTAGGGGATTTGGGGAAGGACAGGAGTATGGTTTGAGTGTGGTGGGATAGCAGTATGACCAGAACGGGAATGGTTAGGAATTGGAAGAGGGGGTGAGAAAAGGAGGGGGGCAATTGATTATGGTTTGATGAGGGCAGATGGGGGTGGCGGGTTGAAAGCAGTTAGGCGTTGTTGTTTTGGATCAGAAGGGACAATGAGTTTATTTCCGGGGGGGATATTGTTTCGAACGGAACCGACGGCACGAACGATTGTTTTCATTGCCTCATTATTTTCCAGTTCCATTGCGAGGAGTTGAATGAGGAAAAGGATTTGGCGTTGGTTGACGCCGAAGTTTTTGATTTCGGCTACAATTTCCCGACAAGTTTGTCTTTTCTCCTTAGGGAGTTCAATATCGATATTGGGTTGGATATAAGGGGTATCATTTTCTTCGGGGATTTGATCTTTGTCATTCATTTTCTTCTTCTCCACCGTCCTGGAAAGAGTTTATTTTCCAGAGAGTATCACCGAGCAACAGGAGGTATTTTCCGACGATGATTCCATCTACTTCATCCTTGGTAAGGAGGACGGATTTACCCCAGGCTTGATGGTTTCGAATCCAGGCAATTTCCTGGAGGGTAGGGAGGTCTAGTTTGTATTTTTCCAAGTCTTTCTGGAGCTTTTCTGGGAGTAGGTCCAGCAACTCCTCACGGGTCACCAAGCTTGGGAGGTTATCTCGCTTTAAGATGGAGGACACACAGACTTCGACCACCTTATGAATGATTCCGCAGTTATTGCACTGAACAAACGAAGGGATTACATTACCATTTTGGTCAAGTTCTGAAAAGACAACGAAGTGATGCCATTTTGGGGGGTCGGAGTGTTTGAACTGTGGGAGAAGGCAATTGCACTCGACGAGGTGCTTTATGTACCCAACAGCAGTAGGAGGGGGAGCCATTCTCAGTTCCTTACCCACAAGAGAGAGGCAATCATTATGAAAACCATCATCAAGCCACCTGAAAGGGCCAGTTTAGCTTTTTTGATAGTTTTTTTGGTTTGGAGAGTTTTGGTTATCTTTTCTCCTTCTTCCCTGACTCTCCAAGTGGCAAAGGGTTTGAATCGGTCTCCGTGAAATGGTCCAAGGGTTCATCGATAGCCTTTTTGAAGAAGTCCACCTTAGTCATGAAACCGTCTTCGACGGCATTCTTGGCGACCTGTAGGATCCGGTCGGCGACTACACGATCAATGTCGGACTGGGTTCGATTGAGGTAGATCATGGTGTAGTCGTACATGTGTTCTTTCAGCTGGGATACGAATTTGTAGACTTCACGTTCAATGGCGGTTTCCAGTTTTGCCCGTGCATCTGTTTCTGTTGGCATGAATGGTTCCTTCTTTCAGGTATTTGATTGTGTTTATAGATTTCTGGAATTGGATGAAGAGAATTCTTTATTTTCCTAGGAAGGGTTGAAGTGTGTCCAGGATCAACCTTTTGAGTGTTTATCGGCTATAGCATTAGCGACAAATGAATTAGGTTTTAGGACGCATTCAAAGCCGTTGTTTGTGACGTAACCCTTGAGTTGGTCACTGAATTCGGAGGTAAACTTTTTCCGGTGAGCGGGGGAAGCATCGATATGGATTACAGGGAGTATTCCAGTATGGTCAAAGAGATTTATGGCGAGTTCAACAGATTTTGCTACCTCATTGAACATACGGAGTTTCTGGTTGCCTTTGAATTTCTTGCCACGAGTGACTTGGATGTAGTTGCCACGAGGTTCAGATGTTTCCAGGTAATAGTAGTTTCCACCCTTACCGACCCGATAGACACAGATGACGGTGATGAACCGAAAGAACCATCCGTGCATGTGCGAATCGGTGCCAATGATCACTTGGCAATCGGCCTCAAGGTTTCTCTTTGTGTTGGCCGCCCAGTTGAAGACGTGTTCCTGGGTAAAACTTTCGCCAATGGCGTTCTTCCATAATGGAGGGACTCCTTTTGCGATTTCGTTCATGATGACATCCTTGGTTTCCTCTTAGCATCATCGAAACTTGGTGTATGTGTGCGGGTGATTTACAGGATCCATTCGTATCAGGAAATTGGCTTTGACGTACTGACAGAGGTACCCGCGACACATATTGGGCCTCTTTTCATAGATAGAACATTTCCCATTTGTAGGGTTTAAAAACTTACAAGCAAATCTTGGACCAAACACTTGGAACCGCAAAATGGGATAACTTTCTTTAGCCAAGAAGACAGCTTTCCTTTCGCCGTTGAAGAACTTTTCACCAATGATTTTACCTTCTTCCCAATCAATGACCACATCAGCTCTGGATGCAGCGATTCCTTTTCGCCGCAACCAAGCGACGATATCTTTAATCCACTCTTCATCAAGAGGGCCCAGGACATGTTCCATGTCGTCCGGGTCCATTTGACAACAGCCAGCTTTGAGTCCTTCTACACCACAACAGTTTCCAAGGCAGGTCTTGTAAGCGACATCATCTGTGAACCTTGGGCGGTTTTCGGTTGGCTGAGATGGCCATTGGGTTGGGTCGTTGATATGAAGAACGGGAAGGTGGAACCGATCAGTTTTAGCTTTGGCTGCATCAACCTTGGCCTGGAGGTTGCCTTTGACGATCCGTGACATCTCCTTCTTCTTTGCAGCATTATCGACGGACTCACGTTCTTTTTTGAGATTTTCCAATTCTTCAACAGTAAGAGCTGGTCTAACCTTGATTTCCAACGGCATAAACGCAAGTTTCCTTTCCGGGGTCTATTTATCAGGGTAACACAAACGAAGGCGGGAATACACCACCATGACCGAGAAGAGTTTAACCCTCAAAGAAGAGTATATGAGAAGGAAGGTCAAAGAACAAGCGACTGCTTTCATGGAGGCAAAACAACTCCTTGAGTCCTACTACCTGATTGCGGAAAAATTGGATACGGCCACAATTTCTCGAATTGTGGACTCCATGAACGGTGTTGAGGAAGCTCTTTCGGAGTTTTTGCCCAAGTTGAGAAGTGTTCAAGCAGGCTTGGATGCTGCTGAAGCCGAATTGATCAAACTTGTTTCCGGGAAGGCCGGAAATAACCCAAATAAGACCAGCGTTATGCTGGGGAAAGCGATGGCTTTCTATCAGCACCTCACAGCCTTCCTGCGGCAAGACCTTCCGGTTTTGCTCCGGTCCAGGATCTTTGCTAGTGCCAGGACAAATCCAGATCAACCAGTGGGGACCAAAGCCATGCCTGCTTTCCAACAGGCACTTGAACAGGAGAAGACCGGCGGATTTTTGAAGAGGTTGTTCTCCAGTTCAAACATTCCGTACATTGACAACGTTCAACTGGCTAAGGAATTGTGTACCCTAACCTATGACGAACTGGAAAGGCTATCAAAGGTTGGTAAGGTTCCAGCCGTTATGCCGCAAGCTCAGATTGATCAAGCAGCTGCTCAGGCTGTTGGTACAACAGCAATTCCATCAGTCCCATCAACCTCTTCAGTTCCATTAACTGGGACAGAAGCGGGGCAAATTATCAAAGCGAAGGTTGCCAGAGCTTTGGCTCCCTGGGTCAAAGACCCGCAAGCGGTGGCAGCTGTTATGAAGGCTTTGCTCTAATAAGAGGCAGATTCCAGAACGACAAGGCCGCCTGTTGTCAGCATGGATAGAATGGTCTTTCCGGCGAAGTAAACGCCCGTATAAGCGCTGAGAGCAGGCAGGATAGTAATTTCACCTTGGACCTTCTCCAGAGCCTTCCAGAACGTCTTCTGGAGGCTTCCAGGGGGTGCTGGGGAACCTTTTAGGTTCTGAAGATTGACCTTACCGTGATTGAGCAAGGTTTTGGCGCTACGGAGAGCGACGTCGATTTTGACCTTGGTGTTATCTCGTTTGGAAGCTGGCATATTGGGGAGACGAAGAGTGACGGCGGCCGAGATTAGGCTTTGAATTCTTCGGTCAATCAGGTCGGAGATATCAAAGAAATGAGACTGGTCTTGTCTTTTCTCAAGGAGCATTCGAAGGTGATTGGAGACAGATCTTCTCGTTTTTGCATTTTCGATTGCCAGTTCTTGTGAGGTAAGCCGCACTTTTTCAACAATTGGAAGTGTATCAAACTGGGTGAAACAAACCATCTGGCCTTTGAGGGTTGATACCACATCAGAACCAGAAACAACGGCAATATCATTGAGGACGTTGAGGGATTCCAGGTCTGAAGAAAGACGAACTGGCATGACGTTGAACTTGTTGCAGTCAACATTCACCTTGATGGTGGCTATAATTTCCTCCGAAAACCCATGAGCGATCAAGAACAGGGGGATTTGGGTTTGCATGGCACCGTTTAGGATTTTGTCCAATTCGGACACTCTCTCCAAAATGCCGTCCACAAGCATCACCTTGACGTTTTGAGCTTCCCAGAAACCACTCTTAGGAAGCATGAACTTGAATGGTTTGATTGCGTTGAAGTAGTAACCCGATTTCTGTTCGACAACATAGTTGGCCAGGCTTCCATCTTCTACGTGGATCTTACCTTCCAGTCCTGACACTGAAATGGCTTGCCAGACTGCTTCTGCCAGGGTATTGTCTTCACAGATTCTCTGGATTTCTTGTCGCAACCACTCTTCTGTGACTGGAGAAGACATTGAGGTTACCTGCCTGTTTAGGTTGAGAACCAATTCCTCAAACTCATTCATCAGTTCCACCTCGTTCTTTGCAGTGAGTTCCGGGTGCTTCAGGAGTTCTTCGATGAACTCATTGGCGAACCGAACTGCAAGGTAAGAACTTCCAGCCGACAAGAGTTCACTCTTGTAAACAGACTGAAACAGAAGCATAAACAGAGTCCTCTCAGACCGATTAGAGGGTTCTAGGATCCTAGTCAAAAAGTGGTATGTATCCTTTTGAAGAGGGTACCCCTGTTCGTTCAAAGCCACTTTGATTCGGCTTAGCAAACCCTTCATTTTGTCATTCGCCCGTTGGATTTCGGCCAAAAAGTCTGATCTTTCACGAAAGGAACTGTAGGTCATGTCTCAGTGTATCCCTGAAACTTATTGAAATGGCTTAGCCATTTCATACTTATTGTAAGTCGGTTGGCCTTTGGTTGCATCGGAAATTCTTAGGTGAAGGGGGAGTTCATGTCTGATATCAAATCCGATAATAACAAACAGTTCCAGCTTATGGTAGAGAACATTGCACAGAAGATTAGCACTTCACCCGTTCTAAATGGCGGGTTCGACAAAATGATGATTATTGTTGAACACATCCAAGAGAAGCAAGAGGAAACCAGTAAAAAAGTAGATAAAATCCATGATGGTCTCTATGACCCGGACGATGGTCTCTACGCTCGTGTAAAGATGGTGGAAACTATGACTGAACAAATGGCCAAGTCTCAGGCTGTTCACCTTGCAACAGACGAGAAAAACATAAAGGAAATCAATGAATCCCTGAAGAAACTGAGTTCCACAGACGAAGACTTGAACAAGAAACTGGAAACCACTTCCAAACTCAAGAGGATTGCTGGAGATGACTTGGAGAAGCTTGAATCAGTGATCAAAGTCAAGTCTGCCTGGTCTGAGTGGTGGGGCAAAGCCTTTTGGCTGATTGTCGGTGGGATTCTCGCTGCTGCCGGGAAAGCCATTTGGGAAGTCGTTGGCCATAAATAAAGGTATATTTGTCGATACAATTCCGTTAACACCAGAAAGATTACTTGCTACGACAAAGCACTAGCACATAGGAGTAAAGTCAATGAGTGATGGAACGATGAGTAGTTCAAAGGTAATGGCTTTGTGGACGGATCTCTGTCAGATCATTACGGATCTTCAACAGGATATTGAGAAGAATGTTCGGAAGCAAAACATTGCCGCTGGCGTCCGTGTCCGCAAGGGATTGCGGGTGCTGCGAAAGCAAGCTACCTTGATTCTCAAGGAGTCAATGGCCACAGACAAAAGTGCAATTGAGACTCGGAAGGTCAAGAAGGCATCGAAGACCGAGACACCAACAGAGTAAACTTGTTTCGGTTCATATTTATGAGTATGAAGCTGCATATCGCTGCTGATGTAATTGCTAAGGGATTAGACCGAACTATTCCACACAGTAAACTTGGACCCGACGGCATGCTTGCTGTTCCTGAAGTACAGGGAAAAGCATCTGCCGTCGTTGCCATTTTTGAGGCTGATAATAAGCTGGAGTTGGTTACCGTCGAAGAGGTTGGTTTGGTCTCTGAACGAACGAAAACGACAATGAATTCAACGACAGTAGTTGAAGAGAAGGCAAAGGAAGTGGAACCGGAAGTAACGGTTCCTGTTGAAGCTTCTAAGACAACAAAGGCTGTTGGCAAGCAAACAAAAGGGCTGAAGAACGCTTCGTAAGCGATTTGGACGTGAATGCCTTTTGTATTCATGCATAATCCATTATGCTTGTTAGTACCACAGCTTAGAAATGAAGCGCATGATCGTCAACAAAACTTTCGTTCTTGACACAAACGTTCTTCTATCAGATTCAAATGCTTTGTTCTCCTTCAAGGAACACAACGTGGTTATACCAATGATTGTGCTGGAGGAGTTAGACAGGCACAAGGATAGGCAAGATGAAGTTGGACGGCATGCTCGGGAGACATCTCGAAAGCTAACAGAAATCACCAAAGGCCACAAGGCCTTTGATGAACCGATACCGCTTGGAGAGGGTCATGGAACGCTAAGGATTCTGTCGTTCAATTCTCTTGGGTATTCAGACCTGAAGGAATTGATCCCCTCAGAATTGGAAGGGAAGTCTGGAGACAACCAGATTCTTGCAGTATGCATTGCTTTCAAGAGGAAGCACCCGGAAGTTGAGATGGGTCTTGTCACCAGAGACATCCTGCTTCGTCTTAAGGCTCATGCCTTGGGGATTCCGGCTGATGACTACAAGAAGCTTCATGTTGCCAAGTCTGTCCAGGGACTTTACACGGGAGTATCCACGCTTGTTGGGGATTATGATCTAGACAAATTCTACCGTGAAGGCGTGTTGGAACTTCCAGTGGAAGTGAAAAGCACTCTTTGCGAGAACCAGTTCTTGGTGGTCAAACAAGAGGGAACAGAGTGCTCCGCTATTATGCGGTACAAGGGAGACGGGAAGGTTCAGAAGATTACAGATTTTGCACCTTCCAAGATTGAAGGCAGAAACAAGGAACAGAAGTTTGCCATTGACTTGTTAATGGACCCTTCTATTTCCTTGGTAACTATTGTGGGTTCTGCTGGTACTGGGAAGACCCTGTTGGCTATTGCGGCTGGGATTCATCAGGTGATTGACCAGAAGCGGTACAAGAGCTTGATTGTGTGCCGTCCAATCCAGCCTCTTGGGAAAGATATTGGATTTCTCCCAGGAACCATGGAAGAGAAGATGGAACCGTGGGTTGCTCCAATCAAGGATAATCTCAGGTTCCTGCTATCAGCCGATGGAAAGAAAAGCAAGCGAGGGGAAGAGACTCTTGAGATGCTTTTTGAGAATGGCACGATTGAGGTTGAGGCTATGACTTACATTCGTGGCAGGTCAATTGCTAATGCCTTTATGATCATTGACGAGGCTCAGAACCTCAATGCACACGAATTGAAGACCATCATCACTCGTGTTGGAGAGGGCACCAAGATTGTCCTAACTGGTGATATTGAACAGATTGACAACATGTATGTGGACAGTGTGTCCAACGGGCTCACGGTTGCAATTGAAAAGTTCAAATCCTATGACATCTCCGGTCACGTGACTCTGACAAAGGGTGAACGAAGCAAGTTGGCGACTCTGGCAGCGAGCATTCTGTAACAATAAGGGCCGCGATACTTACAAGTTGTGAGTATTGAAGACAAATTTGCGAAAAACCGGTCAAAATACCGTAAGGCCTATGGATATGGAATGTCTAGAAGGCCGGACATTCGTTCTTTTGTTGATCCTCTCACAGAAACAACTCGGTCTTTTGATTTTCAGAAGATTATCCGAGACCGAGATTTCTTCCTTATTATTCAACACCAAGAGCAACCATTACCTCCACCCAACCCACCTATTGTAGAGTACCTAGAGGTAACAGTTGGCCCTTTTTCATCCTCTCTTTACCAGGACATAACATTTCCAACGCCTTTCACTGGTGTCCCTTATCTTGCCTTTGAGACCTCACAAAGTCAGTTTACAGGTATGGACGGGGAAGAAACACCTTCAGTCGCTTGGTGGGTTACTAACTTGGGAGTGACCGGGTTTAGAGCCAATTTCTCGGCTCCGTTCACCGGGAAGCTCACCTATCGAGCCGTTTACACCACAGCGCCATACCCTGTGTATGTCAACAGAGTTACAGATCTATCAGGAACATTTGCTTGGTGTTCAGCGGGGGAAGTAAATGTTGGTGGGGCTTCTTTTGTTACAATGTCTTGGGCTCCATTGCCTGATAATCCAGTGTTTGTCAACTATAACCCTGTTGGAGTCAATTCAGATTTGACCTTGAATATTGGGCAAACCATCTCTGCGGTGTCTTCCAGCTATGCCGTAAATGACCTTTCTATTGTTTTCAGTGGTTCCATTCAGTTCCTTGTTCTAAGCAATACACCTGGTCCTTATTTTCAGGCAAACCCTGACACTGGTGTCCCAGGTCTGTAATGACAACCTAATTACCACTGAGGTAATCGACAGTGGCACTAGACTTTCGAGCCAGCCAAACCAGAACCAGCAAATTGATTGCGTCTGGTTCTACTGGAACCAACGCAAAACTGCTATTCTATCCCTTTAGTTCTGCCCTGAATCTGTCGGGCGCCATTAACCCTTCCGCCTTCGGAACAGGTTCAATTGGCAAGGATATCTTCCTGTACATCTCAGGGACAGTTGGCAGTCTTGACGGGACTGGAAATGGAGCTGCCGTCACTGGAGGTGATCTTCATGTTTCAGGGAACCTGAGAGTCGAGGGGACTCTTCTCTTTTCCTCTGGATCAAGTATTGAGATTGGGCTGTCAGACTATGCCGCAACGAGCAACACTTTCAGTACAATTGTGGGTCAACACAGGCTTGATCCTACAGACTATTTGAATAGACCAATTTATCTCCGTGGAACTCTTGCCGTTTCAAACGTTGCAGCGAAACTGAGTGTACGTCTTTGGAATGTTACCTCTGGAACCTATGTGGAAATCGGAGGTCCAGGAATCACACACTTTGTTGTCTCAGGGACAACACCTACCTTCTTTCAGTCTGTAAACCTCATCAGTGCCTCAGGGTTTTCTTCTAGCCCGGCCATTTATGAACTGCACGCTTCCGTATCCAATGGTTCCTATGTGGGTTACGTTGGAGGTTGGAACTTCGCCGTCACTGGCGCTGGGATTCAAGGACCACAAGGACCACAAGGACCACAAGGAACGGCCGGTAAGTACGGAAGACTCTTTATTGGAAGGTATACCAGTACAACCAGTACTTCTTTAAGTCCAGAAGTGTGTGGCCAGAACTATTGGGATCCAACCGATTGGGGTTTTGTCTCTGGTTCTTCGTCAGTGTTCCTGCAAGCAATCCTCTCGGCTCAGACCGGAAGCGCTTCTTCTTTCGTGAGACTTTGGAACGCTACAGTTGGTGCATACGTGGAGATTGGAGGGCCAGGGGTGACAGAAATTTCAACTTCACAAACAACCCCAACCAGACTTCTTTCAGTCAATCTAACGGGAGCACTCAACTTCGTGACAAGTTCAGCACAGGTATACGAAGTACAAATTTACACTTCTGTAAATACCAGCAAATGCTTCCTTGGATCCTGCGAACTTCTGACACAGGTGTAGTGTCCATAAGAAATCGCAGTCGTTAGTGCCTACAACAGAAGCATGTCGAACATTGCAACTGTTCGCCAAGGTTTTGTGCGAGATTGAGTGTGATTGTAGTTTATACTGACGGATCCTCCTGGCAAGGTTATCAGCCTAGTTGTTGACAACCTATCTACTACCTGGAGAGGTTCTTGTTCATGTCTGGTTCATTCCATTCTCGCTGGTACCGTATCAGTTCCCCCACTTTCCCGGTAGTTGGCCAACAGTTCTATAAGCATGCCTTCGGTGCTCTAGCCAACTACTATGATCAGCATCCTGGATTCCAGCGAATTGCTTCCAACTATGGCTATGAGAACACTTACATGTTCGTTAGCGGAAGTGGTCTTGGAACTATGCGTGATTGGACACAAAACCCCTGGGATGGTTGCTGGGGTGTTTGGAGGGCGGTAAGTGCCTCTATGCAGTACGATGTGGTTGTAATTGCTTCTGACGTTACTCCAATCAACAACTATGGTACTTCACCTTGGCAACCAGAAAATCTGGGTTCTGGTATTGGTATTTACGCTGTTGCAGCATACCATCCAAGCGGTGCTTGGAATGGAACTATCGCCAACAATGGCAAAGACACTTTTACTACCCCATGGAAGTCTGGTTCTCTGACGACTGTTCGTTGCAATGCTTTAGATGGTGGCAATACAAACCTAGATGCCACAGTTCGTCTAACGGATGTAGTAGGGCAGTTTTCAACGGACAATGTAGCAATGGACATTTTTATAACAGGAGACAATGAGACAACCTACATTGCCATTTCCAATTTGAGGCTTGGAGCGACTTACAACTTCAATCTTGCTGTAATTGGGAAGTACAAGGCATTTGACTCCTCTTTTGACTTACCGCTTTGCCTGTTAAAACTTGGTGGGGACTACAGGAGTGCTTATCGTGGCATAACCATTGGCGAGATTGCAGCAAACAGCGGCGGCGGTGGTTTGATTACCAAAACAACAGATATAAAACCTCATCGGTTGCGATTGGAATATCCCGACTTCATACTGACAGATGCCTCCAAACAATCGAGAGTGTTCGATGAAGACAGATTTTGGGAGTTTGGTAACAAGCTCTACTCTTATGAACCAGGGCAAATGAAGTTAGTTGGCACTCTTTCTCATTTGCGTTTCGGCGCTTTTTCTGCTGGCGGTTCACACAGGTTTTACAAAGCAAACACCAGAATTCTGCTACCGATATTGCTTGAGACTTCTTTGAACTTTTTTGGTGTCGTCACACTTCCATGGAATGGCTTACTTAAGCCTGTGGAGTGGTAAGGACGCATGGCAGGCCCATTAGTAAACTACAGTTTGGTTGTTCCAGGTACAGGATCAGAAGGACTACCTAGAAATATTTTCTCGTCTATCATTTCCTTCTTTGATTCTCACCCGGCTTTCACTCGAATTGCCTCAAACTATGGAACACCAGAATACAGCATGCCAGGGCCAAAGCAGGTAGCTGGTCTGGGATTTGGCTTGTCTGGATCCGATTCTGCTGTTGGAAACGGCGCATGGGCTGTTTACAGAAATACAGGCGGTGAAGAACCATATGACCTCTTTATCGGGTTCAGTGTCGGCATTGATCCTTCAACTTCTCCAAGCGGTAGTTGGCACTGTGGTTATTATGGAAATGGTGGAATTGGAATGATGTGGGCTTGGGACGAGTCTGGGGAACCATGGCAAGGAACCACTTTCAATGACGGTACTGATACTTTTTCTACACCTTGGCTCAGTTCAGCCCTCTTGATGCCCGCTGCAAATGAAAAGGATTCTCCGGCTGGTGGTTCTTACACTGTGAATGTCACAGGTTCCAGGAATATGGCAGCCGCTCTGACACCTGCCATTTGGAGTGTAACAGGCCAATCTTTCCTGGTTTGTGTCGGAGATAACGATGGGTTTAACATCTTCTGGGATCAAGCAAATGAACAATACAACAATGGAATTATCTTGGAACGGTACGTCCCCTATCAGGAAGACTATGATTTGCCCTATGTGATGCTGGGTCGGCAAAACGTTATCAACAACAACAAGCTGATGCGTGACTACTACCAATACGGATTCAACCATTCCGTTGGAATCACCCTACAAAAACCAATTGCTGGTCGAGTCGGTCTTTCAGGTACTTACTGTCCTAAGCAAGAATATCCACGTTTTCTTTCCCATGCTGGCTTAAACCAAGTACTCAATCAACATTTCGGCTATTTCTACACTTCATCCTCTACAAACAAGTCATCAATCTCTGAATTTCCCGTTCACCTTGGAGCAGGGCCACCTGCCATTCGATATGCTGGAATCCTTAACCTTTTCAGGGCTATATCATGGGAAATGCCTTCAAATACTCGCTATGGCCATCAAACCCGTTATGCTCTCGCATTTGAAGGTGGAACGGATGCAACATGGGCTTCCGGGTCAATTCCATGGAATCCCTTATGGACAGCCCATCCGAGCAGTTCAAACCTTGATTATGAAGCGCTATGGCATACTTCCAGCTTTGGCGGTATTGCTTACATGCCCGTTACTATGTCTAACCTCTTCGAAGATGTCATTGTCGAAAACAATATAATCGTGCCCTATCGGGGAAGGGTTGGTACTGTCTATGTAGGAAACGTTAACAGTCCTCCTTCGGGTTCTACCGACCCAGTGATTCTGTTTACCAACACCCTTTTCTCGGGGATCTAAGCCATGACAGGACCAATCAGATCATCTTGGGCCAGATTCGGGCAAACTTACACACCTCTAGGATATGAGTCGGCAAACTTTAGTTCTATTTTTGCTTGGATTGCTGGTTACTTTGACAGTCATCCGGGTTACGTCCGAATCGCTTCAAACTATGGCGTAAACGGTTCTGGTTTCGGGTTTAGGTCAAATGGACCAACACCCAGAGGCGGTGCTTTTGGAGTATGGAGAAACGTCTCCAGCAGCCTTCAGAGCGGTCTTTCAGGTGAACCTGTGAGTGTACCTGCTTTTGACTTCTGTATGGTTCTAGGGACCACCACTAATGCCATTGATGCTACAAGTTCATGGCTTCCTGGAGGACAGATTGGGATTTGGTATACAATAGCATACCACTCCTCGAGCGCCGCCTGGAATGGGACCACAGCTAACAACGGTCAAGACAATTGGACTGGAACACCCTGGAAATCCGGTTCTATTGTCCTTTGCAGAGCCAACGGTTCGGGGTCAATAGCTTCGGTATCTTTGAATGCTTTAAGTCGGCTTGACTACGGAGACGCTTTGCCGCCTGCTGATGGTTGGATCACCGGTGACAACGATACCATCTTTGTGGCCTTTAGGAGTCCTCCGAACAACGGTCCAAATGCTCAAGTGAACAAGGTAATAGCTTTTGGTGGATATCAAAGACTCACAGCCTCAATGGATGTCCCTTTGATGAACTTTCGCTGGGGGGCTTCCATCACGTCTCCTTGGATCCCAGTTGGTTCTACAACGCCTGGCGAAGATGACGGAGGAATTGCAACTTTCAGCCAGATTGGAGTAAAAAAGGTGGCAGCGGATTATAGCACTGCAATGACACACGACACCACTCCTGTTGCTTCTATTTCAACTCAACGTGGCTACTATAGCACAACCACCCCTGATCGCCAAGACCGATATATGATTGAGTGGCCCGTTGCGATAGCAGCCCTTGAATGGAATGGAGGCTTTGACTATGACAATTGGACAGGTTCTCACTTTGTTCTCGGCGGTTATATTCCTAATTTGAGAGTAGGAGACCAAAAAGGAATCATTGCAAGGAGATATGCCAAAAACACCAGGATAGCTTTGGGCTTCTCTGCCGGTGGCGGCTTTGGCCTCTCTGATGTTGTAATCACTCTTCCTTGGGATTCAGGTTCTCTCAATAACAGGGCTTACTAAGATGTCAGGACCACTTTACCGCCTATCAGCAATCGTTACGGGTTCGGGCATAGCTGCTTCCCAGAACGTTTTCTATTGGATGCGGAAGGCTTTCGACGCTCATCCTGGATTCACACGCATTGCCTCCTACTACGGCCAAGGTGGAAGTGGCCTTGGGCCCAATGATGGATCGGATGATGGACCATCTGGGGATTGTCGTTGGGCTGTTTACCGAAGAACAACCGGTTACCCTTTGGATGTAATGATCGCACAGAACAACGGCGAATCAGCAGGGGGTAACACTAACACCGACCCCAGTGGTTCTTACACCATCGGCGGGGCAAGTGTTGGAGTTGGCTTTGCAGCCGCTTGGCACCCCTCTGGAGAGCCTTGGAATGGCACCACGGCCAACAACGGCCAGGACTCCTTTACAACGCCCTGGAAGGGCGGCAGTGCGGTTCTACCACGAACAAACAGTTGGTGGTGGTACGCAAGCGCTTCGCTGAACGACCTAGCTCCTCTCTGTAATCAACCTTATCTCGCTTCAAGTGCAAGCTTTCACTTTTTGGGGGATGACAACAATTTCATCCTCCTTGGAGATGGTGGAACAATTTTGACCCCTTCACCCAATGATGGCATCTTTCGTTTCCTGGGCGGCGTGTTCTATATCAATCCAGCCAGTGCCTCTTTTGACTTGACCTACCTGATGATGTCAGAAGGGATGAACTTTTGGAGTGGAGTTGGCACTACACCTGGAAGAGGGATCCGAAAGGATATGGAGAATGATCCGGTAGGTGGTGGTGTATGGATCAGCCAGCCTGGAGGCAATCAGCCCTTTACCGGTTCTTTTGGATTCGGACTCGATTGGGATCTTGGGGTTACAGATGCACAACAAGAGCTCTTCCATCAAGTGTCATCCGTTGGAACTGGAAGCTACATCCTTGAATCGCCAATCTTGGTTTTTGCCACTTATCCGGCAAACTGCTACATTGGTCACATTGACTTCATCCGAATGGTCAACCCAACTCTCCAGTGCTACGACGTGATTGCCAACGGTTCCAGGATGATCATTGGGTGGGGTTCTAATACTGGATTTACCACTACTATTACGAGCGCTTCCCTGCCATGGTCGGCCTCCTACGGAATGCCTTCTAGTGTTAGCGGAACATTTTACACCAGTGGAACTGCCTACCTTTCTGGTTCAGAACCCTGGTTTACAGCAAACTCTCAATCATTTCTTTTTGACCGGTACATCTACAATTCCTCCTCTTTCACCGTCTACCGCTACTGGGACGGAAATAACTACAATTACACAACTACACCAATAAACAACAGCGTCGTTGTAGGTCACTTCCTTACGATAGCCTCTACTTCCATCTAGACCTCATCTCCCCCTCACTTCTCTTTTAAGCAAATAAAGGCGAATAGCCAAAGAGGGAGAAAAAAGAGACAAAGAGAATTGTCTTTTGTTTCTGCCCACTTATCCCATTGGGTGGAACACTACCAAGAAAGGGGGGGGGGGAAGGGGGAAAGAGTTAAGGTTAAGAGTTAAGGTTAAGGTTAAAGTATAATACAGTTAACAGTTAAGAGTTAAAAGTAGAAGTAGGAGAAAGAAGAGAGGATAGAGTAGGGGGTATAATAAGAATAAAGAGAAGAGATAGAAAGACAGAGAGAAGAGTTTAAGAGTTAATGGCGATGTGGGATCTTTAGGGAGCTTTGGATGGCGATCACCATGCAGGAAATAGTTACTTTCTTTTGTGATCTTGGGATTCCATTGCTTCCGTGTTATGGAATTGACGGGGGACAGTGTACTTGCAAGAGGGGTTCTTCTTGCCCAAGTCCAGGGAAACATCCATTGATGAGTAACTGGCAAAAGGTTGCTTCAATGGAACCGGCGAAGGTAATGAAATGGTTGCGGGGGAAGAAGCCGGTTAATTTGGCAATATGCACTGGGAGGTGGAGTAAAGTAACAGGGAAGTTTCTTGTGGTTGTTGATGGGGATATTGTGGCTCATCCATTTCTTCAGAGGCTTGCGAGGCATAGCACAACTGTGACTCAACGGAGCGGGAGTGGAGGGGACCATGCTTTTTATTGGTCTAATTTTCCTGTAAAGAATTCCTGTCAGATGGTGGATGAGAAGGTGGACATTCGTGGGACTGGAGGGCTTGTGGTAATTGCCCCCAGTTTGCACAAGAACGGAAAGAGGTACGAGTTTACTTGCGATCTAAAGTCGACAACCATCCAGGAAGTTCCAGAATTTCTGGAGAAAAAGCTGAGGATAACGGCAAAAAAGAAGGAGAAGAAGGCAAAGGGTGAAGAGAGAACTGTTATTTCAACTAGGTCTTCTGTTTCAGAGAATGCGAAGCTATGGCAAAACATGTCTATTACCATGATTCGGGAGAAGATGGCGAGTGGGACTTTGATTCCTTGTGGGGTACGGAATATGACAATGCACCGTCTTCTATCTTCGGAACGGGCTCATGGAGCAAGCGAGGAAAAGCTGAGGAAATTGGCTTTGGAGTATCTCAGATGTTTTGAGGATTCCAGTTCTTTCAAGAACGAGTTGGAATCGATTGTGCAGTCAGTTGCCAAGTATCCGTCCTACGACAACACCTTTGAGAAGGTGAACGAACTATATCTTGGGTGGCTTGCAAAGAAGGGGTATGAAGCACCCCATGATCTTAAAACTCTTAAGGCTTTCGACGATAAGTTCTTTAGCACACTGGAGGAAACAACTGACATTGGAACAGCGATGACTCTTAAGGAAATCGCTATCCAGCGAAAACAATACATGAAATCGCAGGGTTTGGATCGGTTTGCGACCTACAAGCCCCAGATGTTAGCACAAAAGCTACTTTCACTTGGCTTTGTGAAGAAACGCACGAAGAAGGGAAATTTCTGGATGGTCAAGAATGGCGTGCAAACTTCAACGGAACCTTCTAAGGTTGTGCTGAAGGACCGTTCCAGGTCAATGGAAACGCTGAACATGTCGGGAAACGAACAAAAGGAAGACAGCAACAACAGTGCAACAAGTTCCAGTGGTAACAGCAAGAAGGGACTTAAAGACGGCGATGTGATTGTCCATAATGGGCGTAAGGTTCGCGTTGAAGTCATCAAGTCCCAGGAACCAGTAAAGCAGCACTCCCGGGAACATCTTTACATGGGCCAGACTGGCTATGAATACAACAAGGCCATGATGGCGTTGCTTTCTCGGATTACTGAAGAACAAATGGACCTTTTGGAACGGAATGAATTGGTCATGGACAAGGAGAAAACTTTGTCCTGGATCAACACCGTAAAACCAGGGGATATCATTGGAGTTCTATGCCGAAGGTATCGTGTGAATGGTTTCAACGAGCTTGAAGGTACCCAAGCGATCAGTGTGGTTGAAGTGAAACACGTTCAGGGAAATCCTGGTGAATTCAGTGATGTTGGTGAGGATGTTGAACACTTGTCACTTCCACGACTGGACCATGCCCGAGAGTTGAATCTTCTAGATATCCTCTGGAGAGACAAGAAGCCTTACGGAGAACCGGGCACGAAAGACATGAACGTTATTCTTCTCCATGATGTGGAGGAGGCTTCAAACCCTCAAGAAGACAAAAGACAAGAAGAAGAAGAAGAAGACATGAACGGAACTTTAGGTCGTAGTTTTTTTACAGGGATGGCTGTTGAGTACAGCATTCCCAAGTCCACGAAAGTAGTTTTTGTTAACGATTATTTTGTTCGTGAAGTTGCTGGAGGCGCCGAATTGACTTCGGAAGCCATCATCAAGAAGAGTCCTTACAAGGTGTTCCGGCTTCACTCAAACTCGGCGAACAAGAAACTTCTGGATGCCAACAAGGACAAGTACTGGATTTTCGGCAATTTTGCATCCATGTCGGATGCTATGATACGGTATCTTCCTGATGCTGGAATTCGGTATTCGATTGTGGAGTACGATTTTAAGTTTTGTGCTTACCGGTCTACCAATCGGCATCAGCAGGCTACAGGGCAGCCTTGCAATTGTGCGAAGGAGACACACGGACTGTTTGTTGCTCGGGTTTTCCAGAAGGCCGATAAGATCTTCTGGATGTCTTCTGGCCAGAAGGATCACTGGCTTAAGCATGTTCCAGAACTTGTTACTCACCCAGGGCACATGGTTCTTTCTTCTGTTTTTGATGATGAGACCCTGGATATTTTGGCGTCATACCGGAAGGGGGGCACGGAACGGAAGCCGCTTTGGGCCACCCTTGGGTCTGGTTCCTGGATCAAGGGGGTGGAAGAGACACAGAAGTGGTGTACCTTGAAGAGGTATCAGTTTGAACCTATTCCGAATCTTCCGTACAAGGAGTTCCTTCGGAAACTCTCTGAGTACAAAGGACTGATTTTTATGCCTTTGGATCGAGACACATGTCCCAGGGTGACTTTGGAAGCCAAGCTGATGGGCTTGGAAGTGATGTGCAATGAGAACGTGCTACAGAAGCACGATGATTGGTTTAAGGGAACACCAGAAGGGTGTGAGAACTACCTTCGAACTAGGGGGGATGTTTTCTGGTCGCAGTTTGCGGGGCTTTGCTAAGCCAAGTCGCTGTAAATTTCTTTATGTTCCCTACCAAACCATCTGACCAGTCTTCCGGCGTAAACATTGGCTTGGTCTTCAAGTTTTTGGTTATCTGTATCCCCAGGACCAATCATTTGGAGTTCATATTGTCGATGGTGGGTTAGTTCGTGTGCTAAAGTTCTCATTACGTCAGCGATAGCTCTGTTCTTGGCTGCAACAACGATTGTTTTCTCGTCTGGGAAGTAACCACCGGCCGAAGGATATTTGGGATCGTGGCCAAAGACGAAAACAATCTTTGCATTGGACTTGATATCCAGTTGTTCAATGACATAGGCAGTGAATTTCTTGAACAAGGCAAGATTTTCAGCAGTTTGAATCATAACCGTAAATAGGAGACTTATGAAACAACAGCAGTTTGAAGGACTTGAGTATAAGGATGTGTACCTGATTCCTCAATACTCCGAGGTGAATACCCGATCGGAGGTGGATATCTCAATAAAGGTGGGCCACCTTGATGTATCGGTTCCAGTGATTTCGGCCAACATGGACACGGTGACCAATGTTTGCATGGCTCGTTCTATGCGAGAAGCTGGTGCTCTTGGAGCACTTCATCGTTTTTGGTCAATTAAGGAAAATGTTGAAAAATACAGGCTCGTAAGGAGAACTCCTAACCAGCAATTGGACTGTTTTGTCTCTGTGGGAGTAAATCGAGATAGCAAAGAGCGTGCTCAAGCTCTTTACGAGGCTGGAGCACGTTATTTTATTATTGATATTGCCCATGGGCACTCAAAAATGATGAGAGATATGATGGAGTGGATGAAGGGAACCTTCACCGATATCTTTCTCATGGCTGGTAATGTGGCTACCCGTTCTGGTGCTATTGCTTTGGCTTCCTGGGGTGCAGATGCAGTGAAGGTGGGGATAGGCCCGCGTGCTGTATGCTTAACGAAGAATGTTACGGGTGTTACTGTTCCCCAGCTTGGAGCTATTGAGGACTGTGCAGTGGGGCTTGAGTCGCTTTCTAGGAAGGTGCTTTTAGTTGCTGATGGAGGCATTAGGGAGTACGGGGATGTTGCCAAGGCCATTGCAGCCGGTGCCGATCTTGTGATGGCAGGCAGTCTTTTTGCTGGTACCGATGAGGCCCCAGGGGACTGGGTGGTTGATGGTAAGAAGGTCTACCGTGGCATGGCGTCCGAGGACGCCATGCATCTTATCAGAGTAGATGATAGTTGTACTCCAACACCAGAGGGGACATCGATTCTTGTTGAACACAAGGGACCGGTGAAGCGTATTGTGGATGATATTGCTGGGGGGCTCCGAAGTGCTTTTTCTTATTCGAATGCCCGAACACTTTCGGAGTTTCAGGTAAGAGCGAAATTTGGAATACGGAAACGATAAAGCGGCCCATTATAATGGGATGGTCGTTCATCTTCCTCTCTTCAAAGATCCAACGATACTTCCGACAGGGAAGCATCATATTTCCTTTTCTGAAATTAGCACATGCAATGAATGCGGGTACAAGCACAAGCTAAAGTATGTGGACGGTCATACTGAACAAGACAGCGAACACACCATCTACGGTCATGGGATTCACTCAGCACTCCAGGATTGGCTTCTTAGCCAGAACTTCCAGGATTTTGACTGGGATGAGCGGATTGAAGTCTGTTGCAATGAGGTTTTGAAAGGCTTCAATAATCTTCCAAATTTCAAACCAGACCCCGGAGAATTGCAGGAAGAGTGGCTGGAACCCATTGACCGCATTCTCCGAAGGGTTCCAGTGTGGATGGATGCAACCTTTCCGGGGTGGAAAATTGTGGCTGCTGAGTTTCCACTGTTTGAACCAATTGAAGGTAAAACCAACAAGTGGTTCAAGGGATTCATTGATTGTGTGATCAAGGTTCCAATTAAAGTTCGAAAGGGAAAAAAGGAAATAGCAACGGAATACACCTACTGGATTCTTGATTGGAAGACGACTTCTTGGGGGTGGGACAAAAAGAGGAAGCAGGACAAGTACAAGCGGATGCAGCTAGCTCTCTATAAACACTTTTTCAGTGTTAAGACAGGCATAGCAATGGAAACCATCCATTGCGGCTTTGTCCTTCTCAAGCGCACAGCCAAGAAGGAATGTTGTGAACTTGTCCCGGTTTCTGCTGGAGACAAGACGAGGCAAGATGCTCTTGACCTTATTTCTTTGTCGCTGAACCTCATTGCCAAGCGTTACTGGCTGAAGAATCGAACAGCCTGTCGTTTCTGTGACTTCAGAGCGACTCCTCTCTGTCCATAAGACTTTATGGTTTCCAGGCTATAAACTGAAGTGACTCCCAACTCTACAATTGGAGTTTTTGATGAGAGAGAGAAAAGAACTTGAGGTTGTGTTGAAGGGTGCAATTATGGTATTGCGTGAGACTGCTGAGAGTCTGGATAAGCTTCGGTGGCAACAGCAATCAAACGCCAAGCTAACGAAAGAACTCGGCAAGGCTATGCGATCAGCACTCATTGCAATCATGATGGTTTCACGTTATCGAACCGACCTGCAAAAAATCATAGAAAGGCAGCAAAGAACCAGTTTTTGGCATATTCCAGTTAAGTCTTCACTAAAGAAATCCAAGGAGAAATTTTGTTCTGAGTGTTTCACACCTCATGGTAAGGACAAGGACTGTGATGCACTTTTGGGCGAAGAAGAATAATCAATGACAACCTTCACGATTTCAGCTTACACCACTACTCGAAATGCTTTGACCATGGACTATCCCTTCCAGGAGTCCATCAAGAGCATGCTTCAGTTTGCCGATGAAGTGGTTGTCCTTGATTCTGGAGACCCTCAGGAAGGCACCCTAGAGTCTCTACAATCCATTTCTAGGGAGGAGCCAAGGGTACGGGTCATCCACACCGATCAGATCGACTGGAAGGCTCCTAATCACGGGATTTTTGATGGACGGGCCAAGGCGCTTGCGCGAGCGAATTGCAAAGGTGAATTTCTCTGGCAGTTCGACACGGACGAGATTGTTCACGAACTGGATGCGCCAAAGGTTCGGTCGTTGATTGAGAAGCTGAACTATCTCCGGCATTGTTCGATTGTTGCTTTGCCAGTTATGGAGTATTGGGGAAGTAAAGGGAAAGTGCGAGTTGACATCAATCCTTGGAAGGCTCGTCTTTCTCGTAATCTACCCGATATTACTCATGGGATTCCGGTTCAGCTTAGGAGGAAGTTCAACGGTTTGGACTATGCGTCCCCTGGGACGGATGGATGCGATTATATTTCTAAGAGCACGGGGCAGATTCTTCCTGTCATGGGGTTTATGCCTTCGGAGATTGAAGGACTCCGGCAGATGGCTATGAAGAATCCGAAGCTAGTAACAGCCTATGAGAAGTGGTTCAACCAGTTTGTGAACGAGTTCCCAGGGGTTCATCATTATTCTTGGTTTTCCATTGAAAGGAAGATCTATCAGTACCGTTCTTTCTGGACAACCTTTTGGAAAGCAATGTATGGACCAGATAGTGTCCAAAACAAAGATCCAAACTGGAATCCCTTCTTTGAGGTTCCGTGGTCTGAAGTAACCGAAGAGATGATTCGCCAGAAAGCTGAGGAATTGGAAACCAAGACCGGAGGGCATATTTTTCATTCTAGGTGGGATGGGAAAACTGTTACCCCTCACGTTACTATTCATCGTCCTCATCCGGCTGTCATTCAAGAATGGGTTAAGAACCATGGCTGAACAGTCCCCAGAGAATCCCAGTGTGAACAAGACGGTTGTTGCTTCAACAACACCTCTATCTAGCTGGATTTCTGCGCATTCCAAAGAAGTACTAGATTATTACAAGATGTTCCCTTTACTGAAACAGATACGCAAGGCTGGGCTGAACTTGACCCCAAAGGCTGAAGATTATGACCCTGAATGGGTATAATAAGTACGTAAAGGCGCTTTTAGACGTAGATCCGGGGGATTCGCCAAAGGTTCAATCCTCTTCCAGGATATATTCGTTCCGTACCAGGCAGGCTACTTTCCACCTAACAGACGAAATCTAAGAAAAGCAGGGCTTTAAATATGTCAGAAGAAACAACAGCAGGTCAAGAAGAATCAGTTACCGAACTTCCAGTGATTACTGTGGTTATTCCTTGTTACAACCACGGTAAGTATCTTCAGGAGAGTGTAGAGAGCATCATCGGGCAGACCTACAACAACTTGGAGATTATTATTGTGAATGATGGTTCCAAGGATGAGACAGATGAAGTTGCACAAAGAATGTGCCGGAAAGACCAGAGGGTGCGGTACATTAACTTTCCAACAAACAAGGGAAAGTGGTTCTGCCTGAATACAGCTATTGAGCGGTGTAATGGTCTTATTGTCACCTGTCAGGATGCCGATGATATTGCTCTTCCTCAGCGGATTGAGAGACAGTTCCAAGCCATGAGGGCAACAGAAAGCGTTCATAATCTCTGTGGTTTCTATCATTGCTACTCCGAGGAAGAAGTACAAAAGCGGAAGAACGAGTATTTGGAAGGAGATCTTAAGGGTATTGAGGCAGATGTCGTTTCTCAGATGGTCCAGTACGGATTTGAGACTGAAGGCATCAACCACTACTTCACTGCGGAGTTTGAAACGGCCGGAACCTCTGCTATGTTCCTAAAGGCATTGTGGAATGTCGGATTCCGGTTCAACCCTCCAGGAATGGGTCTTAGAATCACCAACTCCGAGGATTCGGACTTCAATATCCGGGTAACTTTGGCTCTCCGAAACACCACTGTATTGGCTGAACCACTGTATCTTTACAGAAGATGGACGAGCACAAATAACGAGAACCGTTAATGGATAAAGACCTTCAAGAAATCGTCAAAAGTTTCTCCGGGTATGGAGTTGAATCCTGGATGAAGTCATCCCTGTATGTGATGGCCATAAAAGTTCAGGAGCTTCGGGATGCTATCCGAGCGTGTCGAGACGGAAAGATTTCAATTGATAAGCTTTACGATAAGCTCCCTGAAGGTGTTTCCCGAACAAGCGGCTAGGATTCCTCCAGGTTCTTGGTCTTCTATGAAGACGATTTTGGAGTGTCTTGGGTGATAGATCATTCCAATTACCACGGGATTCATGAGAAAGGGCAAAAGAGGTTTGTTCGGTAATGAGTAACAACAGCACGAAGATCAGTCTTTTGACGCCAACACGAGGTCGCCCCCACGCAATGCAACGGCTTTGGGAATCAGCTTGGAACACGGCAGACGATAAGGTGAATCTAGAAATCGTTTTTTACATGGACAAGGACGACATCCATTCATTGGAACAATTTGAGAAGATGGACTCTCCACAGCACCTTGGTATCTGCGGGGAAAGAATTGTTCTTTCTCAAATGTGGAACGAGTGTCACAAGGTGGCTACCGGGGACATTTTCATGCATTGTGGGGATGATATTATCTTTCGGTCTAAGGGCTGGGATACCCTGGTCAGGGAACACATCAATGCCCAACCGGATAAGATCGTATTTGTCCATGGCATGGATGGTATTCAGAATGAAAAGTTGGGGACACACGGGTTCCTTCACCGAAATTGGGTGAATACCCTAGGTTATTTTGTTCCACCGTATTTTTCCTGTGACTACAACGACACATGGCTTACTGATGTAAGCGACATGATTGGTCGGAGAGTGTATGAACCTCGTATCTATACGGAACATATGCATTGGGCCGTAGGAAAGCAGCCAAGGGATCAGACATACACCGAGACCATGGCGCGCGGCCAACGGGATAATGTGACCCAGATGTACAATGACATGTTCCCTAGGCGGCAAGAGGATGCCCGGAAACTCCTGGAGTTCATTAAGAATTTCCGGCATAACAGTGAAGGATAATCATGTCAACCAGCGTTTGCTTGTATTTCCCTAGAGATCCTGCCACACTGTTCAAGTTTCTCGACAGTGTGGTTGACTACGAAGCTTGGAGGGCAAGGACCGGTCAAAACTTTGACAAGGTTGAGATTCTTCTTTGGGTTGATAATGATGATCACAAGACCGCCGTGGAGTTCTATAGTCTTCGGAAGTACATTCGGAAAGGTCTTAACGTTCAGGTCTTCATCAATCCCTCTTTGGGTACACCTGATGCGGTTTTCCGTGAACTTGAAAGCAAGGCTTCAGGAGATGAGGTTTTCTCTAATACCGGCTATGAAAGCCATTTTGGCCTTTTGATGGGCGGTCCAACAGTTTTCGACGAAGAACAACAGGTGAGGCAACATGGCTAAAACAAGTCTAAACGTGATTCAACCGGGTCAGCAGCCTGTTGGTGCAGCCGTCAAGGAAAACTTGAGTTACGAACAACAGACTCAAGCTTATTCAACCTGGGGCGGCAAGCTTCTACAGCATACTGACGTTCTGCATTCCATCCAGAATGAAAAGAAGTTCAAGCCTATTACCGTTCAACTTTCACCTACTGAGGCTTGCGACTCAAATTGCCCATTCTGTTCGGTGTCCTGGAGGCCGGTTGACAAGAAGATCCCTTTTACTTTGATTGAGAAAGGCCTTCGAGAGTTCCGGGAACTTGGTGCCAAGTCTGTGGAGATCACTGGTGGTGGCAATCCCCTACTTTACAAGGACGGGGGAAAAAACATTAATCATGTCATTGAATTGGCCCATTCGCTTGGTTACGAGATTGGCGTCATCACCAATACCGAGAAGCTCTCCAGGCACATTAAGACAGAGAACGCCGAGAAGCTATCCTGGATTCGTATTTCTCTGATTAAGCTTGATGAGGGGAAAAATCCAGAGGACTACGATTTCACTGGATTTCCCATCTCTAAGATGGGGTTCTCCTACATCATTTACGAGGGAACCACCGTCCAGTCAATTGAAAAGATTGCCAAGTTGGTGGAGTTGAATCCAGAGATCAAGTTTGTACGGATTGCTTCCGACTGCCTCACCGAGAATTCCATTACTATCAAACAGGATTGGGGCGATATTGTGAAGGCTGTGGACATCAACTCCAAGTTTTTCATCAAGGAGATCGGAGAAACCTTTCATCCCTACCAAGGCGGTTGTTGGGTGGGAATGCTTCGCCCTTATTGGGTCTGGAATGGCGTGTACATTTGCACTTCCCACGTGCTGAAGCATCGGAACTATCACGACACCTGGAAGCTATGCGACTCGGATAAAATCAAGGAGACTTGGGATGCTATGAACGCCAAATTCAAGGCCGGTGGCAACCCTTATGACATTGATATCCAGGGACAGTGTTGGCATTGTTATTACCATAACAACAATCAGATCCTTGCTTCCGTCATCACTGAACTCCCCGACAAGAACTTCGCCTAGCTACCTCCAGGACTCTTCTTTCCAGCTTTACACTGAAGGAATGAACTAGACTGGTTCTCCTGGCGCATACGAGAGGATGATGATGGAAGATAGAAAGCTTCAAAAACAACTGCGTAAGGCCGGATTGAAGGTTGATAGTACTGACAGTAAAATTGTAGAAGTATTAGCGAAGAGCATTTTGGAAGACATTGATTCTAAAATCCTGCGAGACTTGGAGTCGATGAAAACAAATGACGTGTTCGGTCTACTTCCCGCCCTATAGACAAGGGTCACAACACAATAACAGTCGGTTTGGTGTTCTTACCGTTCACTCTGGGTCCATACCTCGCCTACTGGCTTGTTCTTCTTACGCTGGACCCTTGTGCAACCAGTCTGGAACTTGTTCTATGGGAACATACCGACATTACCACTTATCTGGTTCAGTCTATGCCAGCGTCGAGTTTGCAATCCTTGAAAAAAAGCTCCGAAAGGCGGGCTTGAAGATGGTTAACTCTTTTTGGAACCGAAATGTTTGTTTGCATCCTACGTTCCCCTCCAGGGTGGGCCCTGGTTTTGTATGCCGTCAATAAGCAGTTGAAAAAAAGTTGGCCTGAAGATTGCACAAAGCCCACTCAAATAGGTGGAAGTGGAGTATTCCTATGGAACTGCCAAAGTCTCCAGATGTCCCTGTTGATCCTTCGGCTTACACAGCCAAGTATTACCAGTCATCGAACTACGCTGACTACCTGGAAAGAACCGACCGGTACAAGAAGACAGCTTACGAAGTGGCCGATCTTCTTCGGAAACTAAACCTTGTACAAAAGGAAAGCAACATTATTGACTACGGGTGTGCTGTCGGTTTCCTCCTGGAAGGCTTTCAGGAACTTGGGTTCAAGAACACAATTGGGTACGAGGTTTCCGAATGGGCTATACAAAATGGGCGAGAACGGGGGAACAACATCTATTACTGGTCCCCCTATAACTTTGTTCCATTTACCGCCCACGTCATGACAGCCTTGGATGTGTTTGAACACATGACGGATGGACAGATTTCAGAGGTGATTACCACCCTAAATCCCAAGTGCATGGTGGTCAGAATTCCTTCCTCTGTGGATGGCGGAAAGACCTTTGCACTGGAAATATCTCGTCAGGATCCCACCCATATCAACTGCAAGACCAAGGAACAGTGGATTGAGTTCTTCCGGGGATTCGGGTACAAAACGTTCCTTCGGCTCAATCTTTTTACCGTGTACGACACCCCTGGAGTAACATGTCTGTTAATCCTCTAGAGGAACAAAACTTATTTTCTGACCCGGTATTCGGAAATCCACGCTGTTCAGGGCTTGGATGGATAGCGAGGACGGCGATGCCATCCTATAATGCTTCTCAGGCCGGGGAGGAAGTCAAACTAATAAAGTGGTTTTTCCAAGGGATGTCCTTGAATTTCCCGCTTTGCTTGGTCATCTCTCAAAAGAACGGGTAGGGCATCCAGATCAAAAACCTTTGCAGATGATATAGACTATCATTAGGGCATCCTAAAATCTTGGCGACTTTGTTCTGGACCCATTCGCTGGTTCGGGGACGACTTTGGTAGCTGCCAAGAACACGGGTCGCAATGTTCTTTGATTTGAACTAGAAGCTTAGTTCGTTAATACTATAAAGGAAAGGTTAGAATTGAAATGCGTATAGGTTTTGTAGGCTTGGGGAAACTTGGTTTGCCATGTGCTCTAGCTTCAGAGGCGGCAGGTCATGAAGTGGTTGGGTATGACCCCAATCCAGCAGTCGCCGGGTATATCCGAGATAAGAAAATCCCTTACCGTGAGGAAGGAACGCCAGAACTCCTGGTTAATACCAAGATTCGTGTGGTACCTGTCCAGGAGTTGGTAGATTTTGCGGATCTCATCTTTGTGGCTGTTCAGACACCGCATGACCCTCGTTACGAGGGGATAACACGGATTCCAGAAGAACGTGTAGATTTTGACTACAGCTACCTGATTGAAGCTTGCAAACAACTCAACGATGCCATTGAGAAGACTGGCAAAGACAAGCCAGTCGTGGTTATTTCCACGGTCCTTCCAGGCACGATGGATTCAAAGGTGATTCCTCTTCTTGGACCTCACTTCAAGCTCTGTTACAACCCGTTCTTCATTGCTATGGGAACGACCCGGTATGATTTTGAACATCCCGAGTTTGTTCTGTTTGGCATGAGCGATGAGAAGGCAGCAGACATTGCTGAAGCCTTCTACAAGACGATTCACAATGCGCCCTTCTATCGGTGTTCCATCAAGAGTGCTGAATTGATCAAGGTGGCCTATAACACCTTTATCTCTACGAAGATTGCCTTTGTGAATAATCTGATGGAAGTCTGTCACCACACCGGGGCAGATGTTGATGAAGTGACCAATGCCTTGAAACTGGCTAAGGAGAGACTGATTTCCCCGAAGTACCTGACCGCAGGTATGGGTGATGGTGGAGGTTGCTTGCTTCCGAATGGCATCGTTTATGGTGAAAATGGTCCGGTTCAGATTCAAGATATTGAACCTGGAATGAAGGTTCTTTCTGGTGATGGCACCTTGAGAACTGTTTTGGAGACCTACAAGCGCCCTTACAAGGGTCCAATCATTAAGATAAAGGCTCGTGGGCTACCGGAAACCTACGTGACTCCAGAGCATCCTTTTGAGGCAGCAGAAGAGGGTCAACCCCCAATAAGGATGCAGGCTCAAGACCTTCGTTCTGGTATTCATTTCTTGGTATTCCCACGGCCCATTGGAACGGTGTTTTATCAATGTGATGAACAGCATTTGGCCTACATGACCATTGCTGGCTATTATCTCTCTGGAGGCACACTCTGGGGGGCAAGCCCGGACAACCCAAAGCGTGTGGAATTCCAACTTCACGCAAATGAACAGGATTACCTGTCAGAGATTGACAGGTGTATCAAGGTTCTTGATCCAGAAGCATACACCACCAGGATCCTTAAAGAAGGGTCTCAAGGAGAGACTCTTCGGTATAACAGCGCCAGTTTGGCCCGTCGTCTTTTGGGAGACTTTGGAAAAGGCTGTGTTGACAAGTCGCTTCCGAAGTGGGTGATGTTTGGTTCTGATGCTGATGCCAAGGCCATTTTGAGGGGATTGTGGAGAGGACATGGATCCGCCAATACTGAAGGATTCAATTTCTCTACCATCTCCAGACATCTCGCTTATGGCGTGTCTCTTCTGCTTCGAAGGTTTGACATTCTGAATACACTTCAATATCACCCAGCCAGGACTGGTTCTGATGATGTGTTTTACCGTGAAAGCTGGGAAGTTAGCGTAAGAAACGCGAAATACATTGAACAGTTGGCTGCTTTGGTTGAAATGCCAATCAAGCACCAAATGCAGGCAAGGCGGTACGACACATTGCCATTCATCGGCAATCTCTCATATCACGCCATTGAAAAGATGGAAGTGGTTGAGTATGAGGGAACAGTCTGGAACATGAATGTGGAAGGCACCCATACCTATGTTTCCGAGGCAGGCGTCAATCACAACTGTCACCCAAGGGACAATATCGCTCTCTCCTGGCTCTCCAGGAAGCTCGGTATGACCTTTGACTTCCACGAGGCCATTATGATGGCTCGGGAGAAACAGACGGACTTCCTTGCAAATCTGGTGGAGAAGCACCGAAACGTGCCGATCTATTCTGTTGAGGATTACACGCTGAAAGGGCACAAGACCCTTCCGGTTGTCATTCTTGGCAAAGCATTCAAGGAACAGACCAATCTTGAGGTTGGTTCATCGGCAATCCTGCTGAAGAACATCCTAGCTGAGAGAGGAATTGAAGCTGAAATGTATGATCCCTGGGTAGACAATGCTGTTGACAAAACAGTGAATCCGTATGCTGACGGACCAGCCAAGTGTTTCTTTATTGGAACACGTCATGCTGTATTTCGAGATTACAAGTTCCCTCCGGGTTCTGTGGTGATTGATCCTTGGAGAATGATACCGGAACAGCCAGGGGTGGTTGTCTTTGGAATCGGTCGCGCACCCAAGCAGGGTCACTTTTTTAAACCTTTTGATGCCCCTGTGGAGACTCAAGAGGCCGAGTCGGCGGCAGCCATGGGTAAGCGGTCAACGTGATGAAAGAACCATTGTTAAGAGTCCGCCCTGTCACGCTGAAGGAGGCTATGGAATTCGTACATGCAAAGCACTCGCACCTCGATCGACCGCAGTTTGGTCTTTTCGCTGTCGGTGTCGAGGCTGCCGGAACTCTGGTCTGCGTTGCCATCCTTGGGCGGCCAACGGCTAGATTGATAGGAAACGCTACTCCAAGTGCATATGTAGCAGAGGTGACACGAGTTGCCAGCGACGGGTCAACGCCGCATGCGGCCTCCAAAGCTCTCGCTGCGTTGACCAGAACTGCTTTCGCCCTTGGGTGGACACGGTTGGTGTCGTATACTCTGCTCGGCGAGGCTGGCACGATCTATCGAGCGTGCGGCTGGCATCCTACAGCCATATCTCGTGGGGGAGAGTTCGATCGGCCAAGCCGACGGCGGAAGCCCGCCCAACAGCCTGGTCGCAAGGTCCGGTGGGAGATTGGCCCTGCTGCATTGCCGTTCGATCCAGCAGTTGATCGTATTGTGCGGGAACATGTTGGCCGAGTACCGCTGCACCAGCGCCAGCTTCCGCTATTGCCCCCCTCAGAGGGGTGAACCGTTCCAACAACGGAAGCACCACTCAAAATAGGTGTATGATCTTATAACTGGAGACTACTGGGTAAAAGTTTACGTCTGGGTCTGTTGTGATTGATCCTTGGGGATGATCCCGGATTATCCAGGAGTGTTGGGGGGAACAGTTGGGTGTGTTCCCAAGTCTGTTTTTGATTTGGAGACTTCAGGGAAGCACCCATCGTTAGCATACAAAGGAAGCAGGACTTGGTAAATTCGTTGAATGAATCACACCCTTGAGAGTGCCATTCACAAGTTCAATGGCACAACACCCTACTGCGCTGGACCCCATTATTTCTTCACGAATGTCGTAGACTTCGAGAAGCATTTCTCTTTGATGCCCATTCATTCGATGATAGGGGTTTGGGACTACCGCACTCCACGGGAAATCGATATTTCAAGTGGGAAACTCATTGAAGCAATCACTTATGATGATGGTTCGTTCCATCTCTTTCTTTTGAAAGAGAAGGATTCTCATATCCATCTGCTTTTCCCACAAAAGCCGGTAACTAAGTACATTCCCGGAGTTACCTTTGGGTTCATCTGCACGGCGGACGAACCATATCTTTCTCTTTTCCGTGAATCTATCAACCATTACAGGGAATGGCTGCTGGATAACATGGAAATCAGTGTGGTTTTATTTGGTGATGCAGAATTGCCAGCAGGTATACGAGTAAAGAAAGAACCAATGGAGAAGTTCCACATGGCTTATGCCCGGAACCAGTGTCTCCAGAATGCAAGTTACGATCATATGTTTTTGTTGGATGTGGATGTGAGGCTGACCTACTCGCAGTTCACTAATATCATTGAGAAATTCCAGCAACTTCCCAACAATGGTGTTTTGAATCTGAAAAATCACCCTCATCTTGGTAATGGCCTCTATTTTGGGAACAGGCATGTCATGATTCAAAATGGGTATGACGAGAGATTCCAGAAGTTTTGGGGTGAGGACACTGAACACCTAATGAACTACTCCAGAATAGGGATTGTTCCCATGGTCGTGTTTGAACCCTTTCAGAGATTGGATCACTCAAGGAACAAGACACTTGGGAATAATCTCGCTAACCTGAACTTCAACCTAATTTCCAATATCCTCAACAGCGGAACAAGAACGTGCAACTTCATTCCAACAGTAACATGAACACCGTAGCTGTCTACCGTGTCCTTTACGGTGAAGATTTCATCCAGGAGTCTATACGTTCCATTCTCCCCTATGTGGATCGTGTTTACGTGGTCAAAGCTGAGAAGCCTTGGGGAAACACCAAAGGGGTAACCTACAAGGGTGAATGGGTCTCTTGGCCAGAAGAGTTTGATAAAACCCGGCAGAAGGTTCTGGGAATGAATGAACCTAAGGTTGAAATCATCGACGACTACTGGCCCACTCCCAAGAATCAGCTAACTCATATCATCAACGATCTCATTTTGAAGAGGTGCAAGCCCTATACTGCGGTCTTCATTGAACCTGATCATGTGTTCAGTGCCGTGGAAGTTGAGAAGGCTTTTGCCTCTTGGAATCTCTATGCTGGGGTCCAGGCAACCACCAGACAGGTGGAACTGTGGAAGACACCAGAGTACTATGTGCCTGAGAGGCCCAATAGAACGTCTGTGGTGTTCCATCGTATCTTTGGATCACCGATGGGTGAGACGGGCTTTAACGGGGCTTCTGAGAACATTCACAGGCTTCCTGCTAGGGTTCACAACCTTGGTTTCTGTTTATCCCCTCAGAACATGTATTGGAAGCACCTAACTGCTTTGGCATTTTCCAGGATTATTGGGGATAGTCCGCCAAATGAGGGTTGGTACGAGGAGAAGTGGTTGAACTGGGATTTTGAGAAGAACAATCAGAATTTAGAGATCTCATTGGGGTATGAGTGGACTATTCCATTGGCTCTTCGGTATGACACTAAGAACCTACCCGAATCCATTAGGGTTAGATACAACCTATAGTCTGTTTTCGACAATGACGTGGAAAAGGTAAGAAATGCCACTGATCAAACAAGCTGAACCGGTAACGGCTTCTTTTGAGAAGAAGAAGATTCTTTTTTTGTCCGATCATCCACTTGCTCCTTCTGGAGTAGGAACGCAGGCAAGGTTGCTCATTGAGGGACTGATTGCAACGGGCAAGTTTAAGTTCCTTTGTCTTGGTGGGGCGATCAAGCATCCTGACTATTCGTTGATTCAAGTGAACCCTGACTTCATTATCAAGCCAGTGGATGGGTTTGGGACTCGGGAACAAGTGAGAAACATTTTGATGACCGAGCGTCCAGATGCGATCATCATTTTCACAGACCCTCGTCAATTCATTTGGCTTTGGGAAGTGGAGGACGAGATTCACCAGCTTTGTCCGATTGCTTATTGGCATGTCTGGGATAATGATCCTTACCCCGTGTTCAACAAAGTGTGGTATGAGTCCACCGATCTTATCAACTGTCTCTCGTATAAAACCTACGAGATGGTGAAACCGCATTTCCCTGAGAAGACCAACTATATTCCGCACGCTTTCCCAAAGCATATTTATTTCCCTGGGCCGGAGAATGAGGTTGTTCGTCTTCGAAAAGAGAATTTTGGTCCCAGGGCGGATTGGTTCATAGCTCTTTGGGTGAATCGAAATGCAACTCGAAAGCTTCCGTCCGATGTGATGGAATCTTGGAAGCTTTTCTTAGATAAGTTGGAAAAAGAAGAGGGGCACCGGAAGGCATGTCTTGTGATGCACACGGATCCAGGTGATCCAGAAGGCCCTAACCTTCTTGCTGTTCAAGAACTTCTTGGGCTTCAGAATAACGTTCTGTTTTCAGTCCAGAAGTTGAATTTTGACCACATGAATGTCCTTCACAATGTGACGGATTGCTGCATCAACATTTCAAAAAATGAGGGATTCGGCCTGTCGACTCTCATTTCCTTACAGTGCGGGAAGCCAATAGTTGCTTTGAAGACAGGTGGTTTGACTCGTCAGGTTATTGACCATAGAGACGGAACAGAACTTGGGTCTGCTATTGAACCGGCAATCCGTGCGCTTGTGGGTTCCCAGATGGTTCCATACATCTATGAGGACTTTGCCTCTAAAGAGGACGTAGCTAACGGCCTGATGAAAATCTATAAGATGACTGTCGAGGAGAAAACAGCCCTGAAGACTAAGGCTGTTGAATATGTGAATTACGAATTCAGCTATGACAAGATGATCGAAGACTGGTCCAGGACACTTTCAGAGGTTATTGAAAAGTGGGAATCCGAGAAGGGGTCTAGGAAACAGTGGAGCATCACACCGCTTAATGTTCAGATTATGCCACAAAGAGTAGGAACACAAGTGGTGAAGCCGAAACCACCTGTAAATCTAGCTAATCATCCGTTCAAGAAGATCCATCCGACAATCCTGGCAAAGCTGGGCGTGAAGGGTAAAGGGAAGTGATACCATGGGAAAAACTGTTCTTTTGCGGGCTCCTGTTTTGACATGTTCCGGGTATGGTGTTCATGCTCGTCAAGTGGCTAAGTGGCTCTTTTCCAAGGAAGAAGAACTAGACCTGGACATTGCAGTGGAAGCTCTCAACTGGGGTTACACGGGCTGGCTGACGGATGTAGAAGCAGAGGACGGCTTGGTTGGAAGGATTCTCCAGGCAACGGAGAATACCAAACCGTTTTATGATGTGACCATCCAGCTTCAGCTTCCGAACGAATGGAATCCTATGTTGGGTGCCTTCAACATTGGGATGACAGCAGGGGTTGAGGCAGATAGATGTAATCCGAAGTGGATTGAGGCAGTGAACAACATGAACTTGGTGCTTGTTCCATCGGAGTTCACCAAGCAGAGTTTCCTGAATTCCGGTCCAGTGACCACAGAAATTGTGGTGGTGCCAGAGAGCTTCATTGACGAGGTGAAGAACCCGGAACAGCATTCTATTGACCTGAGTCATATTCCAACCGATTTCAACTTTTTAGTTTTTGGTCAAATTACCGGAAACAATCAAGAGAACGATCGGAAGAACCTGCCATACACTCTGAAGTGGTTGGCTGAGGTATTCGCCAATCGACCAGATATTGGTGTGGTAATCAAGACCAACATGATGAGGAACACCAAGATCGACCGATTGGCAACTCAAAACGCCCTTATGCAGATTCTTATGCAAGTACAAAAGGGGCCAGGGCCAAAGTTCTACCTTCTGCATGGGTCGATGACCAACTCTGAGGTGGTGGGACTGTATAGCCACCCTAAGATCAAGGCGCTTGTGGCTCTGACACATGGCGAAGGCTATGGTCTGCCGATCTTGGAAGCTGCTGCTTCTGGCCTCCCTGTAATTGCTACGGGTTGGTCGGGGCATATGGATTTTATGAAGCACGGTCGATTCTTGAAGGTTGAACACCGCCTTGGTCCCGTTCATGAATCCAGAGTGGATGGGCAAATCTTTGTGCCAGGGGCTCAATGGGCTTACCCAACAGAAGAAGATGCCAAGAGAAGATTGCTGAAGTTTGCGGAGAGTCCCTCAATTCCGAAGGAGTGGGCTATGGAACTTCGAAAGAAGCTTCTGATCCTCTACGACTTTGAGACGATTAGTGCTCGATATGACAATCTGCTATTGACGCATTTGGAGGCTAGTTAATGGTTGTCTTTCTGATCCTCCTGTGCTTGCTTCTGTTTGGCTTGCTCCTAGTTTCATGGTTTTACCTTTGGAGGTTTGCCAGCATTATTTTGATTTTAGAGAATGATTTCTCTGAGACAACAGAGGTGCTTCAGGAAGCAGAGAAGGCAATTGAGGACTGTTTGGTTCTTCCAATGTTCTTTGATTCACCCCAAGTTCAACAGGCAACCATTAACGCTTTGGAGGGGGTCAAGGCAGCCAAGGTGGCTGTAGCGAAGATGGTGGTGAAGTTCACCCAACGGTCTAAGCAAAAGTACATTGAAGTTCATGAGGTTGCCAGGGAAGAAGTCTAATGACCACAGCGCCGCCCAAAAAGAAAATATCGCGGAGGAAACCAGGCGAGAAGAGTTATCGAAATTACTTTGATGACGCCGCTCAGGAGGCCATTATCCGCTATCAAGAGTCGGTAAAGACACTACCTGATGGTACTGTGGTCTATGATCACGAGGTTCGAAACAAGATCTATGCAATGGAGATCTTACCTGCTTTCTCTGCCTTGGTAGAGAACCTAATCAATGTTTATGGCTATCATGTTCTCTATGAGTCCAGGGATGACTTAAAGAATGAATGTCTGGAGTTCTTATATGGGAGTATTGATAAGTGGAAGAAGGATAGGGGGACCAAGGCTTTCTCCTATTTCAACGTGGTTGCCAATCACTGGCTTACCATTCGTTCCAAGCAAAACGTAAAGTCGATTCAGAACTACGTGTCTCTTGATAACCGAGAGGATTTATCCAAACATGATCTTCACTTGATTGAGAAGCAGAACATCCTTCCTTCGCCCGAGGATGTTCTCATCAATGAAGATCTCTCAAGGAAGCTACCGCAGTTGGTGGATGCGCTCAAGGAGAAAGTCAAAACGGAGAACGAACGTTCCTGTTTGGATGCCATTGAGATCCTGATTAAGAACATTGACAACGTTGATCTACTTAGCAAAAGGGCTGTCATGCTCTACATTCGTGAAATTACAGGGTTGTCGAGCAAACAGCTATCCATTGTTCTTTCTTCTTTAAAAAAACAGTATCGAGTGGTCAAGGAAGAAATGACGAAATAGAGGACCGATGAGTGACGATTTTTTTGATAAGGCGGCTGTGAACGTCCTTCCAGATATTGAGTTCAAACCAATCCCTGTTAAAGAGTTGGACAAGCAGACTAAGGAACAAATGAAGGCATTTGGCGACCTTCTCAACTCCTTGGATAAAAGCCTTGACAAAAAGAAGCAGCTCTGGAAACAGATTTACGAGAATGCGGTGACTGACCGTAAAAATGCTTATCTCGTGTTTGCAGACTTATACGTAGCTGTGCATTCTCGCCCTGCCGAACATGCCATCCATGGGCAAACGCTCTCTAAGTACATGGAGAGGATGTCCAAGGCTACCGACCAACTACTGAAGCTGGCTGAGTTGGTAGCTAATGCAGAAGCTAACTCGCCAAAAGTTGAAGAAGAGAAGATGTCGGAAGAAGACATTTACAACCAGATCAACCAAAGCAAGAACAAGAACAAGCACTAATGGCTTGGGCACTTTCTCATTTTTGAGGCATCGTCTATGTAATTCAGAGAAGAGATCCTCATGAACAATCGTGGATTCAATGCTGGTCGGGGGCTAACGGGTGGAGTTAGCCTAAATGATACTACGCAACAACAGAGAGATCAGCTCTTTGGGGGACAAGCACCGACCCTTCAGCGAGCTGTGGTTGTGGAAGTTATCTACGACCCTACATCACTGACAAATGAACAGATGGATGATTTGGAGGACACGGTTGTCAATCCAGAGATGGTGGAGGGTATGCCTTACAACTCCATCATCGCTAGGGTGATTACCAACGGACAAGACCTCGGTCATCCTAGCCTTCATATTTTCTACCCAATGTTCCCCAGTCATTTCCAACTTCCGGTGAAGCCGGGGGAACAAGTCCTCATTATATACGAGGATTATTACAGAACAGGGAACTCAGTGGGGTATTGGCTGACTAGGCCAATGGCTGCTCGCCAGATTGAAGATGTCAACTACACTCACGGGGATCGGATCTTTGATCCTTACAATCATCCCCGCAACATGACCCCTAATATCCTAAGCAGACTCACTGCTTCCGCTCCCACCTTCCCCAATGGAGCCGGAACGCCGGAGTCCTTTTCTCTTCAGCCTTCAGGTTCAACCAATCCCTACGACGACATTGTAAATAAAGCCAGTGCTTCGGCATTGTTCACCTGGGAACCTGTACCACGTGTAAAAAAGAGGCCAGGGGACTTGCTTTTGCAAGGTTCAAACAATGCTTTGATTCGTCTTGGAACCGACCGTACAGGGCCGGTGGTCCCGGTGACTGGTTCTAACGGACAGGATATTCTAGAGAAAGCTGGGACAATTGATCTTGTTGCCGGTGTTGGATCCATCCGCAAGCTCCCTGCCAACGAGAACGTTGATCCGACGGCAGGCAACTTTAACCCTACTTCTCCTAGGGTAATCCAGAACGTCAGGAACAAGAAGGAGGTCTATAAGACCCCTTACAAGAGCCAGAAGATGGATAACCCAAACGAGGGAGACCCCGACTTCATGCGTGACCTTTCTAGGATCTATATCTCCATGAAGACAAAGGGTGATAAGAACTTTAATGTTACCTTCGGGGGTAACAATGGGATCTTTTCATCGTCTGGAGATCATCTCATGCAGGAGATTGAAGACCTTCCAGAAGATGGAGAGAACGGCCAACCTTTCATCGTTCTCAAATCCGAACAGTTACGGATGATTGCTACAAAGAAAGACGATGACAATGGACCTTCAGAGAACGGACAAATTCGGCTAATCAAAGAAGGAACAGTAGAAGATAAGGATCTTTCTTTGTTTGTCATGACCAAGGAAGGAAGAGTGGTCATGGTGGGCAAAGATATCCAGATGCAGACTCATGAGGATGGGAAAGTTCTTCTGCGGTGCAAGACTGCTGCTACAGATGACGCCGATCCGATTGTCCTGTATTCCAGGTTCAAGGAGTGCATGGAGGAAGTATATAACAAGATTGAAAAATTGCGAGATACCATTGCAGATCAGATTGGGAACCTGGGATCCCAAGGTATACCGGCCCCGAATGCAGCAGGCCCATTTTCACCGATTCCAGCTCTCGTGAGCTTGAAGGTGATAACCAACGTTGCAAAGGTTCAAATCAAAGCAACCGACGTTAATTTCAAGAGTAAAATTGCGCCTTGCCGTTCCAAGTGGGTATTTGTCAATAAGGAAAATCAGGGTTAAGCCATGACAGATAGAATTACCAAGAGAGACATGGAGGATGTTTTGCGGCCAGCCGAACTGAACATTGCAAAGTTCCAACCACCTTCAGGCAATCTAGCTTCACATTCGGATCCAAATACGCCTCCACCACCCCCAAATCTAGAGAGTATTCAACAAGAGGTGGCTGAAAAATCAGCTCAAGAGAGAACGGATGCTCTATTTGACTTTTTGATTCAGCTTATCACTCAGACCTGCAAGGATGAGATTGATCGACAGAGCATTATAGCCTCTATTTCATCACTTAGAACAGAAATAGCCCGTATTCAGGCAATTCTTTCCCGTCACAATCTGACCTAATCTTACAGCTTTGGGAAGCGGGATATTTACCGTTATGGCGCTCCAGAGCTTCAAAAATGTTGGGATTCGACAGTTTCAGCCTCAGAACGTTCTGACAACTCCTGCGAGTATTACGCCGATCGGGATCAAAACACCAGTGCAATTAGGAGATGCTGGAGAGGGCATCCTGGCCATGTACACCAACATCCAGGATGTGGTTCATGACAACCTCCGCAACCTTCTTTTGACCAATCATGGAGAGAGGCTGGTCCACTACGATCTGGGGGCTAATTTACGGCCGCTTGTAACCGAGTTCTCCTCCAAGGAGGATTTTGATGCTGAAGCTATGATTCGGATCAATACGGCAGTGGCAAAGTGGATGCCCTTCATCACCTTGGTGGGGTTTGATAGCAGGCCGGAATTCATTGACAACCGGTACACCGGAAGGATTGTCATTCTGGTAGTCTATAGCGTGCCTCAACTAGGGATTGTGGAAAAAGCCCTAGAACTGCTCTTGTTTGTTATTTAAGGATAACTTCAATGCCCGTAGACAGCCGCAATCAACTCCTGAAGACCGTTAAGCAACGGAAGTATCTGAATAAGGATTTTGATGGGTTCCGAGCCGATTTGTACGAATATGCTCGTATCCACTTCCCAGACCGGATCAAAGATTTCTCTGAAACCGGTTTGGGTGGTCTTTTCTTGGAACTTGCCTCTTACATTGGTGATGTACAATCTTTTTATCTTGACCATCAGTTTCATGAACTAAATCCAGAAACAGCTGTAGAAGCTCGAAATATCCAGGCTCATATCCGTTCGGCTGGGGTAGAGATCGTCGGGGCTTCTCCGGCGGTAGTCAACATTACCTTCTCTTGTGAAGTGCCCGCTGATACCACTGTGAGCCCTCCAGTGCCTTCAAAAACAGCTATGCCTATCATATATGCTGGCACAAGAGTTCAGGCCCAGAACGGCATTCAGTTTGAACTGACGGAGGACATTGACTTTGCAGATGTTGACAACACAGGCACTCTTCTGGCCAACGTCCGAATTTCTCAAAGAGACGCCAACAACCAAGTGACTCATTTCGTTCTGGAACGCACAGAGGTCGGGATTTCAGGATTCAGAGGCACGGAATCATTCACAGTTACAACTTTTGAGGCTTTCAAGAAGTTCACCCTCAGCCAAGAGAATGTGACCCAAGTGATTTCCGTAAGGGACACCCAAGGCAACACCTACTATGAAGTTGGGTACCTGGCCCAGGATACCATCTATCAAGCCATGGCGAACCAGAATGAGGATGGAGATCTGGTAAAGGAGAACCTTCAGATCATTCCATGCCCCTATCGTTTTCTCCGTGAGATGTCCATTGACACTCGCCTTACCACCTTGACCTTCGGGGGTGGTAATGCTGAGAGTCTGGACAACGATATTGTTCCCGACCCTTCCGAGTTTGCTCTGCCTTTGTACGGCAAGAAGACCTTCTCTCGGTTCACCTTGAACCCAACCAATCTTCTACGGACAACAACCTTGGGAGTGATTGGGACCAACACTACGATTACTGTTGAATATAGGTATGGTGGCGGCCTATCTCATAATGTTGGGGCTGGATCCATCTCAAACATTATCAACCTTGTCATCGGTTTCCCAAGGTCTCCAACAGCGGATGTAGCTGCCAGAGTCAGGCAGAGTTTCAGTGCAAGGAACGATCAGCCAGCTTCCGGTGGAGAAGATGCACCAAACCTGGAGGAACTGAAGCTTAGGGTCGGCGGTGCAAGAGCTTCGCAGTCACGTATCGTGACTAAGGAAGACCTCCTTGCCCGCGTTTATACAATGCCAGCTAACTTTGGCAGGGTGTTCAGGGCCTCTATTCGGTCTAATCCAAATAACCCGCTTTCCTCACTCTTGTACATCATTTCCAGGAACACAAGCGGACAATTGATTGTTTCACCTGATTCCCTGAAGAAAAACCTTGCTCAGTACCTCAACGGTTATCGGATGATTTCTGATGCCATTGATATCCTGGATGCCCAGGTAATCAATCTCCAGGTTGAATTCGTGCTCGTTGTTGACCCCAACCACAATCGAGCTTTGGTTCTCAGCAACGTTCTGGCACGCCTAAAACAGTATTTCAATATCAAGTTCTTTGAAATTGACCAGCCAATCATCCTTGATGATATCCGCAATATCATCTACAACAATACCGGGGTCATCTCTCTTCAAAGCTTGAATATCCGAAATGTGACCGGAACCATTGGAACTCGAACCTACTCCGATGTCCAGTTTGATGTGGCAGCCAATATCAATCGTGGTCTGGTGATTGGCCCCCCTGGTTCAATCTTTGAAGTCCGTTACAAGGACAACGACCTGATTGGTTCGGTACTGTAACACAAACCCTACACTCCATCTGTGCCGCCCTCAACAATGTATGGGCGAACTGTGGCGGGACAGAAGTTCTTAACAAAGATTTAAATGACCGTAAAAAGAACCATGAAACCATAGAAGCCCGTAAGAAGCTGGGGGGAACCAAAGAACAGATGTTAGCTTCCAAGAAGCAATAGCGGGCTATTTACCGACATGTACAGACTCCTGGCCATTGACAAGGACACCTACATCACCGATAAGCGTGTTGCTGGGTCTGGTTCTATCACGTCCAATGTTGGCCAAGCTGGCACCATTGACCTTTTTAAGATTTGGACTCAGGCAATTTCCGGTTCCACTCCAATCATTGAGAAATCAAGAGCCCTTATTCATGCCGACCTCTCGGGCATTCAAGCCCTCACAGGTTCCAAGGTAAGCATTTCCGACCCTTCTTTTAAGTGCTACCTTTCCCTAAAGGAAGTCTATGGAGGACAGACAACACCCTCCAACTTCACTCTTGTTCTCAATCCATTGTCCAAGTCCTGGAATGAGGGTCGAGGAAGCGATGTAAGGGCCTTTAGAGACCTCGATGCTGCCAACTGGGTTACGGCATCAGTCACCTCTGGAACGCCCTCTCCTTGGGCTATTACGGGCGCTGGCGGGGCTGGTTCTGATTACTTTACCGGTTACGAAGTGAAGCAAACCTTCTACCGTGGAGACGAAGACCTCCTGATGGATGTTACCACCATCGTCTCGGCCACCCTGGCAGGAATTTTACCAGATTACGGTTGGAGATTGGCTTTTAGTTCCTCACTGGAAGAGGACAGCAACAGCTACTTTGTTAAGAGGTTCGGGAGTCGCCACACCAGGAACAATCTCCTTCATCCCAAGCTGATTTTTCAATATTCTGACGCGATTCAGGATGATGGAAACCAGTTGGTATTTGGGCAAACAAATACAGTTCGCACTTACAAGACCGTAAATGGTCAGTACGTCAATTTTGTGTCAGGCGTAAATCAGGTAACCGGGTCGAACTGTTTGTTGCTGGTAATGGTGGCCTCTAAGAGCATCACCATTACTACTTCTTCGTATTTCCAGAATTTCTCCAGTTCCATCACTTATAAGACGGGAAGCTACGCCTATTACTCTGCTTCTTTTACCGGATCTCAATCCACTCTGCCTGGCAATATCCCACTTTTGGGGTATTACCAGGCATCAGTGATCTTGGACCCTGGTTCGAATGCTGTTCTTGCCAGCTACCTGGGATCGGACAAGACGGCTACGTTCCAGACCTATTGGAAGAGCTTGGATGGAACGGTTCTGTACAGTTCAGGAGCTTTCCTTGAGTTCTCTCTGCCGCAAAGCCAAGAAGAAGTAGTGGCTGAGAGAAACTTTGTGGTGAATGTCACCAACTTGAAGACTGATTACGGATCGCAGGATGTGGTTAGGCTGCGAGTGTTCGTCCAGGATAGGAATACAGAACTACCAGTCCTGCACGTTCCGAGGCCAATCAAGTCGCTCATTTGCCAACAGATGACCTGGAGGCTTATTGAGGCATTCTCCAGGCGGGTTGTTATTCCATTCCACTCCACAGCTACAAGGCTATCTTCTGATGGAATTGGCATGTACTTTGATATGTACATGTCCGACCTGAACACTCTGGTCGTCTATGAACTGGAGTTCAAGATCACTGAAAATGGGCAGGATTACCTTATTACAGGTGAAGGATTCCGGTTTAAGGTGGTTCCATAATGGCAAATCCAAGAAACCTAAGGCAAAATAGACCTGTTTTGTTCTCCCCGGCGGTAATTCGACAGGTGGCTGAAAATGACATGGGTTCAAACACCTATCATAAGGTAGATTACGAAACCCTGTCTTTTACCGCCCTTGATCATTCCGGTTCTTTCCGGTATAACCTTCTAGGAGACGGGATTAAGAGCACCCAGCAACTCAATGTTGATTGGTCAGCCTTTGAAAATCATACCTTCTTTAACAGCGCCCATGTGAAAACCAACGTGGCCTTTCGGAAGATGTATGACCAGTTCCCATTTGATGGGACTCAGGCTGAGTTTGAAGTTTTTATGGACAGCTTGACAGGGTTCGAGAAGTACGTCTACGACCAATTACCGAAGTGTACGACGTACCTGTTCCTTAGCGGAACCACCCCTTCTGAAACAGGCTTGAGCGGTACTTATGTAACCGTCAAGGATGTGGCAGGTGTGGCCTATCCTGGTATCTCCCGTAATCTTACAGGACGGTCTATCCTGAATCCAGGACTCAATGACATGACCATTGAGTTCCAACTCTATTTGCCCGCTCAAACGAACTCTGGTTCTTTTATCCTGCACAAGTTCACCACTTCTCCAGTCAGTGGCACTCACGGGTTTGGTGTATATTTGGCAGCAACCGGGTCAAGCACTCTCGGCAAAGTTAGTATTGGGTTCCATTCTGGAACTTATAGTGTCATGACTGATGCAGTAGTGCCAAAAGGACAGTGGAACCACATTGCTTTTGTTTGGGACAGAAGATCAAACGTAAACAAGGTTTTCGGCTATGTGAATGGGGTTTTTTCCAACAGTTCCAGTGCCGGTATTGAGATCGGTCTGATGAACATGGATTCGGCCGACCTTATCATTGGTTCTGGATCAGCCGTCCCCTTCTTTACTGGATCCAATACTCTTTCTGGTGCAATTGACGAACTTCGATTCTGGCATGTGAACCGTTCTCAACAGGAACGGGACGAATACATGCGGAAGAATGTCTTTGCTCAGCCAAACCTCAAACTGTATATGCGGTTTAATGAACCTTCAGGTTCCCAAAGCCCTCTCGTGCTTGATCACTCTGGAAACTCTCTGCACGGTACTTTGTCTGACTGGGCTTTCAGTAAGAATATCCGCAATATCCCAACAGCTTCCGTTGCTGGCCCTTCTCCTATGACCTACGAGAAGCTGGCAAACAACCCCATTCTTTTCCCGTTACACCCAGAATTGGAAAAACTGAATAATGAGTTGCTTGAACAGGCTGAAGAATTCGACCGTGTAAACCCCAATCGCATTGATCGACTTATCCCCAAACACTACCTCCTCCAAGGGCAAGACCAAGATGGCCTTATTACCGAGGAAGGAACGATTATTGACGCCTTGGCAGTAGGGGGTACAACTCCAGATACAGCAAAGCTGGGAGACACACAAGTCATTCTCATGCTTCTCTATATTTGGGCTAAGTTCTTCGACGAATTGAAACTGTACATCCAGGCTTTCGGCGATCTGTTGCACCTGGATTATGATTCCACGGATACAATCCCTGATTCCTTCCTGCAACTTTTTGCAGACAAATTCGGCATTACTTTGCCCCCGTTATTTACAGGGTCTTCAATTGTTCAGTTCATCAATGCGGAGAACCTGGATAACCAAATAAGCACCAACGACTACTCTCTTCAGTACATTCAGAACCAAATTTGGAGAAGGGTACTCCTCAACCTCCAGGATGTTCTCCGTTCTAAAGGCACCATCCACTCGGTCAAGACCTTCATTCGGTCGGTTGGTATTGAACCTGATAACAACTTTAGGATTCGAGAGTTTGGAGGGCCTAGCTTTAGGTACCTTTCTAATGTCAGAGAGAACAGAAGCGAGTCAAGCACACTCATTGACTTTTCTGGAAGTGCAAGGGTGCAATCTCCTTACCTCTCCGGTTCTCGCCTGGAAACTGAAAGCGGTTTCCCTTTGGTGGCACCAGGAACCACGTTCATCAACGGTATTTCCACTGTACCCCGAGATGGCTTGTTCACTTCTGGTTCTTGGACTTTTGAGGGCGTTTACCGTTTCCCAACGACTTCCTCTTTGACGAGTACTACGCAAAGCCTTGCCAGGATGCAAACTACCGGAAGTGCCATTAGCGGGAGCACCCTGATTGCAAACCTTTTGGCCACCCAAAACGGAGAACTCACCTTCGTTGCGGCTCCAACAACTGGATCAATCACTGTTTTGACCATGAGCCTTCCAGTCAATGTGTTCGACGGGTCGGTGTGGCATGTATCTTTTGGAAGGCAACGAGCAGACGAACTTGCCTCTTCGGTATCAAGTTCATATTTCTTGCGAGCTGCCAAACAGAGTTTTGGTGAAATCACAAGCATACAGGTTACTTCTGCTTTCTATAATGAGACTGTCGCTGGTGTCAACGATATTATTTGGAGCAACAAGAATTCTTCGGGGAATGCCTCAGGTTCTTTTATTGCGATTGGAAAGGAAACCATTTCCACTGGTTCTGCCTACCTGAATACCGGTAGCATTTCTTCCTTCTATCGTTCCACGGCTTACGATGGAAGAGCAGGCCACTTCCGTTTCTGGTCTAAAGCATTAACATTGGCTGAATGGACGGAACACGTCAGGAACTTCAAGTCCCTGGGGGTCGAAAACCCTTTGACCAACTTCAATTTTGTCACCAAGAAGACGGGTTCTTTTGAACGATTGCGAATGGATGTAAGTTCGGATCAGGTGGAACTTGTCTCTAATACTTCAGGATTCCTACAGCTTACTGACTTCTCCCAGAACAACCTTCATTGGTCAGGGTTCTTCCCAGCTACCAGTTCGGTGATTGTGCCACAGCTATTCCAGTACAGTCTACTCTCACCAAAGTTTGACGTTGGGGCCACAACAGACAAAGTAAGAGTGCGAAGCTTCCAAAATTACGAAAATATTTTGAGTAGTTCCTACGCCCAAGTGGCTCCTGTGTACTCTTTGGATCCTTCAGAAGCCCCTCAGGATAACACAAAATTCACTGTCGATTTCTCAATCGTAGATGCGTTGGACCAGGACATCATTAACATATTTGCTACTCTTGACATCCTGGACAATGTGATTGGGAATCCTGAACTGATCTTCTCTCCAGACTATCCAGACTTGGATAACCTTCGTAGCATCTACTTCAACCGACTTGTAGATCGAATAAACCTGAAGAGTTTCTTTGACTTCTACAAGTGGTTTGACACGAATATCGGTCAATTCATTGCTCAGTTGCTCCCAAGGAAGACAAAGTTCCTCGGGACCAACTTTGTCATTGAATCTCACATGCTTGAACGACCGAAGATGGAATACCAGTTTGCCGATATCTATCTTGGAGATAGCAATCGTCATGCCTTGAAGGATACAATCCTTTTCCAACAGTTTGTTGCAGCCATGGTTCGTTTCTAAGGCTAGAAGGTTCAGTATGCCATTCACCCCATTTGATGATCAACGTTTTCCGGTTCGTCCCCCTCAACCCACGACGAACGGCTATAATACCTCAGCGTGGGACCGATACCGGCAAGGGGTCGAGATCATCAACGATCGTTTCAGGTTTCTTGGCATTCAACCGAAGATTTGGTCAGGGAATACCAACGGTTCTGTCTCCGTTGTCACCTATGGGCAAGCCAACGGAATAATTGAGGAGAATCCGTTGGGCCTGAAAAGCAAATACCATGACCTCCCAAAGTTCAATCCTGTTGCCTACATTTCAATGGGTGATACCTACCCTGTTCCAATTCAGTTAAACGAGGGGGTGCTTAATGAAGCCGTTATTGAACCTCTGACAATCCCCTTCCGTAAGCGTAGCAATGAAGGGACTTTTTACGCTCATGCTGCGAGAGGAGAAATTGAGGATGGCAACAACTTTGACTCCTATGTTCTTCGAACAACCAACCGTATTGAACAGTTCATTGAGATAGCCCTCCCTAAAGATCCTAGATTCTTCCTTGACGAAGGAGGGGGCTATGTTGGCAATATTCCAATAGATCCTTATGTTGCAGACATTGAAAGGAGATTCTCTCCTTTTGACGATACCCTTCCGTATACTCCAGAAAAGAAGTTGCAGACCACCAATTCCGTTTTCCTGACGGTTGCTGCAAAAGGAATCAAGACAATAGAGGGTTTCTTGCCTTATGGCAAGAAGTCGGCGACTGCTGGTTGGAGTTACTACGGTTTGAATGCGGGACAATACGGAACGGACTCCATAGCGTTTGGCGGCTGGGCGCGTGGAAGCTAACCTAAACATACCTTCCGCCTGAAACCGTTCATACATTCAGTTGGTGGCCGTTCCAGTTTCCTGTTCAGAACAGCTCTATATTCTCAATCCAGGGGCAAACTTCGTAAAGCTAACCTTGGGAATACGTATAGAAGGAAAGTGTATGATGGCTTCATGCTGGCATCGCCAACTGGCGAGAAACACACCAAAATAGAGAACCTTGTAGGGTTCGTTGCTGCCCACGGTTTGCAGCGAACAATTCTGCGTTTTGTTATCAACAACAAACGTTCCCCACACAAGGGTTGTAAGTTGGAGTCGTAATGCCAAGAATCCTTAAAAAAACCAGAATCAAGGGACTTCCACCAAGAGTTCAACTCCAGTTGAAGGAAGCTGTTACCGGTTCTTTCCCTTCACACTCCCGTCTTGTTTCTGATAACCGGACAGGGCGGTATAAAGTGCGGTATGATGACACAAAGACGGTTTCCTTCAACTCCTACTCCAGTGGCACTATCAACCATGGCTTTGACGTAACAGCTCCCCCTGGCACCTATACGAACTACTCCCTTGGCCCTGGTACCGATGAAAACGGGAGCGTTGTTCTCTGGTGGCGGTTTGAAGATAAGTACCTGTTTGATGGTCGGTGGAACAGTTCAGACCATGGAAGTCATCTTCATACAGCATCCTTTGGAACCAATGACTACGCCATGACCCCGGATGTCCCGGGGTATTACAACGGGTTTACCTCGACATGGCCCAACATTTGGTCCGTCTACATTTCCGGGAATCTTCCTGGTTCAGACACAATCTATGCCGACAATATCAACTATAGCGAGGTTTCTCAGGGAGGATTACCAAGGTTTACCGTAGCAACCCACTTCAAACTGGATAGCATTAACGCTTCTGGGACTCCAATTTTCTGGAAGGGAATCAGGATTCTCAACTATGCCTCCTTTGAACTGCTTGCCACAGCAGCAGGCGCGTTGGAATTTGTAGTATTTACTAATACCAATGGGACTCACCGGGTATACAGTACAAGTCCGGGTGTGGTTTCCGTTGGAACTTGGCACCATGTAACCGTTACAGTTAAGGCTACATCGCCTACTGCCATCTCAGTTTCCATTTATGTTGATGGGGTAGCTCAGTCTGTCACAATGGTCTTGGATACTGGATGGACTGGCTTCACGCCAACAACAGATAGCTTCTATATTGGAGCTTTCTACGATTCGGATTATATTACTGGAAGTTCAGTAGCAACTGGCCGCTTTGACCAAGTAGTAATGGCCAAGGAGTTTGCTACTTCTCAAGAAGTGTACCTTTTGTACTCTGGTGGCCCTTTTGGAGTCACTGACAAGTTCGGCGTCGCAATGCCTGCTGGATTGCACACGAGCAATCTTGCTTTGTATCAGTTGGACGCCACAGGCACTTTCGAAAGGCACCCGGAGTACAACACGGATATCGTGGTGCAGGGGGTTGTACGAAAGGGCGTCGGAGATAAACTGGTTACCTTCACCCCAGGTCAAGACTTTCAGCCGTTCAGAGATGACTGGAACCCAGCCGTTGATGCCAAGTTTGTGCTTACTGGTACGACCGCAAATCCCTTCTATGCCACAGGGAGTAAGATTTCTGACGTTGGTGAAGGGTTTGACCAGCCTCTTTGGAGCAAGTCCAAGATTGAGATTGACCTAACTCCTTCCGTAGATCATTCTTTCTGTATTGTAAACAATACCGGTTCCAGTAACAATTACCCAATGGCTTACTGGAACAAGGACAGTCGCAAATGGGAGGGAATTGGGTTGGGACTAGAATTTGCAATTTATGCTGCTGGTAACCCTGCTAATTTTATAGCCTTTTGCGAAGAACAGTGCATTGGGTTTGGTACTGGTATGAATAATGGTAGTATTGGTTATTCAGACTTTGGAGCTGGAGCCAAAATCAGTAACTTTGGCTTTCCTTATCACCCTAAGTTCCACGCTACTTCCTCGAACTGCATCTCAATGTCCGATTATATCGACACGCCCTTTCTTCTAGAGAAGATCGTCCTGGAGTGGAGCGGGTCTTTGACTTATAATACCACCTTCTATGGTTCTTATACAACTTACTCGGTTACTACCTTTTTTATCTTGAACCAGCGTAGACCATTTCAACTGGTTTCCGATGATTTACAAAAAATCGTATATCGCAACAACATTGGTACTACTGCGTATCTCGTTACAGGTGTGCAAATCCCTGCAACTTACAACGGCAATACAGTAGATACCGTTCGGGATCTTGTCACTTATGCACAAGTTGTGGGGTTTTCAGCAAATGCACTACCAATCACCTATGAACGTGCTCGGCGAGAACTTAATTTGGAGGCTGGTTCAAGTCTTTTGTTGGGTGCCTATGGTGAATGGTCAGGGCGCTTGATCATGTCTGGAACTGTCAAAAATGCTTTGTCCAATCAGGGATTGGACCAAGTTCAAATTGGAAATAATGACGGTGGGACATCGGCCATGATGCTTATTAACAGCAACAGTACTCGTTCTGGGTTGTTTACTCCAAGCGGTCGAGATTACCTTGGCACTTTGGAACAAGGAAGTGTCGTTGAAAAAAGCCTGGTTATTGCCCCTAATCCCTCAGGTAATCCGGCTGGAACAATTGAACATTTGAATCGCTATTCAAAAGTTAACCCTTATCTTCTGTTGCCAGGTGATCAGTTGGTGTTCGGTTGGCAGTTGCCTGTTGCCAACCGAATCAATTCGGCCTTTAATAATCCTCAGTACAACCAGAAGGGACCAGAACTCTCATTTGCAGCCAAGCCTTCCAAAATCATATTTTACGGTTCTCAAATTAAGAATAACCAGGAATATCATGATACACTGAACCAACTTCTTACCTCTGTAACGGTTCACGAAGTAATCGGGGAATAGATGAACCAAACAACACATGACCAATTTGAAGTGGAACCAAATGTCTTCTACACTGGATCTTATGTGGACTCTATCTTATCGGGTTCAATTTATACAGGCGACCGGAAGATCATTGCTTCTCACAGCAGTGGATCCAACGAGATCAGGTTGGCTAAATACTACAGCGATTTTGCGGATTACAGCGGATCAAACCGCAATAGAAGCCTAGGAATAGGTCTTCGCTTTCGTCACTTTTTCTCAGTAACAGAGAGGTACCAGGATACAATCCTGCCTGATATCTTATCTGCCTTCTACTTGAATGGTGGGGTTCCTGTTTTGGCGATTGTAGAAAATGGCCAAGTTCCCATTCTTATTGCCGAGCAAGATGCTGATGCAGACTTCAACAACCCAGCCGTTGGCAAAGCAGTGTTTACCACATATGGCGTTACAGCCTCTTACCATGGAATAGGCACGAACATTGCAGACAGGACTTGGTTTGGGTCATTTCCTTTTCAGAACACCTACAAAGACATTGATCGAGTCCTGGAACCCTCTTTTTATCGTTCCAAGATTCTTTGCCCCGGAACGGAATCCAATTTTGCGTTACCAAACGGGATTGTAACGTACGGGGGCTACTTTGGTTATCAGTCCAGTTCTCTTGCCACTGTTGAAGTGATCATTCCTAAAAAATGGCATGATGGGCTCTTAAATGAAGGATTGGGGGCCACCGAACCAGTTAGATACACTTTGATTGATGTTTCAGGAAGTGTTAATATAAGTGAACAGTTTCTTGGAAGTGGTTCGAATGCCTATCCACCGGCGGTTGATGGAAACTTTGGCGACGACAAAGGCGTAAAAAGACCTCGCCAGAAACAGCTAACAAAGTTTTTTTTTGGGTTTGGAGACAATCACCAAGGTGTTCCGTTTTTTAACGCTGTGACATCTAGTAAACACAACGGCGCTTTTGGCGTGATTAATGGTTTCTACGCCTCTTCTGTGATCATTCGAGGCTGGAGATATGGAGTCATCAATGGTTTTCCACAATACACCTCCTGTGTCTTCAGGAGCAGCCGTTACGGTCAATTCCGGGACATGATGGAACAAAGGAAGTTCAGCAAGTTCTTTGATCCTGATGGTTTTACAACCGACGGCAAGAACAATGGCAAAAAGGGTTCAATGGAAGCTGCCATCAGCATCCGGTTTGTTTCCGGTTCAGTTGCCGCTGTCACGGCCAGCAACCCAACCCTTTTGAATCCAAAAGACTCTGGCATCTATGACTTTGAGTACCGGTCAGGGCAGCCTTTCTACGACGTGTAAATTCTGCTGATAATTCACTTTGGAAAAGTGGATACTTATCGGCATGGGTTTTCTTGATTCCAAGACTAGGATCCTGGACACTATTATCACCCTGCAAGGCAGGGGTCAAATTGCAGCAGGGAAGCTGAAGGCAGAGTTCTACAGCTTCACTGATATGGGGGCTTTTTACTCGCAAGACACCTCTTTTAGCGCCTCTCTGGATGGAACGAAGAGGCCATTCCTGGAGGCCAACTCACTGCCGCAGGACATGATCACATTTGAGGCGGATGACTCTGGGAAGCTCGTAAGTTTTCCTTCAAATACCTCAGTGGTTAGAAATGGACAGATCCTTGTGGCTGTGTCTTCCAGTTCCACTGGTTCTGGGAAAGTCTACCTGCCCGTCCAGGATAACATCTTTGCATCTGAAGCGGATGGACTGCTCAACAGTTCTTTGGATGCTTACAAAAAACAATATATTCTCGGCAGCCCGGAAATCTTTGATGAAAATGAAGTGCCGTTTTCCTTGGGAACAACCAATATCCAGTTCTCCATTTCTGAACAGGTTCCCATTCCACAGAGTGAAAGTCCCATTGGCAACGTGGAGACAACCGACCCTTTGTTTGTTGACTCAAGGCTGAGTCATCTTCCAAATTTCCAGTATTTGCCACCAATCAACAAGTATCGCCCTGGGGACAACACGGTGAATCTTCTTGGGAATTATCCAAACTTGAACCAGAGGCCGAAGTTGTCCTTCACGGACGTGGAGAAAGAGATTTCATCTGCTGTTGCCAAGGGTTATGCAGTAAACATTCCATTTCAGGAAGCGTCAAAGACGAACAATGTTGTCTGTCAGATGTTTGAAGTTGGGGGGAATGAGATCGTCAAGCTGGATGTGATTGACTTCGGCCTGTTCAACATTGCCGGAGACGACATTACTTTGGCAGAACGAAAGAGGCAAGATAAAGACCCAAGGAACCGACCTGTCCTGAGCAAACATGTTTTTTTTGTAGGCAAGGTCTATACGGACATTGCTGGTGTCCACAAGTTCATCAACCTGTTCACCTTGGTTTTTGAGGGGTAATTTGCATGAGGATCAACATTAACCGTAAAGATGGCATCATCTCTCTTCCAAGTGATTTCGCTGTTTTAGAAGATATCACCAAGGAAGGGAGATATCGTTATGCCATCAAGTACAATGTGGATGCCCAAAGGGCTGTAAGAGAAAAAGCCTTCTTGGTGAAGATTCATGTTTCTCTGGAACCGCCGGATGTAATAGATGTTCCAGGGTTCTCTCGTCTTAATTCCCAGGAGATTGTTAAAAACCTCCTTAGACGGCAAGCAGAAAGAACGGAAATGAACCGTTCTTTCGTAAAAAAATTTGTCACCACCGTTACAAGCGACATTACAGCAAAAATTCCAAATGACAAGGCCAAAGAATTGAAGCCAACGAAGGTGCAAAAGACCTTCAAGAATTATGACGATGCCAAACTAACAGCCGAGAAGTACCTTTTTCGGAAGAAAAGCTTCAAGCTTGTAAAGGCTTCGGATTTGACGGTTCAGAACATCTCTCAACCGACATTTCAGACACCTTTGTTTCAGCCAACTGTAAATGAGATTGTCCCAGTCCAACCGCCGCAAGAGTACGGGTTTGATCTTATTTTCAAACACGGGATTGACCCTGCTCAGATAGGAAACCGAACCTCCCATATTGTTGACACAGAAAAGGCTTTTGCGGGCGTTATTCAACGTCCAAGGAACATTGCCCGGGAGGTTGTAGTTGGAAGCCCTGTTGGGGCTGTAAAGCCTTCCTTTGGCATCCTGAATGCTGTTCTTGGGGATTCTAAGGACAAGCCTTCTAATCAGCTTGGATTAGCGAATAACGATTATACTCATGTCTTGGTTGAGGAGAACACCAACCTGGTGACCATTGAAGAAGACCTTTATCTGGATGTCAGTACAATTGGCGACCAGTTCTATCTTCTTTTTGAACTTCAGGATATCAACGGCGTGGAAGTAGAGAGTCTGTCCACGGTGGTTCACCATGCTCGAAATGTTTCAGTCTTTACGTTGCCTATTCAAGTGCCATTTGTTACTGCCACTCAATGTTCAGGGTACAACCGACTGGAACTCAAACAGATAGACCCTAACGGAGCGGGAGTGTTTATTTATCGGAAGGTCTTGAATACACACTCGGAAACAACAGAAACAGATTTCGTGCAAATTGCCAAAGTACCCCTTCGGGTACAGGATGGGTCAAAGTGGTACAATGATCCAAATCCTGGGATGCGACCAGTGATTTATCGAGTGGTGACTTACAACAGATTCGAGTTGAAGTCTCATGACTTTGCTTCGGCAGTTGTGAATCCTCCACAAAGAGTTCACATGGTTCGGTCCTCAGCTCAGCAAAGGAAGTTATTCCTTTCAATGAACACCAAGGTCGTTGACAATACCATTCAAATCGAACTCAACGATATCCCACCTGGTGTTTTGTCTATGCGGGTTTCCCGTATTGATTTGTCTCGGCATGAAAAGCTTTCTGAAGCTACACCCATTGGGAATGTGGTGTATATCCAGAATCTTCCAACTTCTGACTCCAGGTTTTATGTTACTGATATCACCCCTGTAGACCAAAGAATTTATGAATACCGAGTGAAGCTTACTTACCGGGATGGAACGGAGTTCTGGTCATCATCCAGTTCTCATATTCAGTTCAACCCTGTCATCAACAACATCATCACGACCACGGCTTCCCCCCCAAAGACGATAAACGTAGGAACCGAACTTGATATTGTTTTCTCTCTTTCTTCCATAATCTCTGAAGGGAAAATGGATCAAGTCAAGAAGGCAATGGAACAACAAGGTATTTTGGGGTTCTACCAGGATGACATCATCCAGAATCGAGATCAATTCCAGAACCTTATCGCTTACCAAATCAAGCGTACAAACCTGACTACTGGTGAAGTTGAGGACATGGGGGTTTTCATTGGAAAGGACTTTTCGGATAGTGCCCTTGGCCGCAACCGTGGTGTAAAGAAGGTACAAGCTGGCCACACCTATGAGTACACCATCAATACCCACTTCCGAAGTGCTCAGAGTCTTATTTCAACTTTTACTACTACGGTAACAAATAAGAACAACCCGGACAAAACCTACTCTTACGCACCTTCTAAGTGGCAACATCCAGTAACCCTGCGAGATGGCAACCTCGTGAGCACAACCACACTTAAGAGGAATCATGCCAACACAGATTTCACATTTGGAACCGTTGGAGATATTCTGCACGTCAGAATTTCTTTAGCTGTTCCTGTTCCAGCGGTACAGAAGGCAACAGTTTCATCGCTGGGCAAAGGCAGGGTAAAGTTGCAGTGGGAACTAAAGGGGAACCCAAAGCAAATTGATCACTTTTTGGTTACAAAAGAAGAAATGGGTATGAGGACAGTGGTAGGGAAAGTGCATGCCCTTACAGATGCAAGAAGCCTTCAGTTTATTGACACACATTCGCTTCCTGAAGTGCCCAAAGCAAACCCAACTAAGAATCTACCCTTGACGGGCTTGGCAACTCAAGCGTTGGAAACGGCAGCTACATATCATGTGACACCAGTGTTCCATGACCTGTCTCATGGTCCCAGTACAATAAGCCCACTGGCAATAACGAAGAAACTAAGATAACCCATGGCAATAAAAACGACCAACACAACAGGCATTGGTGTTCGTGGCGGTACTCTCCAGCTAGGGGGCCTTGCCACTCAGCCAATTCCATTTGTGGCACCAGCAGCCTTCCCTGTCCCACGGACTGTATCTCCTATTGCTGCCGCTATTGCTCCTCCAACCGTGGCTGCTGCCATTAAAGCAGGCACGGTTCCGCGCTTACCTATAGCAGTGAACGATGTCATAACGGGGAACATCTCCAGGGCTGTACAGAATGTCATCCCAAAAGCTCTAAACACCATTCAATTTCGTCCGATTGCCGGAAATATTCCCATTCGCATTAACGTGGCCGATCTGTTGAATCAAAGAAGGCCAAACGAAGAGGCGCTCTCGCTCTCTCGACTGAATTTTTCCAATGGGGCCTTTGAACAAGCAACCCCCCATGGAATCAGCGTGCTCCGTCCTGAAATCATCTCTTTGATGGATTTCGAACCTGTGTATTACGGCACCACCCTGAACCTCAACGAGGTTGGGTTGTTGATGGATGTCCAGTACCAAGCCCGGCACCTGCGAGAACAAACCTTCTTTCAGCTTATGGCAGGTATTCAGCAAACCGACCAAAGAAATGAACTTCAGAACCTCCAGACGTCTTTTGCAAACAGTTTCCAGCGTGTCAATGCTGCTGCTGACTTCTACAAGAACACGATCCAGACGATTGAAACCGTAAAAAACGGATTCGATGTAAAGGGCATTCCTTCGAACAACTTCGACCTACGAAACTACCGGACGCTCAGGGACTTCTATCAGACGTTCATGATGTTCCCAGCTGATGTCTTCAATCAGTTCTCAGGGACCAAGATCCTAATGCAACTCCTTTTTGATGCCAGGAGTATCGCTGAAGGGTACTCTATGAATCTTTTGAACCTGACAGATCCAGATCGCCAAGCTGGTGGAACTGCTGTTACTAGTCCAGTGTCAATTGACAAGTCCTATAATACTCGTGCTGGATTCAGCTTTACCTACGACACAATCCGTTCTTTTAGTCAGCCGCAAAATGCTGCTGAACAAGGCTTCTTCAACCGGTTCAACTCTTCACTGCCTCAAGTACCAGATGACCGGATCAAGCTTCTGGTGAACATGCTTTCCAAAGAACTTCGTGTATCCAGGGGTCTTGGCAACTCAACAGTCCAGAACAACCTGCGGCAAAAGTTCAACGCAACAAAGACGGACGGTTCACCATTTGACAATATCTTTGGGGGTGTTGGCAACAGTATCTTTGATCCGGTAACTGGACCTGGTTCCATTGCAGGCCTTACGGTTGTTAACAATACCGATAATTCCGCCGTTCTTCCGTTTGAAACTAAACATATCGATACGAACAACAACACCAGGAAGACATACATTCCAGGCAGTGTGTTCTTTGTGGACTCCATCCTAAATGTGGAGAACCTTAGCAGTTTTAACCTGGAACCATTGAGAAGCTATGTTTCGAAGTACGTGGAGACGATTGACAACGCTACAGCTGTCGTCAGTTCCATTTTTGACTATAGCGATGAACCTTCTCCTATCAGCCCAGTTAGCATATTTAAGCTCATTCTCGAACCTGTAGAACATGGGCTTCGCTTCCTCATTGCTAACAACCAGAGACAAGGACTTGGATTGAGCATAGCCGAAGCAACAGCCGCAGCCGCCTTTAGGCTTGCTGCCAACGACCCTCGACTGAAAGCTCTACTGTTTCAGTACATTCTCCTGCGGATTATAGCTTCAGACACAGGAACGACTACGACTAGAACGACCTTCTTCGTTCTAAACATCATTGAAGACCTAAATCGGGATATTCGTAACCTGGATGGTGTGCCTTTCAAGGCCGCCTTCAAATTGCCTAACTTGTATAACCAGCGAGAACTTTTTTCCTACATCACGTCCTTGGTTCAAACCATTCAGAACCGGATTGTAGAACTGGTAAACCATCGCAGTCTTACCGGGAATGGTTCCAATGCTCAGTCAAGGGATCGAAGATCGGACCCAGCCAATGGGCTGTTTGTCGTTGGTTACGACGTAGATACCGTCTACGGCATTCCGGCTGGGTTACAACAATCTGTACTTATCAGCCAATTCGTCAATTTTTTCACCAAGCTGGATTCCATCTTGGGGAACGAAGTCAACAGCATCATGGATGCTGCCAGGAGGACTCGGTATAACAGTCTGTCGTGTTCCACCTTGGTTCTTCTGGCTTTTGAGGCATTTACCCAGATTGTCTCTCGGTACATTAGCTGTGATTTTCAAGCTTCAACCTATGGGGAGAATTTCCCCGATATGGTGGTGGATACCAACTTCAATGCCAGAAACTACAACTCCATCCAGAGTGTGATGGCAGAAGTTCAACCGCCTCTTCCGATTATTGAAACAGACCCCGGGACGAACAGCAAGGCAAAAACAGCCACAAAAACAGCCTTGACCCAGAGGATGGCACAAAGTCATAACGCCGTGGCAATCCAGCATGTGGTTGGCCAAGCTGCTAAAACGGCAGCCCTAATGGGAATATCACCTGGAGCAGTACAAACAGGAATCGCTAATAACCAAGCCATTCTAGCTGGGGTGTACGCTACGGCCGGTTCCAAGTTCGCCGACGCTGCTTCCTTGGCTCTGAGAAATGTGTCGCCTGTTGTCAACCCTCAGAACTTGCTGGATGCCCATGCGATTGAGGCTAGCCTCAACTCCATCTCGCACAAGTTGTTCCAGGAGGATTTTGCCTTGGCTTGCGTCATGCACATTCTGCAAGTGATCAAGAAGAGGCTGAGAAGCGCTCTGGACTTGGCAAACAACTACTTCACTCAGCAGACCTTGGACAGCCTATCTTCTCTGAATGCCACAAGTATTCAGGATATTGGGCAAAACTTGAGTATTGCTCAAGTGAGACTCATGCTTCGTCAGAGAGACGAGTACGTTCGTCAACTGACACCAAACACTCAGGGGTTGCAGTTCATTCCAACGTCTCCAACGGACGCAGATACTCGTGGGGCCTTGTTAAGTTTGCTTGGAAGCGATAGCTTCCGGGAGACGAACAATGCTGCTTTCCGCTATAGGATTCTTACCATTGGGATCCCCGCAGGGTTCAGCAAGAACTTAGTTGAACGGATCAACGGTGACAACATAGTCTCGACGACATTCCTTCGCAACAAAGAATTTGATGTTATCACAGTAAATGTTTACAAGAGAAGCCTTGAGTACCCTCAGCTTATTTTCAAGCCCAGGAAATATATTTTTGACCTCTCGCTGTTTTCAAACGGTTACAAGAACTTGAAAATACGGCCAAATGAGAACTTCGACCGAGTGCTTCAAAGAATTAAACTGTTGGACTATCAGAATTTTTCAAGTCCAACAGTGGTCACGTTGGAAGAGGTGGTGAACAGTGAACGGTATAGTTTCATTGCCGATCCTGTTCTTAGGAGGGCTATCGTTGAAAACCATGTTTTGAGTGACCTATTTGCTTCTTACATGCAATTTCTCACTTCCATGAAGTTTACCGAGACTACCTTTGTCAACCAACAAAGTCAAACTTACCAGAGGTTGTCCGTTGGAAATGGAACAGACTTGTCACCGCAATTCTCTGAGTTGGTCCGAAAGTACCTTATTGCTAAGCGCACGAACGACATGCGAGATAATCCTTCTTTGTCTCCTCTGCCAGACATTCCAATCAAACAGATGCTTCTCAGTCCACAAGTGGATCAGAGCACCAAGGATGTTCTAAGACTCTTGACCTTTGGGAATATCGCTTTCAAGCCCGAAAATGCCATGGCTTCTATTCTTTCGCCAAAGGTGTTTGAACGAGTTTTTACGATTCCGCTGAACGTAGACGACTTTGAGATTGACTACAAAGAAACCACGGCAACTGAAAGCGGTCGAGAATTTTTCGAGAAGAGCTTCTTCCAGGAAAAGTTGGACAAGAAAGCCTTGGCAGATGGGGTCTACAAGCTGGTTCCAAGGACAAATAAGGATGTGATTTTTGAGGACTACTTCGTGACAATTGAACTGGTGGAGTAATGGGAATAGAATCACTACCTTCTAAGAATGCCGCTATCCTGGACGTTCCCGAAATCGAGTCCTTCTCGGGTGAATTCCAGTATTTTTACTGGACTGCTGATGAATTTGAAAATGGGCTTGGTTCTTCAAAAGCATCCGAGAAGCAGCTTCCTTCTGAAACCTTTGATGCCTCCTATGTCTCCAGGACTCGCAGGCTTCCAAGATTGGTCAAACTCCAATGGAAGCCTATTGTCCTGAATGCCGATAACAACCTCGACAGAGGAAGTGTTTCAATCCGAGCCAATCTAGAGAAACTCCATTCCGAGGAAACGTTCACAAGCAATGATTATGCCACGTTCCAGTTTCAAGATACTGGAGCTGACCTAAGACTGAAGTTTTTCGTGGACCAACTGGCAAAACTTCTGCCAGATTTCAACAATTTTCAGTCCGCTAACGAACTTGTTCGGTTGGTGAACAAGAATACGTCCGACCAAGTAAGTGCTCAATTCCTAGCGGAAGTAATCTCTGACTTGACTCGTCAAGGTGTGACTTTCTCAAATCAACAGGAGGCGGTAGAGGTAATCACCGAACGAATTGAGAAGGTGGTTCTAAATGCCAGGATCAATAATCGTCTTTTGGTTCCAGTGGCAAATACCGTCAGGGAGGATTCTGCTGGAATTTTTGCTGATGAACTCGGGGCAGAAACATTTCTTAAGGATATCCAGCACATCCAGGATACGGCAATAACAAATGCCAACTCGAACCTGATGTCTCCTCTGGATTATGATTTTGAAGTGTTGTCCTACATTGGCTACAGGCCAGCAGACACTAATGGCTATGCACCGGTGGTTCACAGTCTTGGCTATCTCATTGAAAAGAAAGAGATAAAGTCGGATGGGTCAACTGAGGTTCACCCTCAGATTGTGATTGAGGATCCCAGGACCGCTGTTACCTATGACGGTCAGGTTCGCTATAACTCTTCTTATTTTTACCGTATTCGAGCCGTGTATCTGGTTGAAGCTAGAGCTGTGGACGTAAAGTCCAAACAGAATCTTCTGGTTTCTTTTCTAGTTGGAAGCAAGTTCACTCCAGAGATCAGGGTAAACACGGTGGAAATGGTGCCCCCACCACCACCAGCAGATTTTAACGTGGCTTGGGATTACGGGGAAAGAGCACTCCGCTGTACCTGGAATCTGCCTGTCAATCCACAGCAAGACATCAAGTACATCCAGCTATTTCGTCGGAAAAGCATAGCCGATCCTTTTCAACTTATCAAAATGTGGGATTTCAATGATACTCATACAAGAGTTTCCTTGAGCGAGTATCCGCTCCCCGAACTAGTGGAAAGGGTTCCAAGCTTTATTGGCTTCTACATGGACCATGAGTTCGGAAAGGACTCTAGCTACATCTATGCCGTGGCTGCTATTGATGCCCACGGGCTAACCTCAAATTACTCCTTGCAGTTACAGGCTTCTTTCAACCGTTTTACCAATAAACTGGTCAAAAAGCTTATCTCTGTTTCTGGAGCCCCCAAACAATATCCGAACGCCTACTTGAACGCTGATACGTTCGTGGATACAATGAAAGATTCGGGTCACACAAATATACGTGTGGTTTTCAACCCGGAATACTTGACATTGTTGAATGGACTTGGAGCCGACCTTGGATTACTAAAGACGAATAGAGTCAATGGGAAGTACCGTCTTCAGGTTATCAACATTGACCTTCAGGCTCAAGCAAGCGTGGATATCACCTTGCAAGATTCAAGGATAACGAGTTTGGCCAAAACAACGAACTTGTCCGACACGTCTACGGTTTCAAATCCACTTCCAGGTGTGAGAACAGGGAAACCTTTCTAATTAGCAAAGAGCAGCAAGGCTGCAACAAGGTGAACAATGGGGTTTCTGCAACAAGACACAAACAATATCATCCTGGATGCCGCCCTGACAGATACGGGCAGACAACTATTGGCTCGCAATGATGGTAGTTTTTCTATTATCAAGTGGGCTCCTGGGGATGACGAGGTAGATTACACAATCATCAAGCAGTTTGGCCGAACGGTCGGTAAGGAAAAGATTGAGAAGAATACACCCGTGTTTGAGGCTCTTACCAACGGTGCATATGCCCTGAAGAACCGGTGTATCTCTCTTTCAAATCCCAATCTGATTCGACTTCCCAACCTGACCTTGGCTGGTGGGCTTGGAATTGACTCTGTTAACAACACCGTATCTATTGGCACCACCACTAACAAGACCCGTCAAATCACCGTACAGCAGGCTATTGGTGGCGGGGAAACTACGATTGACGTGGAACTGCGGGATCAGGCTTTCATCCTGGATGTGGACAACAAGTTTATCCAAGTACTTTCCAGGGCGGCTGACAATATCGACGTGCAACAAAGGGCCACATATATTTTATCCCGCGATACGACGGAGAACTCTGTGGGTGGTTCTCAAGTAACCTTCACAATTGGCGTGAAGGCTATTACCGAAGCTCAGTTCCAGATTTACGGAGCCAAGTTCAATAAGAACCTGATTTCCACGTTTGTCCGAATTTCAGGCGTTCAGTCTGGAGCCGTCAAGGAATTTGAAGTCCAAATTAACAAACTGGGATAACAGAAATTGGGTACTAAGAACGGTAAGGCCTTTCTTTAGTGAACATTCCAGGCGAATGGCGCAAAGAACAAGGCATGCAGTCTTACCAAATTAGCAATCTCCTGAGAAAAGAATGAAACGGGTACTTATAGAGGATGGAAATACCTCGGTAGCAACCCAAAACCTAAGGAATAACTAAACGATGGCAACCTTTAAGGAATTTGGAGCTGAAGACATCAAGACCTCTCGGTCTTTCCTCAACCAGTTGGTTGATATTATCCAAGAGGATATTTCGGGGTCTGTCACTCGACGGAAATATCAAGTATTCGTGACGGGTGGTTTGGGGCCAGGGGTTACCAGTTCTCTTTTCCAGACTGTTTTTGACCAGGATTTCTCTCTTCAGACGGCCAATCCTGTTTTTGACATGACAGTCGGTCTGCATGTTAACTCGGTAGTTGTCTCAGGGGCATCTCCTACGATTGACTCAAATGGCAAGTACATCTTCCCTTCGCAGTCCTTGATGATGCGAGAGAAGATTGACATTTATCGGCAGATGGCCGGATCTCTTTTGGGAAATGCCAACGAACAGTTTAGCTTTACCTCAGGTTCAACGACGAATGCCATCAATGAGGCTCTATTTATTTGCTTCAAGAGGCTCTTCGCCCGTGACCAAATCAAGAGGGAGACCTTCGCTATCCAACTATTTCGGACTGGAACTCTGTTGAATGCGCAGGCAACGAATGCGGCCATTTACACTGACCTTAGTTCGTCCATTAACAAAGATCTTAGCTTTGGCGGTCAGGTATCGGCAATTTTGAACTCGGCCAATGTTAACCAACAGGTCGGGCTTTTGTTCATTGACCGAGGGGTTGCCGTCCTGGATATGAGTCGAGTGTTCTCTGCTCAAAATACACCCACAACTTATATGACAGGTGTGATTGACGGCATCAGTCTTTCTGGGAAGGTGCCATTCACAGGTTCTTTGAACCAGTTCTTGGTCTCGGCGTCAATTGATAATATTATAGATCATATTGCCACGACTCGGTTCTCTGGAAGCACACAGACGGCGATAACCTTCCAGAACATCACCAATATCAATAGTACCTTGTTTTTCTGTCGGGCTGCTGCTGATGAGTTCAACTACTCCAGCAATCCGACATATACGGATGCGAACAGCCGGATTGTGGTGATTGATGAGGGACAGGAAGAATCCCAGAGAAGCTTTGTGTTCATAACCGGAATTGGACTTTATGATGCCCTGGATAACCTTCTGGCCGTGGCGAAGCTCTCCAGACCTGTTCTGAAGGATGACGAGAGAGACATCACCTTTAAGGTCAGATTGGATTTTTGATTCGGGTTTGACCCAGAAGGGGATCAAGCGTGGCAATCCAGAGGATCAACCCTGATGACATTGAGACCTTTACTCTTACAACGACCCCGCCAAGGACTTTTAGTTCCAGTTCTCAAGGTGTCGTAAGTGGGACACTCCATGTCTTTGCTCGAAGAAGCCCCTTTGAGAAAGAAGTGCATCCTCTATCCATATTCTCCGGTTCTTTTATTGACCAAGACTTGGATGGGATTCGGAATGCCATTGTCCAGAGCTCTGCTTCTAACAAGTCAGGGATGCTCCAGGATTATCTCAAGAATGTGAACTCCCAATCTATGTCTCTGCGAAAGCAACAGACAGTTGAGATTATTCGGTTTGAACCTTCTGCCCATTTCAGCTCAAATACGCTTCGGAAGAAGGTTGTGATGAACAACCTTATGCCCTATTACCGAAGTGCATACCCTGAAGCTCATTTCGCTTTCACAAATTATCACAGTTTGAATTTCCTTACAAGTTCGGGGCTACCGGCAGATACCGCTTTGATCTATGCTGATAAGAACAAGCAGTACGCTGTAACTGGTGCTTTTACCTTTGACTTCTGGATCAATCCACGGTACACCAATGACTACCAAGGAGCTGACTTCAAGGCTGGAACTTTGTTCCATCGTTCCAGTTCTTATGCCATCTCCTTGTTGTCAGGATCTTCCAGAGATATCAATGGCAAAGTAAATGGCTACCGACTATGCCTCCAGTTGAGCCATTCCGCAGAGATCAAGCCTTCTCAAGCTTACTCTGGAAGCTATCCCTATAACCTTGTCTTCTTCTCAGAAGATAATTCTCTGGAAAGGAACAGGTGGCACCATGTATCCATCCGCTGGGGGACAACGGCTTATAACCAAGGTTCTGGTTCTTTCGTTGTAGACGGGAAAACTGTAGGTACCTTTGTGATCCCGTCAAGTAGCATGACGGATTACCATAACGAGAATTGCCTTTTTATTGGAAATTTCTTTGAGGGGCAAGCGGTTGCTTACTTCTTCACCAACCAGGTATCTCCAAGAGATGGCTTAGACCAACTCGTTAATAACGTCGGACATCACCCTCCCGGTTATCTCTTGGATCATGGTCTAAATGCCGAAGTTCATGAACTGAAAATATATGGGCGTTATCTTAGCAATGAAGAGATTGGCTTCCTCCAAACTAACGGGCCAATCTCTGGAAGTTCATTGCTGCACGACCGATTGAAGTTTTACCTTCCACCATTTTACACCACAGAATCACCTTACAGGACTTTTGTTGGAAATCACGGTGGAGTGGTGGCAACGCCATTCTTTGAAATCAACGGAACAACAGCAGCTCCCATTAATGTCGAAGCTGCTTTTGGCGGTTACGGTCATTACCTTAATCTGGAGAACTTCGTTAGGGACTTTGCAACAGGGAAATATGCCCGGTTGTTCAACCTCACTGCTTCTGTAATCCCAGTAAACTCTACTGTCCCGACAAGCTTCAATGGCTATCTTTATGCCACGGGAAGCAACCTCAAACGGCACCTCACCATTCTACCCAACGATAATGGCAACTTTTTGCCAAACTTCACCTTCATGATCCCTGGTCCCGATGATTACTCAGCCCCAGGGTTGCCTGTGTCTGTTACCCAAAGCTTTCTCGCACCGCACAAGGTGAAGGCAAAACAGTTCGTTGCAGACAACGGAAGCACCCATCCAGGCTTCGTAACGCTCCGTAACTACCTCCCCTTGACACTGTTTCAAACGCCCGTTCAAGAGCCTTCTGGAGCCCTTGCAAGGGCTCTTAATGGGGTAAGCCCAGAATTCCTGGGAGATCTTCCTTCCAAACATGGAAGATATACCATTCTTCAAAGGACCGGTGATAATTCATCAAATCAGGTTGTCTTTTTTGACGTTTCCAACCTGTACTATGGCCTCCAGATCCTTCCTGGATCATTGGTGATCACTGATACCAATCTAACCGGTTCGTCCGGGAAAATGGAAATGACCCTACGGGATGATGGTGAGGGAAACATCTTCCGTGCCAATACCTCAGGGTCTCATCCAGATTGGGCTTCGGTGGGAAATGTCTTCTACAATGAAGGTATCATCCTTTTGAAGCATCCCCATCTGTACTTCTTTGGCAAAGACCAATTTCAGATACAGTTCTCAGGGAAACAAAATACGCATATCCTAACCTACAACCTGTTCAAGAGACCCCTAACAAGCCTCTCTTCAAGTAATCCCAACTATCTCCCCGTCTCCGCTTCGACAAACGCCAACGAGACAGACCAAAGGTTTGTTTACATCACAGGCATCAACCTGCATGACGACAACCTCAATATCATTGCCAGGACTGTTTTAGCTCAGCCCATTGTCTCTCGAACTGGTGATAAGTTCCTGTTCAAAGTCCGAATGGACTTCTAAAACCCATAAACTTGTTCCGTCCCCAGAACTTCTTCTTCTACCTTCAGGAGAAACTCCTCTTCTCCAAGAGGATCTTCCCCTACAGCAGCACGCGCTTCATTCTCAATCTGCAAAAACTCCTCGGGGTTCATCTCCTTTCCCTTCAGGAAAATAGAACGAAGCTCAAACTCTGGATATTCTGGTGGATTCTCCCTGTTACCACGACGACCAGGGTAATAGTTCCCTCTAACTCTAATTGGTCCAACCTCAAACCCGTCCAAGACAACGGTTGTGGTTGCTTTGCCTATTTCCTTCTTCTGGAAGGCAGTTCTAACACCCTCTTGTATAAGTCGCAAAAGATCTGCTGTTCTAATCCTCATTTTTAACCCCTAGTTTCTCCCACTCTAACTATTCCCCTTCCTCTTCCTCTCTTCTCTTTTCCCCCTTCTTTCTTTCTCTCTCTTAAGTGCTAACAATCTTATATCTTATTTCTTGTTATCTCTTAAACTCTTAACTCTCAACCTTTAACTTTAACCTTAACTCTTAACCTTAACTCTTAACCTTAACTCTTAACTTTAACTCTTAACTCTTATATCTTTTCCTCCTCCCCCCTCCTTTTCTTGGTAGTGTTCCACCGTTTTTGAGTTTATTGAAAGGAAGGGGGAAAGGTCTTAAGGGGTGTGTTAGGGTTAGGAGTCATGCAAGCTATCAAGAAGGGGCAGTTGCTTCAGTACAAACGGAAATATTACGGAAGGTTTTACTCAGAACTCCCCAAGGTTCCGTTTGATGATGACTACAAATTGCTTTTCAGTTCTCTGAAGGGATACGGTCCACCACCTTGGTTTCTTAGGGAAGAGACTCAAACCAAGAAGTACACTCTGTTTGTTGCTAAGGTGGTTACAATTTACCACCCCAGGACAGACCTGTTGAATTGCGACTATGTGCTATGTTTCATTTCGGACCCTTATGAAGCAGGGGAGACAAGAGAAGGATGGGTCCGGTCAGGATGGGTTGAACCGCTGAATAGTTTTCAGACCTATGAAGACGAGGAGAGAAATGCCGTTCAAGAAGTCTTCCAGAATCTCAAGGAGAACAGCCAAAAGAAAAAGTTGACACCCTTGGAAGTCTTCCAAGAACTGAAAAAGAAAAAATGAACGGCAATCCAATTCAAATGGCCAAAATCCCATACCTCCCTTGGCAGTTCTTCCTAGCACAAGCCTAGTTCAAAGACTGTCTATCAAATCCGGGCAGCAGAGCGCCTATAAGCCATTCTGGAGCCATCTTGGACCAGGGTACGTGGTTTGACCCTTTGGGAGAAGTTAGCGGTCCGTATGGGGCTTCTGGAGGCCTTAGGACGTGTATGCTCGGGCACGGCCATTGATTAGCCGGAGTCTGAATTACAGCTAAACCCAGATAAGTTGGCCATCCAAGCTAAGGATTTTTGCCGTTACCACATTGGTTTCGACGATGGCTACCAGTTCACCCAGGTAGATGCCAATAGGATGATTGAACTTCAGGTTCAAGGGTTGTCGATGGCTAAGGGTTAAGGCACGGAAGGACAAGTGACTGAACAGGTAGATTTTGGAACATTCTGTTGTAATGCTGTTGGAGGCCTCAAGAGGGGATCGAAGAACGGAGTTAGGGATGAAGGTAGGAGGCACAACAACGGTTTGGTATTTGAGAAGCCCCCTCTTCTCAATTAGTTCATCTTCGCTTCCCCACCCTGAACTAAGGGACCAACCGTACTTGGTTCGGTAAGGGTACAAGAAAGACCCGGGTTTGATCGACGATTTGAAGTCCTGGAGAGTGTATTGACTTAGACGGTGGCGCTTCACGCCTTGACTCTATATCGCCCCATTTCCTGATTATACCTTTGAATTCAACCGCTTTGGGGGTGGATGTCCTGAATGAACATCGGTTGTAATTTTCACTTTTTGGTTCTGGATTCTCAAGGACAACACAGGGAAAACATGGCTTCCAGGGGGACCGCTCATGACGGTAACTCCCATATCCAAAACAGGGAACATATTGGCCAGACTTTGTAGTTCTGCCAGGAGTTGGTAGTAAGTCGTATTCTGCAAGAATCCATCCAGGTGGCCTATGGTCCCTTCTGGAGAACACCAGCCTTGAAAGCTCATGGACTCGGCAAACACAATTACGGAAGCCGCTTGTTGACGCGAAATAGGCTTCCCCGTGACGATCACTTGAGCCTCGGGATGAAAATTTATAGCTGGTTGCTTTGGCGGCCTGTGCTTCACGTTATTGCGAATAATTACACCCGGAGTTTGTAAATGGCAACTGTCGTTCTCCCACCCTTGGTTCAAGCTTTTCTGACGGAAGTTACGCAGAAGCACAACCCGAAGGCAAAGATTCTCCCAAAGGCTGATTCCATGCTTATGCGAACTATCGGTTTCATTTTGAAACCGTTCAACCCTACTTTTATGGAAAGTTACATTACAACCATTGGGGCTACCATCTATGTCCCTGAGAACTTCCTTCAACAGTCGCAAGAAATTGGAATGTTGGAAGTCCTTGGACATGAAACGCAGCACATTATTGACTACACAAAAAATAGGGTAGTCTTTGTCCTCGGTTACTTGTTCCCACAGTGCCTTGCTTCTCTCTCACTACTGGCTTTCTTTGGTTTTTTGAACCCTTGGATGTGGCTATGGTTCCTTGCCCTGCTTTTCCTTGCCCCTCTCCCAGCACCGGGACGATATCTGTTTGAATTGAACGGTTACAGGACGAGTATTCTGATTGTTCGGAAGGTTTACAACTACACCGATGAACAAATGGGACAAATCTACCAGTGGGTAACTCACCAGCTTACCAGCGGAAACTACTACTACACTTTTCCATTTCCAGAAAAAATTCTCAAAGACTTGAAGGACGAATCTTTTATGGCCGAGTCACGTTATGCTGAAATCATTGACTTCCTAAAGCGACACGGTAAGATTCCAGCTTAAGTTTACAAGTTCAATCTTTTAGCAGACTCTTGCAAGCTGTTGCAGTTGTCTTTGCCCCAGCTTTTAGTTCCTCTATCTCCTTTTCCAGTTTCTGAATTCGATTCTCCAACCTAGAATTAGTGCCAGTGCCAATGGTTACAGCACCATGACAGTTGCAGGAGTAAGTGATAGGGGGTGGGCAATCTGCCCGATTCCACTTTTCCGGGATCCAGATGGGGGCACCACATTTGGGGCAAGAACCAGTTTTCGCAAAGCTCATGTCGTTCTCTCGCTATTTACCAGTATGTCAAAGGGAAATGTCCTTGTCGAACTTATTGAGCAAATTGTCAGCGAAGAAGTTGACAAAGCCCTTGCCCTTTCTGATAAAAGGCGGAAGAAAATTGCTTTCACCGAGATTGACAACTTGAACATCGGTCGTTCTCCTCTTAACCTGGAAGCGGATGCTACAACCCCAGCACCAGGCACACCAGCAGCCCCAGCAGTCCCAGCACCAGGCACACCAACAGCCCCAGCCCCAGCAGCCCCAGTAGCGGTTGATCCGGCTGCCACCGATACTGGAACCGATCCAATGACTGGAACCCTTCCAGGGCTTCCTGGTGTTTCTCCAACGGGTAATACTGTTGCTGGAACGGGTACCGCTGCTGGCCCGGGTGTTACGGACATGGTTGCCGGGTTGGGAACAGCAGATCCTACAATGGTTCCAGGTGGCGAGGCTGGGATGAGTGTGGAACCGCTTGGGGATCCGATTGATGCTATGGTTTCAGGAGCACAGGAACTTTTGAATCAAACTCAGGATCCAAATTTGATACTGAAGTCGCTGAAGGGCCAAATTCAAACGGTTTTCAAAGACCCAAGCCATGCCTTGGGTATGGTCAAGGCCTTATACGATACGAATGATTCAATCCTTCAGACGGTGGCCCAGAGATTGTACCTCTTTATCAAGTCTTCAACATAAGGCCCATATTTACCAGTTACAGCGGTAGGTAGCCAATGACAAAAACAACGAAAAGGATCAGTTCCAAGAGGCTTTCTGAAACAATTCAGACGCTTGTGAAGCTTGCAATCCTTCGGGAAGGAACACATTTTACAGCCATGCGGAACATTGAGCACATGGCCGCTTCGACCTCAATGGACTTTGAAAAGACCATCACAGATGCCCTTGGACTGGTGAATCCAGACGATATGCAACCGGAAATCCAAGAAAAATACTACGAAGTGGTAACCCGAATGAAAGACCAAATTCGTAAGGCTGCTCTGGAAGCTGCCAAGGATTTAATTTCCTTTCCTCACCGGGAAGACTGAAGGGGTGTGAAGTAAACTGCTTCATTATGAAGCAAATAGGAGTTGGGCAATGAGCACAATTAAAGTCGATAAGGAAGAACTTCGTGGAATCATCCGTGAAGCCGTAAAAAAGAAGCTTGCGTCTCTAACCGTGAGAGAACAAAGCAAGAACAACAAGAAAGAACTTGATGAAGCCAAGAAGCGTCTCAAGGAAGCTCTTGCCATTCTTGAAGGCCAGAAGATCACTGCTGCTGGTTCCATTCTTGGAGGCCAACGTAAGGACGGTGAAGTTTCAGGGGCTATGGCTTCTTCCACTGGTTCCAGAAAGTCAATGGTTGTTGATTCAGCGGCGGCTGATGAACTCCGCTTCTACATCGAGAACGATTTTGAGTTCAGGGAAGGAAGGCAAAAGAAGGCAATTGAAAAGAACCTTGCCCTGAAAATGAAGAAGGGGCAATATGATTCAGCCTTGGCTCCAAAGATTTGGATGTACCTTGTGGACGCTGCCGTTCAGAAGTACGTCAGAGAGTTTGGCACTGGTCGAGACCAGGTTGACTCAATGTTCGACAAAGCAACCAGGATGCATGTCGCTGTTAAATTGGCACGGGAATTTGAGGAAGCCGTAGAGTCTGGGGTAAAAGACCTGGATGAACTGATCTCGGCCGCCTGAAACAAGGGGCGATTGTCCATGGCGAAGCGTACTATGAATAAAGCAAAACTGTCAGAGACCGTCCAGAAAGCTGTAAAGCTTGCCTTGCTGGAGGCCTCCGACACTGGTGTGGGAAAGTATGCCGAGAAGGTGGATAAACTGGTTGAAGACCAGCTTTCCGAACTCGACAAACTGATTGAGGAAGGGGAGAACCTAACTCAAGATAATCCCACCCATGACTACGCCGTCCAGGAGAGGAATCGCCTCATCATGGCCCGTGTCGGCATCCTGAAAAGTCTTAGAAGTCGCCTCATCCAGGTAATGGAAGACCTTTACCGGAACGTCTAAACGATAAACTCAAAACGTATATACCGTACTCTGGGAAGGTAACCAAATTACCATTTCCAGGTTCAACGTTTAGCTGATCAACCTGAACCTGTTTATCAAAGGGAAACATCTATCGTGAAATCCCAACTGGACGAACCGAAACTAACCTGGCAGGGGAAGGAAAACCGGCCTCAACTTCAGCCACATGTTCTCTTGGAACAGCCAGAGTTGTCCTACGCGAAGCGCGTGTCAGAGAACGACATCTTCGACAACCGCCTGATCCACGGCGACAACCTGCTCGC